GTATTTTTATATGTATAGATTATATATATATAATAAAATTTAGCTAAATAATATAGGTAAGAACTTATAACTATTTATTTAAGGAAGAATCCTCAAGAAGATGTTTTTATTTAAATAAATATACTTATTTAGATATAAAATATACTCCTCTTTCTGTCTTAACCTTAGTCCTTGAGAGGATTCTTGTCTTCGACGTATTCTTTGGCTGTATTTATATAATCTATACATAACTACTTTATATAAAAATATATATAAGAAAAGACCTGGTTTCTTGTGTTGTTACTAAAATCATAATTATTCCGATTCAGAAGGTTATATAGAAAATTTCTCTATATAGCTTTCTGAATTTTTTATTTAAATTTGAATTAAAACACACTATTTCTAATTTTCCTGAGTGGTTGAAGTTAGAAGTAGAGTACTCTTTTTTGTATATTTTATTAAGCCTAGATACTCTAAAACTATTTTTAAGTCAACTACCAGATATGGTATGTTTGGACTATTATAGATTTTCGGAGTTCTAGGCTTTTTTATTTTCATTTTTCAAACTCGGATTTTCAAGTATGATTATCGTGAATGTATTAATTAGATATAATGATCTCGTTTTATTATTTAAAAAGAGGCATAAAAATGTTTGGGATTCTCTTGAAGGTCCATTATTTAGAGCTGAAACAATGGAATCTTGTGCTAGTAGAATAGTGAAAGATTCTATTAATCATAGGTTTAAAAGAGAGAAATTTATAAGGGTTGATAGAGACAATGATTTAGATGGACAGAGATATTTCTATTCTATTACTTTAGATCATATTCCGGAATTTATACAGCTTCCAGAAGATTTAATTTCTTGTAAATGGTTTAGTCTGCGGGATTTAAAACATGTTAAAATATCTAAGAATTTAAAAGTGTTGTTTAATTAAATATTATTATTATGGCAGAATATAAAAATGAAGATAGTGCTGGAGTAATTGCTTTTGGAGTTATTTTAATAATCTTAACTCTTTTAGGAGTAATAAATCCATGAGAACAACTTCCAGAGAGAGATTTAGGGATTATTTTAAATCTACTAAGACTATATATGGGAGAACTGTTAGAGGTATCTCTGATATATTAGATCTTAGAGAGAATAGAGTATTTAAAACAAATGGTAAATTTGGGGTTAATTGGATGGGATGGATGATATTAAAGTCCTCCGGATTTGGATATTGGTCTATCTCATCTATGAAACTTCATCCTATTTATTCCATAGAAGAGGATGGGGATAAATATAACTTAAATGTGGCAAAAGATACCTTAAATGAGAGAAGTGCTAAAGATTATCCCAATTTATCTATAAAAGAATTATTCGATATAATCTCCCCAGAATTTAATGGAATGGTTTATATAGAAGATGAGCTTGATAGCGATCAATCGTTCTTAAATTCTCTTAGATATAAATTAGATCCCGAATTTGATTTAAATAGTGTTAAAAGTAAAAAGATATTTATATATTAAAAAGCATAAAATATGGAAGAAGGAGTTACTAAAGCTACTTATTTAAATAGTATCATTTCAAGTTTATCTGACAAAATTGATACTAGATTTATTTCGGATAGAAAACATACATTTGGGGAATTATACGATTATATAGCATATTTAGAAGCTTTATATTTAACTCAGACCAATGTATATAAAGCAGTTAAACGTACCATAAATAATACTACTTTTATAGTAGTAAAATCTCGTGAATTCCCTCAGGGAGATGTAATTCAGACAAGTAAACTATATCCGATTAAATATATAGATCTATTTGCAGATATTCCAGAGGATAAGGAAATATCTCTAGTTAATATTCCACTCACTGATTTTTATATATAATTATGAGTACAGAAATACTTTCATATAATAAATTCCAAGAAATTTTAAATCCTTATAAGGAATTTTGTGTGGAGATGTGTGAGGTTTTAGATACTACAAGAGTTCTTATATCTGAAATATTATCTATCACTCCTCTTAATTTAGAGCTTCCGGATATAAATAGAATTATTGAAGAGAATCAATTAGATTTAGATTTAACAACTGAGAAATTATTACTTGAAATTGATAAAATGTTTGTATAATGGATATTATATATTTAGAATGTGAGTGTAATTGTTCTGAACATTTAATACGCTTTATCTCTTATGAGGGAGAAGAGGAGATTTATATAGAATATTATTTAAATCCGGAAGTAAGTTTTTGGAAGAGATTAAAAATTGCTATTAAATATTTATTTAATAAAAGATGTAAATTCGGAGCTTTTGATGAAGTAATTGTAAATAAGGAAAGATTAAAAGGTCTTTTAAATAAATTATAATAAAATGGGTATTATTGTAAGTTTTATACTGATGTTAACATCATGGGTTATTTACTATTATGCTGATAAATATAGTATAGGAGATCTTGAAGACTTTAACAAAGTTTTAGCCGTGATAGTGATGATGTTTGGCATATTATTAAGTTTTATATCGCTATTTCAAAAATTATTATGATAAATATAACGAATATAATAAAAAGATTTCCAGAAAATTTTGAGTATTATAACACACTCACTGGAATTTGCACAGTAGAAATACTTGAGAATGATCGTATTAAAATTTTCCCAGGAAATATCATACTAAATAAATACGGACAATATTCATCTTTTGAAACTTCTGAATGTATCTTATTTCCTAAAAAAGATCAACGGGATTGGGAGGCTTATTTTATTGATTCTGGATATAGAATAAATATCTTTTCTAGATTAGCAGGATTAAATATATCTAATAGAATGTTTTATTATAAGGATGTTGGAGATTGCAAGATTAAATTGAATTTAGAAAAACGTAATATTGAGGTATATACATCTACTCCACCTTATTACATAGATACATTAGATGAATTTGGATTTAGTAGTAGAAGATCTATATTTTTAACACCTTTTAAACACTCTTCTTATTTAGACTGGTTGAATGTTCCTAAAGAGTTACCACTTGGAACTTTAGTAGTTGCATCAAATAATAAAACATTTTGGTCAATAGGAACATATGAAGGAAATCAATGTGTAACTACAACTTTTCCAAAAAGGATAAGTGCAAGATATCAGTATATAGTTCCATATAATTTATTCAATTTAGAAACAAAAGAATTTCCGGAATCCGAAATTATGAATGTGCTAAAGGATTAGAATGAAGTATATTATATTCATTACCGGATATATTATAGCTATATCTGCATTTATTAAATATGAAATATATAGTTTATACAGATGGATCTTACAGAGCCTCCAGAAAACAAGGAGGATATGCAGTAGTCTTTTACGATTCTGATATGAATCTTATTAAATACATATTTAAAGGAATTAAGAATACTACTAATAATCGTTGTGAGTTAATGGGATTTATTTCAGCATTGAAACATCTCCCATTTAATTCTGAGGTAGTAATATATTCCGATTCTGAGTATGTATTAAATCCGATTAAGAAAGGGTGGATTTATAATTGGATAAAGACTGATTTTAGAGATAAAAAGAATGAGGATTTATGGAAGGAAATTGTAAATTTATTACCTCATTACAAATTAACTCTTGAGTGGGTTAAAGGACATGAGAATGATGAAGGGAATAATTTCGCTGACATGTTAGCTCAACATTCATCAACAATTGAATTAGATAATAATGAAGACTAAGAAGAAAACATTGAATGATTTTTTAATATGGTTAAATAATTGTGGATTATTAGAGTCATATTTTAAAGTAGTTACCTATATAATAGGTTCTCGTAATATTATATTAAAGAACTTAGATGCGAATGATCCAGATACTTTATTTAATTTTATTTTTATGGATCCAAAGTGGGAATCGAGATCAGATAAGGACTGCGATTGGGAATATATAAAGGCATTATATATTAATTGGTTATTAAATATTGAATAATATGTGTTTAGTTAAATCTCATAAATTTCCGAAACGTGCAAAGGAGGATATAATATGTTTTAAGAAACTACTTTGCGATAATGATTCATTTATTACATACTTTATAGGAGAACCTATTACTTCTTCCATACAGAAAGGGAGAAATAATAAAATATCGCAATTTATCTGGATATTTAAATCTTTATTTATTAAATATATTACAAATGGATTCGTTCATGTGTACTCTAATAGATGTGAGAATATAATGAATGTATTATTGAACACTACATCAGAAAATACAACATATTTTATTTGCAAAATCCCAAAAGGAGCTTTTTATTATCAAAATGAGAATTATACAGAATTAGCAGCAACGAGGATCCAATATTTAATAAGGGTAAAGAGTACAATTAAAGATGCAAAAACTCTAAATGATACTTTTTGGAAAGTTTTACAAAATCCAGATCTTTTTAAAAATAAATTTGGAGGTCCTAGAAATTTCATACATGAATTACCTATTATTAAATGAATCTACAGATGTATAAGAGTTAAAATTAATAGAATATTTTAAGTATGGTTATAATAGAAAACGATTTCAAAATAGAAGAGGGTTCATCTCCTGCTAGATATGATCTATATCTAAAAAAGATCATAAATAAAGGGAAGAAAGATAATTCCGGAAAAAGTTTAGAACGTGAAGATTGGACACTAGAAGGATATGATATGTCAATGCCAACAATTATCAAAACTCTTTCTCATTATTTAACCGATAAAAAGTTAAATGAATGTTCCTTAAAGGATTATATAAAAACATATAAAGATACTATCAATTATTTAAATATTATAATAAATGATTGCTGAAATAAAAGTAATAATTAATAAAGAAGAACTTGAACAAGCGGATAGAATGGGAGTATATAAAGAACCAGTCTATGCTACTACACCATTTGGATTTCATTTAGATGATGTTGAGTTATTTTATTTAAATGATAATGAGAGTAAAGAAATGACACTTAGAATAGATAGAGAATACTTTGTTATTAAATACGATCTTTCTATTTTAAATAAATTAAAACTTAAATTTAATAATTAATGAAAAGTTGGTATGTATATATTGTAAATTTTAATTCTACTAAATTACAGCAGTATGATGTAATGCCTTATTTCTTAGGATGTGCAAGACAGCAGAAATTTGAATCTTCTGATTTAGAAGAGTGTAAAAAATTTATAAAGAAAGAAGGTATGTATATGTTTTGGGCTAGATGTGAGTGGGAAATTCTAATTTCTCCTTGGCCTTCTGTAAGAGATAAATACTTTAAAATAGATGTCTGGGATCAGATAAATATGAATTTAGATGTTTTTGCAACTGTATTTATTGAAAATTTAAATAATAAATAAAATGAAAGAAATAATACAATATATAGAAGATGTTTTTACTGATAATAATGGGTGTCAACGAAAATTTATTATCTGTGCTGTAACCATCTCAAACTCATCTGGAAAATTTACTCGTTTCGGGATTTCTGTAGCAAGAAAGGAGGATATGGCTAAATATTCTTTAGAGTTAGGAAAGAGGATAGCATACGGAAAGGCTTGTAAACGTCCTTTTATATTTGTTGAATGTAACAGAATAGAAGGAATGAATCAAGAAATTTGCAATACTTATTTAAAAACATTTGCTAAGTATTTTAAAGAAGATCCCTCATTTGCTCTTAAATGGTTTAAATCTCCACGTAATAATAAAAAATAATGTCTCGAATCTTTAAAAAGAATAATTCTTATATATATCCTACAGAAGAATTTATATATGAGATTTTATTATATAAACGAGAGGATAATATCATCTCAATTCAAGATAGTAAAACTTTTAAATCCGAAACATACATTCCAGAAAAAACTATAGCTCCTAAAAAGTCTAATACATTCACATATATAGATTTAATAGGAGCTCCAGAGGAGTGGTTATATAATAACGGATATATAGAAATAGACTCCGAAGAATTAATAAAAAAGAAATTCAGGAAAAGTAAAAGTAGTATTTAATAATAATACTTAAAAAGATATTCTTCCGAACTACTTGGAAGTGAATTATATAGTGAAAATTTATATTAATTAAAATACGTTATGCTACTTATTATTGTTATTAGTTTTATTATTATAGGTATATATGTAACAATAAATATAATTGATAGAGGATCGAATTTAAAAGATTTTATCTATTTTATTTTAATTATGCTTGGAGTATTTTTGGGAGGTATGATTGAAGACTACAAACAAGAATCTCAAAACAGTTTTAAATCTAAAATAGACCACACAAAAAATTCAGAAGTGTTAAATAATATAGATACTCTGGTTACATACAGAGATAGTGTTCTCCTCATATTTAAATAAAGCATATTTATGGCTACAAGGATCTTTAATATGGAAGGATAATAGAAAAGTTTCTATTGTAGATCTATCTCTCATTCTAGAATATCTAAAGGGAATAATATTATCTGAATAATATGAAAGTAAAACTGTTAAAAAGACTAAGAAAAAAATCTATTAAAAATATTTATATACGTCCTCCGAAATTTCCTTGGGAATCTTATAAAATTATCACTCCTATACAAGATGATGTAGTAGTAATATATTTTTATACTCTAAAAGATATAAAAATCAGTGAAAGAATGCTTATAAATAAAAGGAGGGAGTATGTCTTAGATATAATTTATTCCATGTGATCACAATTTAATAAAATTATAGCTAAGAAATATTTTACTAAGGAATTAAATAGAATTAATAAATTAATACCCTAAATTTATGTGGATAGCAAGAGAAGAAAACGGAGATCTTTATCTATTTAGACATAAACCTTATGAATCCCAACGATACTGGTATTGTGATGAAGAAGATGTTAATAAAGGGCGTCTTAGAATAGATCGAGATCTTTTACTAGAAGTAGATTTCTATAATAGTCCCATAGAAGTGGACCTTTATATTGATGCGAATAAACTCTGTTTAAATGATAATGAATTTTGTCCATTATGAGAAAAATAGGAATATTCTTAGGAAATTTTGATCCTCCTACTATATGTCATCAAAATATAATTAGGAATGTAGTAAATTACAATCTTTTAGATGAAATTTTCATTGTCCCTAAATATAGAAGTATCAAAGAACCATACTCTACACTTTTTACAGATAGAGTAACTATGTGCAAGAGAGCTTTCAAACCATTTAAAAAGGTTACTATATCTAACATGGAAAGCTTAATAGCTTCTACAGATATGAAGGTTTATAGAGAAGGAGTTCCATCGTGGAAAACTATAGACTTTTTTAAGAATATAAAAGATATAGAATTATATATAATAACCACATACTCAGGATACTCTAAGATTTCAAATTGGGATAAAGGAGAAGAGATATTAAAGAATAATAAATTTATAATCCTTTGTGAGGTTAAGGACTTGGGAAAGTTACCTGGAGATATTATTAGTATACCTTTATATGATCATATTAATATTACATCTAATAAGGTTCGAAATTATATAAGATTAAATTCTAATCCATTTCCATTAATTCAAAAAGATGTGTTAGATTATATATATAAACATAATCTTTATATAGAATGAGATACTATATAACAGGACATAGAGATTTATCTAAAGAGGAATTTAATAGAATTTACCTTCCGAAGATAGATGATATTATCAGAGAAGATTCTAATGCAGTCTTTTTAGTTGGAGCATGTGAAGGTGTTGATTTATATGCTAGACAATATTTAATTAAATATAACATTAGACTTCAAATCTATGGACCATATTTTGAATCCGATCATATCAATAATATTACACAGGTACATTTTCTTGTAAGTTATGAAAATGCGGCTAATAAGATGATTGAAAACTCAGATATAACTATCGGGTTTATTAAACCTGGTAGAGAGTCAAGTTTTACTGCTTTAAATATCTTAAAAAGGTATATAATAAATAAATCTTAAATTTAAATACTATGAATAGAAAAGAAAGAACTATCTCCGAAACTATGGAGAAATTAATGGTAGACCAAATCGCAAGAGAATTGTATAATCATAATGTGTATAGAACTTATGCTAATTACTATTATGTAAGAGGATTATTTAAATTATATCTTTATTATGAGATGAGGTCTAATGAAGAATATAATCATCATCAGTGGATTGTTGATAGATTATATAGAGCCGGAGTTGATTTTAATTATCCAGAAGTACCAGCTATTAAATCTAATCATGTTATATTAAAGCCAGAAGATAGTTTTCAGAAAGTAGTGGATTTGGAGATTGAGACTACTATGTATATAAATAAAATGATAGAAACTGCGAAAGAGGAGAAGGATTGGCAGACGGAGGGGTGGTTAAAGAGGACGTTAAATGAAGAGCAGATAGACTTTTGTCTGAAAGTATGGTAACATACAGGTGAATAGATCAAAATCGGTGGAAACTAAAGTTTAAATACTATGTTAATACCGAGGTAAGTATGAATTTAAAGGATTCATACCACTGTAACGCGTAGGTGTTGAAACTATATTTAAATATAGAATAAAATATACCCAAGAGTGATCTACTCCTATTATTTAAATAGGATGAAAATGTACGCTGAACCGTCTGATAATTAAATCAGAATATCTTTATTTATATCTTCAATAAAGTAAGGAGGAAACTCCCGGAAGTGAGGGATAAAAAGCTTTCACGATAACAAAATTGGGAAGAAGAAGATATTAGTAGAACTATCCAAGCTATGGCAGAAGAAGATACTGATTGGCAAACTAAGGAAGATACAATTCTCTCATATTATAATAATTTAAATAGGGTAACTGAAGGGGATAGAGATGTTATTGATAACAGCTCTTTTCTTAAACAAAGATAATAATTTAATATAATAACTTATGTTAGTTCTAGATAATATTAATTCAGTCTCGGATGTAATTACAAATTCCTCATCGGAATTATTTGTAATAAACGATAAAAATACTACATTAGACCATCTTAAGAATATAATCAATCCTATATTAGATGGTTATTATGAACCATTTGTATTTAATTTAGATACGTTTAGAAAATGGGTAGAAAGTTCCGAAGAGGATAATTCTACGGATATAGACGCATGTTTTCAGACTATATACGACTGGTTCATTGATTTAGAGTATCCTAGTGGTTTAACTTACTATATTAGGGATACTCTTTATAAGTTACGGTTAGAGGACTATATTAAATTAGAAAATAGTCTACTTAAAGAATTATACGCGGAATTAATTAAAAAGTATGATACTAATTATTCCTCATATAAAGAAATTGAAGCTTTTCTTCAAACATATGATGAAGACAAAATAAACAAAATCATAGACTATTTACTAAATACAAATTTCGAATATGACATTCGAAAATTAAATGGAAAGATTATTCTCCTTTCCGAGGAGGAGAATTCCATTTCATGTAGTAGAAAATTTAACCGCTCAAAATTTGCGGAAGATTCTGATGTATTTCAATGGCTTGAGCATAATTTTAATATTACATATTATCATTTAGGATGAGATTTAAAATGCATTCAATATCAGATATTATAACAAACAGTAGTTCAGAAGTATTTCTTGTTTCTAAAGATAGTGAGATAAAGAATATAAAAGGATTGCAAGAGAAACTGAATTTAGGAGACGTATCTGATTTACTAAAGTTTATACATACTTATAGTTGGGGTATAGATAAAGACTATAATTATGGAGATTTATGTATAACACTTGATCATATACGTGATATAACTGATGCTTTCAGTAACTACTTCAATGATAGTGACTGGGATGATAATATCTCAAAAATAGGTATATTACGTGATGAGATGTACAAAGTATTTGCTGAGAGTTTTAAGGATATAGTAGCTATAGTAATAGATAATGGCTATCATTATGAATTTATTGCAAATAATCCAAATTTAAAATATGAAAACTTTCCATATTAAAATTCATTCTATTTCAGATATTATTACTAATAGCAGTTCCGAGACCTTTTGTTCTATTTATAGTGAAGATATATCTAAAGTATTAAAAGTATTATCTCCTTATTTTGGGAACTATGATGTTTTTGATGAATGTTGTGCACAAATATATGGTCCTTTTGGAGATGGTATAGAAGATCCTTATATTGAAATTAGATGTTCTCAAGATTATCGACCTTCATTACTAGAAGAAGGATTAAGATATATATTAGATAAAAATAATATTGATTATACAATATCAAAAGAAGAATAAAAAATATCTTTATATATGGAGTCAATAATAGAGTTTCCAATAATTTTTGTATTTGATTCTAAATACTATAATGAAACTACTATAAGTAATATATTAAATAAACTATTAGAGCCTGAGGGAAGATCATACGAAGATTTCTTTAGAAAGATCCAACCGGCTATTGAAGTAACAACATGCTGCAATCCTAAAGACTTAGCAGTACTAGCTTATGAGATACCCTATTGGATGAGACTTTATTTAGAGAATTTACATAATGTAAAAGGTTATAGTTGTTTAACTTTATAAATTAAGAGATGAAAGATTTTAAACACTTTGGAGTTAAGTTTAAAGGTATAAGTAGTTGTAACTATACCGCAATATGGAGTAATTTAATTACAATACGTCTTGGAGATGGGGAGATTAAGGAACTCCCAGCAGATAAAGCGGAGTTCTACGATGTTTCATTGGGGAATAAGTGTGTGACCGGAAAATGTAATTTCTGCTTAGTGCCAGAAACACATATACTTACTAACGAGGGTGATAAATATATAACAGACATAAAAACAGAAGACTTAGTGTTTTCCTATAATGAGTGTAGTGGAGATATTGAGTTAAAAAAAGTAGACCAAGTATTTGAAAGAGTATATGAAGGAGAACTTATTGAAGTAGTTACAGAAATTGGAACTTTAAGACTAACTCCGAATCATAAGATATATACTAGAAATAGAGGATGGATTGAAGCGTGTAATCTACAAGTGTCAGACGAATTGTTAGAATTTTAATATCCGAAAAGTTGGAAGTATTAAAATAGATTATTATTTTTGTATATAAAATAATAACTAATTTTAATACTTATGAAAACATGTAAATATTGTGGATGTGATATATCCCATCTAAGAGCCAATGCTACCATTTGTGGATCAAGAGAATGTACAAACGCGTATAGAAGAGAACTTAAATCAAAACCTAAGGAGCCTAGGACCTGCGAAATTTGTGGAACGTCTATAGATGATCTTCCTGGACAAAGACGAATCTGTAAAAATCCAGAATGTGAAGCGGAGCAGAAGAGGAGAAAATACGCACAGGCCTTAAAAGAAAAAATATGTAAAAAATGTGGAGATACTTTCCTTGGCACTTCTAAACAAACCTGTTGTGAAAACTGTAGAAAACACAAAGATATAACATTTGAAGTTATAGAACAGAAAGTAGTTTGTGAAGATTGTGGAGCTTTATTAAGAACCGAAAGTAAAAAAGTTAATGGAAAAACTAAGGAGATTATAGCAAAAGGAATGTGTGATGCTTGTAAACAAAAACATAGAGAGAAACTTAGTTTACAAATGAAAGAACATAATCCTATGTTTGATCCTGAGGTAGTTAAAAAAACTTTTGAAACAAGACGGTATAAGTATCTACAAAAATGTGAAGAAGAAGGAAGGCTTCCTTATGTAAGAAAAGGATGTAAAGGTGAAACTAAGGAAGAAAGAGTTCAAAGAATGAAAGAACACAATCCTATGTTTGATCCTGAGACTAGAGCAAAGGTTAGCAAAACTCTTAAAGAAAAAATTTTATCTGGAGAAATTGTTTATGCTAAAGGTCCAGAACATCATTCGTGGAAAGGTAATAGAAATTTTAATAAGGCAGTACGTATAGAATTGAGGAAATGGGTTAAAGAACAAATGGAAAAGGTTCATTATATATGCCAAAAATGTGGAAAAACACACACAGAATTACATGTACACCATTTACATCCATTAAGGGATATAATTTCGGATACTTTAAATAAAAATAATTTAACTATTATAGATATAAATAGTATGGAGGGTTCAGAACAATATTTTGATATAATTAAACAAATAGTTGAATATCATTATCAACATAATGATATTGGGATTGTTGTTTGTCCCCAATGCCATAATGAACTAGATAGTTATTATAAAAGAAAAACCCATGAAAATAGTAAGTATAAAGAAAGTTAATTATAGTGGAAAGGTATATAATATTGGAGTAAGAGATAATAATAACTATTTTGCATCTAATATTTTAGTACATAATTGCTATGTATCATCTAACCCAAATGGGGAGTATTATACTAATGTATGTGATACATGGAAGAAGTTTATTGCTACATTTGCTCCAGATAAGAAAGAAAAGAATATTACTATCACAGAAAAATGCTTTCAAATAGCGATTGGGTCTGAAGGTTCTGCGGACGAGTCGCCGGAGTTCTGTGATTTCTTAGAAACTGTATATAATACTGGAGTAGTTCCTAATTATACTACCAATGGAGTAATTCTATCATACTATGATAAACCTGGAACAGAATATTATGAACTAGCTAATAAAATCCTTAAATATACCCATGATTTTGTAGCTGGAGTGGCAGTTTCATTTGGAAATAAATCTCTCCGACCTTATGCAGAAAATGCTATAAAAGGATTATTAGAGAAAGGTGATTGTTATGTTAACATTCATCATATAATATCAGATAAGGCCTCTGTACAAGACTTTATAAATAGTTGGTATAATTACTCAGATGATATAAAATATCACGTCCTACTGCCTCTGATGCCTTCTGGAAGGTCTACTAAAGGACTTGAACCGGAAGCATGGAAAATTTTAGAGAAGTCAATTAAAGATTTAAATATCACAAATGTTGCTTTTGGAGCACATTTTTATGATTATTTAAAAGAATCCTCTATTAAAACCTGGATTTATCCTCCAGAGAGTTTAAGCAAAAATATGATTCTTAAAAATGGTAAAGTTATTATTACTCCAAGCTCTTTTAACTTAACTCCAATTAAAATATTTGATTTTAATGAAAAAGTATAAAAGGAAAAAGAACAGGTATAGGCCTAATAAGGTCTATCCTGTTAATGATATGCTGATAATGATGGTGAATGAGGAATTAAGACCTTACAATAAAACAATAGATGACATAAGGGACATTAAAGAATGGTATAATTTATATACTTTTAACACTAAATCTCAAGAAAAAGTTTGGAGAGATTATTGTAATAAATTAATTCGCAAACATTTATATCCTTGGTATATAGATAAAAAGCATGCGAAAAAAGAGGTTAGTTGGGTAGCACTACAAGTTGGATTATATTCGGAATATTTAAAACATGAAAATTAGAGTAATAGGAGACCTTCATGGAAGAGATTGGTGGAAGAGGAAAGTTGAAACTGGAGATTCTGATTTAAATATTTTCTTAGGAGATTACGTTGATTCTTATACTGTTTCTGATAAACAAATAATAAATAATTTATTAGATATAATTGAATTTAAGAAAAGTTATGAGGATAAAGTAATATTATTATTAGGAAATCATGAATATAATTACATTTCTCCTTATATAGGTTATTGTTCTGGATATAGATATAGTATATCTAATAAACTCCAAGGTATTTATAGAAATAGTTTACACCTATTTAAATTAAATCACAATATCAAGATATATAATCCTGAAACAGAAAAGGTAGAAAGAACTTACTGGTTTTCTCATGCCGGAATTACAAGTAAATGGTTATCTTTTTATGGACAAATATTTAATAATATTGAGAATGAAAAAGATATAGCTTCTAATCATTTATACTATCCTAATCTCTGTGAAAAGATAAATTTATCTATAGATTCTTATAGATATTTATCTCAAGTAATGTCTATATCTATGTGTAGAGGATATAACATTACCAGATTCTCAAAAATATGCACTATTTTCTCTATCCGGATTAGAAATAGATAGTGATACATATAACAAATACACTTATAATGAAAAATTTTCGGAATTATTACAAAGAGTGTTATGTAGAAGAATTATAAAAATTGATAGACCACAGGAAATTACATTAGTAGACATTTTAAAAGATGCAAAAGAACTATATTTAAAAAGTATTGATAATAATATTAAAGTAGGAATGTGTGATTGTATCAAAACTGCTCTAGAATGTAATCCATTACTTCATATAGGTAGAGGACTTGGTAATTTTTTAGATATAGAACCTCTTTCAATGATTCCAGAGTTTAATCCTGATCATTTTGGAGTAAGTAAAAGGTATGATTATTATTGGTGGCCAATAGACGATTATCATTCAAGGATAAAGGCTTTTGATAAATTAATATCTGAATATAGATTAAATAAATAACTAAATTAATATTTAAAGAAATGTTACCTATATTATATCTAATTAGATATATTCATAATGTTTGTATGAAATTTCTAAAAGAAGTAAACTTCGATGGAGCTGTAGATATGTATATTGATGAACGTGTTAAATCTACTTGTTTAATTGAAAGAATTAGATTAAACAATTTTCGAAGTCTTTTAATGGAAGGTGTAGAAAACTCTATAGATTTAAAGGTTTTTTCAAGAAATTGTGTAAAATTTCTTACTAAAGCTTTTAGTAGCTCTGACATAATAGAAGCTTTTACTCACTGTAATATAAACGAATCATGGGGAAAATTTGAATCCAGTTATAGAATTTGGTATTCGAATATATTAGGATCTGATGTTACAGATTCTGATATATATGATCTTAATTGTATACTACAAGGAGGAGAGGGGCTTAAAAATTCCTGGAAAGATAATTCCTGTAATTTTAATTTACTGCTTACTTATATAAACAGATATAATCATGAACCTTCTAGCTGCTATTCAAACGAACTAAAAATATCTATTCTAAAAGATGCTAAACGTATTATAAAATCAAAAACTGTATCAGGGTTATGTTTAGCCCTTAAGGAATCTTTTCAATGTCAACCAAAATTTTACTATCATAATGGTATAAAAGAAGTACCAGATCTATCTACAGTATTACAATATTACTTTCCAGAGTTTAATAAGGATAGATTTGCTCCACGTTGTACTGATTATAATGGTTTCTGGTGGGATGTTGATGATAAAACTTCAAGAATAGAGGTATTATCTATATTAATAGATATATATGAAAGAAAACTAAATGATAAAAACCTTTATTATATTGGGTAAGTCTTTACTAAAACACATAAAGAAAAATAACTTATATTTTAAGGAAGGGAAAATGTTGCTATAAAAATTGTGTAACAAATACTCTAATTATATCTAAACAAATTAATAGCAAAATTTTATTATATCATTTTAATAATTACTTAAATCTCTATTTATAAATGAAAGGATAAAATCTCTAGTGTATAATAAAAATATCTATGCACATCCTACTCCTATAACAGCAAGGGTAGAAGTAGTTGAAAAAGAAGAAGGATTATACAGTACGTATATATTTAAAGACTTAGATCTAGAAAATGAATATTATATGATAACTAAATATCCAAATTGGAATCAAGGTCCTATAAATATCGGAGATATTGGATATGTTACTTATTATATAATAATCGCAGGAGTATCTAAATGGTATGTTAATTCTGAAGAAAATGTAAAAGAAGTATATACTCCATATAATTATACTCATTTAGCTCTTGTTAAATTTATTAAAGATAATTCTAATATAATTAAAAAAGATAAAGATAATAAACTTAAAATAAAAATTATTTAAACACATAAAGTTATGACATTATTAAAAGAAAGACTATTAGAAGCACAAGAAAGAAAAGAGAATGATATTAAAAACTTTACATGGTTATATCCGAAAGATAGAGATAATGGAAATGTTCAGAATGAGGTTAAATTAGTATCTTGTACTGAGGAACAACTTAAGGGTTTTTATTCCCACTGTAATAAAATGTTATATAATGACTCTAAGGAAAATCCCGGAAGAGTTAATGTGTTAAAAATAATTCAGGACCAAATTACAAAGATTGGAGTCGAGTTAATGCTTCGAGATTTCGAAGCTAAGAATGAGAATTTCGATAGATTCTCTTTCGCATTATCTATCGATGAGTTCTTGGAAAAGAATAAAGATGTAGATCCCAAAGTTGCTACAATTAAGAACTTTATTAAGGTAGCTAGGAAATATGAAGATTTAACTTTACATTCTGTATATGAAGGATGTATTGGGAAGTTGGGATTGTTTGAGAATCCTCATATCACTAAATCTTTTATTCTTAGAATGGGGCTATGGATGAGTAAAATGGCTGGAGATCATAAGAAATTAAAAGAGTGGGCTGAGTTAAATAAATTATCCAGCTTAAATCCTATGGATAAAGTATATAAATATTTAAGACTTAAAGAACATGATAAATTAAGATCTAATCCAACCGGATTAACTTTATCCCAGATAAAAGGGATGTTAGAAATTACTAACCATCCTAAAAAGTATAGTGAATTAACTACAGAACAGCTAACAACTCTTAGATATAGGGTATTGTTAGACTTAAGAACTAGTGTAAGAAGTCATATCTCAAGATGGGAAACTTTAAAGCATCAGATTGAATTGGTTGCTGAATCCAAAGGATTTAAATTGCTTTAAAATGGATTATGAAGTATACGATATAGAATGTTTATCAAACCTATTTACATATACTGGTTACGATTTAAATTCTAAAGAATATTTTCAATTTGTAATACATGATTCTAAAAATGATTATGAGTTATTATATAATCATCTAAGAGGAAGAAAATTAGTTCAAATTGGATTTAATAATGAAGGATATGATTATCCTGTAATACATCATTTATTAAATCATTATGATGAATATGTAACTAAATCTGGACATCTTCTCTCTCAATATATTTATCAAAAATCTCAAGAAGTAATTATGATGGAATTTTCTGAGATTGCAGATAGAAATAAATTTATTCAACAAATAGATTTATATAAAATACATCATTTAAATAATAAAGCTCGAATTTGTTCTCTCAAACAACTAGAGGTTTATATGCGAATGAGAAATGTAGAGGAAATGCCATTTAATCATACTCATTGGTGTTCAGAAGAGGATATTAAATCTATTCTTTTATATAATCTTAATGATGTAAAAGCTACTACTTTATTCTTTTTTATGACAATTGGAAAAACTGATAATCCAATATATAAAGGAAAGGATAAAATATCATTGAGATTAAATTTAAATAAAAAATATAAATTAGGATGTTTAAATTTCCCAGATGTTAAAATCGGAGAACAACTTATTCTTAAATTATATTGTGATAAAACTGGATCTAGAAAATGGGATATAAAACAATTAAAATCTCCTAGAAATAGTATTAATTTAAAAGAATGTGTTCCGAAATGGGTAGCATTTAAAACTAAGGAATTTAATCAATTGTTAAATAAGATTAATTCTACGGTTATATCTAATACTAAAGGGGAATTTAATGAAAGTGTTATATTTCATAATATTAAAATGGAATATGGTACCGGAGGTTTACATTCTAATGCTGATCCTGGAATTTATAAATCTAACGATGAATGGACTATATATGATCAAGATGTTGGATCGCTATACCCCTCTTTAGCTGTTACATTAGGATTATATCCCGAACATTTAGGTAAAATCTTTACTGAAATTTATAATGAGATAGTAAGTACTAGATTAAAAGAAAAAAAGAAACCTAAAAAAGAAAGAGATATGGTTATTATGGAAGGATTCAAACTTGCTGCTAATGGAATTTACGGTAAGTCTGGAGAAGAGTCCTCTTTCTTATATGATCCTTTATATACAATGAAAACAACAATTGCTGGACAATTATTTTTATCAATGTTTACTGAAAAATTAGTAAATGCTTGTCCAGAAATTAAATTTATACAACATAATACTGATGGACTTACGTATTTAGTTAAAAGGTCACATTTATCTTTAGTTAAAGAAGTAACTAAAGAAATGGAAGACTTAACTGGATTATATATAGAAGATAATATGTATAATCTCTTAGTAATGAGGGATGTAAACAGTTACTTGGCTAGATACGAATCTGGAGATATTAAATATAAAGGAATATTTGAAATAGACTCCGAATGTTATAAAAATCCTTCGATGAGAATTGTACCTTTAGCTTTATCTAATTATTTCCTTAATAATATTCCAGTATCAGAAACTATATATAATCATAAAGATATATTTGATTTTTGTATGTTACATAAATCAAATTCAAATTTTACAAGTTTTATGAGAAACGGAGAAGATATTATTAAATTAGATAGAATTACTAGATATTATATATCTAATAAAGGGTATGAATTAATAAAAATAAAATCTAATGGTAAAGATTTAAATTTATCTAAATTTAATCAAGGAGAAAATAGAATTAATGTCGGATACAGAACTACATTATTTAATAAATATATAGAACTTCCTATTGATAAATATGATATAAATTATAAATTTTATATTAGAGAATGTAATAAAATTATAGATATAATAGAACCAAAACAAATGGTATTTGATTTTTGGAAATTATAAATATTTATATGGTAACCAACGAAGAATTATCTCTTAAACTTGATCAAGTTCTTAGAAATCAGGAGGAATTAAAAATAATAGGATTAGTAACAATCCAAATTCTAAATAAATTCATAGAACATGAGAAAGGTCCAGAAGATTTTATTAGGAATATAATAGCTAATATAACCGGAGATGAAATAGAATGGAATAGAAGAGGACAGTATATAAAATAAGTTAATATGATAGAGTTAAAAATACTTCCAAAATTTTATGATGATATTATATATAAGGATAAGAGATTCGAAATAAGAAATATTATAGATAGAACATTTAAACTCGGAGATCTAATTCTTTTAAGAGAATATTACAAAGGAGAATATACTGATCGAGAATGTATTATAAAGATTATATATATTCTAAAAGATCCTGAATATTGTAAAGAAAATACATATATCTTTGGATTTGAATTAATTACTACTAATCATATATAATGAAAAAAGAAGATAGAATAAAAGAGTTAGTAGAACTCTGGAGAAAAAATAATGGGAGAGGTAGAATAATTCTCCCTAATCAATTTGGGAAACAATTATTACTATCTAAAGTATTAGAGCTTTTCTTAGATAAAAATCCTTCTTCTGAGGTATTTATTATAACTCAAAATTATTCTTCTTCTTATCAATGGAATATGTGGTTATATACTCAGAAGTTATATAATAAATGTAAAGCTTATAGTATTTCTTATATATTAAATAATTTATCTGCCTTTATCAAGTTCCCGTTTTTAATAATTGATGATGTAGCTAGTGAGAAAAGTTTATATAGTATTTTAAAGATTCCTTATAAATTCTTATTATCTATAACTTCTTTTTATGATTTAAATTATTTAAAATCTCTTCCAATTGTCGGAGAAATTACTAAAGAGGAAGCAATATCTAATAAATGGATTAATAATTATAAAGAGTATAAAGTTATTATAGATGTAGATGATTTAGATTTATATAAAGAGCATGATCAGAAGTTTTATAAATATATGAAACTATTTAATTATGATCTTACTCTAGCGATGAATTGTTTATCATCTAAAGAGGTAAGAGAAGAATTTAGTAAACTTAAGAACTGTAAAATAGAATTAGTCAATGCTTGTACTTTTGGAGTTTATAGAGAGCTTAAATGGAGAAAAGATTTTATATTTTTCCACCCAAAAAAGAGAGAATTAACTGAAAAGATTTTAGAGTATAATAAATTTAAAAGAGTTATTATATTCTCTCCAACTATAGAAGAGTCTTATAAGTATGGAGATATTCAATACAATAGTAAACTATCAGATAAACAGAAGTTCGAAGCATTGAAGCATATAAATTTCCCAAGTCCGATATTAGTATCTGCTGTAAATGATATTTCTCATGAAATAAAGTCGCAATTTGATGTGGAAATTATTACATGTAATAATTCATCTAATATATTAAAAGAGAATAGATTAAAATTAATAAAAGAAGAAGGTAAGATTTTTACATTTGTTATAAAGAATACTATGGAAGAAGCTTGGTACAAATTAAGTACTTTAGATAATGATTATATAACAATCACTGAGAAAATGCTACAAAGAGTCTTAGAAGGAAAAGAAATCTTAGAAGAAAGAATTGAAGGCCCGGAAATGATTTATAATTATTAAATATTTAACATGAAAGAATATAACACTCCGTATGATGAGTTTGGTTGTGAACATGGTCCTGGATGGTACGGATTAGTTTATCCTATTATATTTGATATAGAAGAATATAATAAGACTCATCCAGATAAATCACAACAAATAGAAATTTTTCAGATAAAAGAGAAATTTGGAGAATTATGTATTTACTTAGATAATGCTCCAGAAGATATTAAGAAAAAAGTTAGAAAGGCAGAAGAATTATCTAAGAAAATATGTGAAGTATGTGGTTCTCCTATAGATGTAGTTACATATTCTAAAAATGGATGGATACGTACTCGATGTAAGGATTGTAAAATTTAAAAATTATGCCATACTACAGAATATTAATGAATGTGCCATGTACAAAACTTGCAAAAGTTGAGGTATATGCTAAATCTAAAGAAGAAATTATAGAATTCTTTGAACGTAATAGTTATATAGATAGAGATCTGAACCAGGAGAGTATGGAGATATTGCGTATTATGATAGTATAGAAGATCTTGTAGAGGTATCTACTACCGTAGATACATACTATGATGAACCAGTTATATATGAGGATCTTGAATCTATAACAGAAATTTCAAATTAATTTATGCCATATTATAATATATCATTAACTATTCCTTGTGATGTAAAAGTCTCAACTACTGTGTATGCAGAGTCCGAAGAAGAAATTAAATGTTTCATAAATAAGGGCTATATAAATAGAAATGCTACAAATATAATTGAAGATATTGGTAACTTTTGTAATGCTTATGATTTAGTTGAGCTTGCTAATATAGTTGATATAGAACCAAACACAATTGGAGAACAATATATAGATCTTATAGAAGAATTAAACTAACACTATTCCATTCACGTAACATCTAATAAACTAGAATTAACCGTGCTTGTTTGTGTTATATTGTATAACAATATAAACAAACATTAATGGAAAAAATCTCAATCTCATTAGATCGTGAATTAGATCTAATGACACAATATAATCTATCAGCCGAGGAATGGTGGATTATACAATTATTATTTCTCGCTCAATATCCTGAGGGAAGGATAGATCCTTTAGAACGATATAGTAAAATTATAGGTGGATTTAAATATGATATAATTGAATCTCTCCAATCTAAAGGAGTATTAAAAAAGATGAATATTAAAAAAGGAGATCATTTTGAGATAGATGATTTACAGTTTAATTATGTAAAAGGTGAAGATAAGAAAACATATCCATTAGATATTCCATTCACTGCTAATTTTATTAAGTCTTATTTAAAACATTCTGGGGAATTAGGGAAGGAATTGTTCCTAGAATACCCAAGTTTTATATACATTAATAATTCTCCTGTAAATGCTCGTAGTATAACGACTGGGAATCATTTCGGATCTATGGAAGATTTCTTTTTCTTTTACGGAAAGACTATCAAATGGAATCCAATATTACATAGAGAAATAATTGACCTGCTACAATGGGGAAAAGAAAATGATATGATAAAAATGGGGATTTCTACATTCGTTATTAACCAATCATGGATTGCTTTAAAAGAGGCTAGGGATAAGGGTATGGGATCGGTGGATATAAATACTCTTATATGAATTTAATTGATTCTTTTTATCAAAAAGTAGAAGAAGGGAAGAAAGGGAATAATATGGGTATACCATCCGGATTTCCTAAATTGGATAAGTATATATATGGTATACAAAGAAGGTTTATGAGCACAGTTATTGCCGATTCGGGTGCAGGTAAGAGTTCTGTGGCCATATTCATGTATATCTATAAACCTTTAGTTTATTCCTTAGAACATCCAGAGATACCTGTAAATATTCTCGCATTAAGCTTTGAAATGTCAAAAGAAGTACTTCTCGCTAAACTTCTCTCTCTTTATATCCTTGATAAATATCATATTGATATTAGTTATTCTGAAATATTCTCATTAGATAAACCTGTTTCAGATGATAAACTTAAATATATCTATGATGCTAGGGATTGGTTAACTAAAGTAGATGATAAATTAACCATCTACGACACTCCTTTAAATTCCACTGGAGTATATAATATCCTCAGAGCATGGGCTGGATATTTTGGGAAGTTTGAAACAGATGATAATGGTGAGAGGTATATAAAGAATGATAGAAACCAATATTTAATAACAGTATTAGATCATTGTAAGTTATTAAAGAATAATGGTTCCGGAATTAAGCATGAGATAGATGAAACAGCTAAACATTTTATTTATTACCGTAATTTGTGTGATATGACAATATGTGCTGTTCAACAAGCTAATAGACAATTTAAATCTATGGATAGAAGAAATTCCGAACACAATTATCTAGAATTACAAGATGCTCAGGATACTGCGGATATGACACAAGCATCAGAAATTGTTATTGGTGTCTATCATCCATTTAGAGAAAAGAAGGCTAAGTGTGAAGGGTTTGATATTAAGAAACTACGTGACCACTTTAGGCTAATTCAATTACTCAAAGGAAGATTTGGACAATCTGATGTTGTTGAGGGTTGTATTTTCCAAGGAAGTATAGGATATTTCAAAGAATTAGATCCTCCCGAAGATGGAAAGAGATTTGATTACGATAGAGTTCTGAGAATGGATTATTTATTCGAAGAATTTGATAATCAACAAAAGAAAAAAGAAGAGTTAGATAGAGTTATTAAAGAAGATGAAGAAGATGAAGTACTTGAATTTAATTTTAATGTATAAATGGCTATAGTATTACCAACAAGTAAAATACAACCAACAGAAACTGAACCTAGGGTATTAGTTATATTCTCGAAGCCAAAGAGTGGTAAATTTTATTAAAATATTTGGATAAGTAAAATTTTATGGATATCTTTGTAATTATTATTAATACAAATATATAATTATGAAGAATAAAATTTTACAACTAAGTAAGAATTGTAATAGTCTAGAAATAGCTAGAATACTATCATTATCTCTAAATGAAGTAGAAAAAGTTTTAATTGATGAATATTTTCAAAAGAAATGGAAGATATCTAAAAAGGATCTTGAAGAATTAGCTGCAAGAATCTATAATGAATCTCCAACTCTACTATCAGATGAATTTAATATATCAGAAGTAACATTAAAAAAATATTTAGCAGATTGCAAATTGTTTAATACTAAGAAAAATGTTATCTATGTTCAAAAATCAGAGGAAGAAATTGAAAAATTAGTTCCGGATATAGTTTTAGATTATAATAACCAATTATCTATTGCACAATTAATGGTTAAATATAAGTTATCTAAAGATAAAGTTAAAGAAATTTTACATAATAATGAAATTTCAACCGGAAAAGTGACCTGTAATGAACATATATTTGATATAATTGATTCGGAAGAAAAGGCATATTGGCTAGGGTTCCTATATGCAGATGGAGCAGTGGGGAGTGCTGATAATACTATTGAATTAGCATTAAAACTTTTGGATTGTAAACATCTATATAAATTCAAAACTTTTATAGAAGCCAAAAGGGATATAAAAATAGAAACTAGTAAAGTTAAAAGATGCAGATTCTCTGTAAGTAGTAAACATTTAAAGTCACAACTTATTAAATTAGGTTGTACTCCTCAAAAGTCCTTAACTCTTAAATTTCCAACTAAAGAACAAGTTCCAGATGACTATATCATTCCATTTATAAGAGGGTATTATGATGGAGATGGAATATTAACATATAGTTGTTCTACCACTGGTAGAATAGTTTTAGCTACTGGTATGTTGGGAACTGAAAATTTTTTAACTGGAGTTTTAAGTAAGTTTAAGTATCCATTACATTCTATTTTGCGTTTAGCTAGTTTGGAAGGATCAAGCGAATGTAAACAAGTAAATTGGTCAAAAACTGATTCTGAGGAGTTTTTAAATACTATTTACAAAGATGCTACAATTTTTTTGGATAGAAAATATTTACGATACAAATATTTTAAAGACAATGGATTTGCCGTCCAAAAAAGTAATTTTTTGGATAATGACAGAGCAATATCGGAAGAGTCTAAACAATGGATTAATCAGTATTTTAGTATAGATATTGATTCCTTATTGCATGATAATTCCGAGATAAATATAGAAAGTAACGATTCTATATCATCGTAACGCGTAGGTGTTGAAACTGTATTTATTTAAATACAGAATAAAATATACCCAAGAGTGCTCTGCTCCTATTTAATAGGATGAAAAAGTACGCTAAACTGGATCAGAAATAACTGATCGATAATCAATGAGGGAAACCTCCAGAACTAAAAGATAAAAAGCTTTTAGGATAATATAATTGAAATCAACGGCTTTAAGCTTATTAGATAATAATTTAATACTAGATACAGAAGGAGGAACAGCGTATATTGAAGCATTAAAAGTAGATGTTTCCTCAGTTAAAGATATATTAGAAGTATGTAAACAAATTAAAGCGGCAGGATATCCTTATAAATACATAACTCTAGATACCTTAACTTCTTTAGAGGAAATTCTACAACCGTATGCTTTAAATCTATGGAAGAAATCTAACGCATATAATCCAGAAAAGAATCCGGAACAATTAAAAGTAACGGATGTATATACTTTACCCTTTGGATTAGGGCAGAAGTATATGAGAGATTCATATTTAGCAGTAATCGGATTATTACAACAAGTATGTAAGAGAATTATTCTAGTATGTCATTCAAAAGATGCGAAAATAAATGAGAATGAATTAACTATAAAAGATATTGATTTAGCTGGAAAGTTATCTGATATTATTGCATCTAAATATGATGGAGCTGGATATTTATATAGGGATAAAGATGATAATACTGTTATTACTTTTGATATAAAACAGCTTGCAGCAGAATGTAAATGTAGAGTTCCTAGATTAGATGGTAAGAAGTTTGTATTAATCGAGAATCGAAATGGGAAACTAATACCTCATTGGGATCGTATTTATTCTTCCGAACCCTATAGTGGAGAAGATGTAATTACTACTCCTCAGATTAATGTTGCAGATATTTCAGATGAAATAGAATTTAACAAAGAAGATCAATCTGAAAATTCTAATACATCCGAAGAAAAATCTGAAGTAGGTGAACTTTCAAATATAGAATTATAAAATGGAAATAGAACTTAATCTTGTAGTTACTCTATCAGATAATTTAAAAGTTACTGGAGTTAGAATTAATAAACCATCTGACTCTTTTGAAGAAGCAGCTTCTAAAACTATTGCTGTAGTAACTCCTAAAAGATCTAAATCTAAAAAAGATCAGGATACAATAGTTCTGGAAGATAATAAACTAGTATTAACTCAGAAGTTATTAGATAAAATTAATGCTGAACCAGGAGATAGATTACTAGTTTCTTTTAAAGAAGAGAATGGTATTTACTTTCCAGTAATTGCTAAATCAGAAGTTTTCGCAGATCCAGAATCTGGAAATAAATTAACTAAAAGTCTTACTCTTTCTTATAGAGGAAAACAGAGAGAACAGTTATTAATCTATGGTACAAAATTTAGATTCGAGGAAACTTCCGAAAATTCTAAAACATGTAAATTAATTGGAGATAAAGAAGTTAAAGCAGATGATAAAGTTATTAAATCTAATAAAGATATTGTAACTTTTGATTCTGATGAATTGGAAGATAATACAAAGAAAACTTATACAAGGGAATTAAAAACTCCTTTTGAAGTTACTTTGGAAGATGAGGGAGATTATGAAATTCCAACAGATCTTAAAAACTTAGATTTAGAAGGATTAGAAGAAATAAATCTAGATGATGAAACACTTTTTAATTTAACTAATTAATTTATTTAAACATTATGGCACTAAATTTTGGAGCAGATTTTAACAATGCAGGAGAACACACATTAGCTAAAGGAAGTTATTTACAAGGTGATAAAATTCATATTATTAAATTAAAAGAAGCGAAAGCTGATAGACAAAAATTAAAAGATGGAAGGGAAGTAGATACTATCAACGTAGTATTTGAGGATGAAAATGGAGCAACTTTTGAAGATAGAACCTTTGAATTAACACAAGACTCTATTGAAAGAAAAACATTCGAGTGGGGAACTTCTGCGTCTATGTATGATTCCGCAGTATTAAAGTTCCGGTGTTATATTGAACACTTCGCACCTAAATATAATGAAAAACTAATTAAAGGAGAAGTAAAACTTGAAATGAAGAGCTGGAAACAATTCCGGGATTCGATGGTTGCAATTCTCCAAGCTGTTATTAAACAGAAAACTCCTGTATGGTGTAAACTTAAATTAATTAAGAATAGCTCAGGATTTGCTAGTCTTCCTTTCTTTGCAGCAGTAGATAAAGAAGGAAATGCGTATGTAAACAATAACTTTATCGGCAATGTAGAAATTTTGAAACAACAAGATAGGGATATTGCATTTACTGCTTCTGAAATCAAGAAGATTAAAGCTAGAGAAGAAGCTGCTTCTGGAACTACTACTTCCACAGAAGAATTAATTTCTTCTAATCCGGAGGAAATTTCGGATATTAATATGGAAGATTTTGAAAATATGACTCTGTAATGGGAGTTAACCTCAGTAAAGTAGATGTTTCTAGTCCTCCTTTAATAGCTGATTACGATTCCGTGTTCTCTGAGAAGTTAACTCAAGAATTATTACTTAGATATAATTCAGAAGAAACTTATATGGAACATTATTTGGGAATTCCAGTTAAAAAAGGGTTATTTAAGTCCCCACTTAGAAAAGATAATACTCCTACATGTGCATTTTTTAGAGATAGTGCAGGAAGGCTCGTATTTAAAGATTTTAGGGGCGATTTTTATGGAAATTTTATTGAGGTAGTTAAGTATAAATATAATGTTTCTTATTCTAAAGCGTTAGCAATTATTGCTAATGACTTTGGGATAAGAAAAAATATTAACTTTCCAGTTAATAAATCTTGTATAAAAGAATATACTAATTCGAAATTTGAAAAGACAGAAGGATCTATTATTAAAGTTAAAGTTAAGGATTTTACGGAAGAGGAATTAAAATGGTGGGGAAAATTTGGAATAAGTCTGAATACTTTAAAGAAATTCTTTGTATTTTCCTTAGAACTAGTATATTTAAATAATGAAATATTCTCATTTAGCACCTCTAAAAAGTTTCAGTTTGGGTATTACTATCCTACTAAGGACAAAGAGAAGCAATTGTGGAAAATTTACTACCCAATGAATAAAAAGTATCGTTTTATAACTAATTATAAGAAAAGTATAATTCAAGGTATTCATAACATGCCGAAGAATGGAGAATATTTAGTAATAACTAAATCTCTTAAAGATGTTATGTGTTTATATGAACTTGGGATACCTGCAATTGCACCTAATTCAGAGAATCAGTTTGTGAGTGATATTTTATATTCTAAATTAAAAGAAAGATTTAAGAAAATATTCTTATTTTACGATTCTGATTTAGCTGGGATTAGTAATATGAATAAAATTAGAAAGAAATTTTCTGATATACTTCCTATATATATTCCGAGGAGATATAAGGCTAAAGATATATCAGATTTCTATTCTAAATATGGAAGTTTAAAGACTTTCGACTTAATAGAAAATACGAAAAGGTTATATTTAAATGGATAAAGTACAAGAAATAGAGTTAGAAGAATGTATAGCTGATATAGAAGCTGCTTTACATAGTATTTCTAATTTTAAAAATAAATATCACAATGATATTTTTAATATTATAAAGATAATGTATTATCTTGACTTAATAAAACTAGACATTGATTCTTTAAAACATCTCCTAAAAAATTCAGTAGAAGAATAACAAATATTTAATAAATAGTAGAAAGATTTAAAATAATTTATGAAAGATTTAAAAATCATCTGTGATATAGATGGAATAGTTGCAGATTTTATGGGACATTATAAAAAGTGGTTTAATGTAGATACATATCCATCTAGATTACAAGAGTATGCAATATTAAAAAATGTATACAATTTAAGGAATAATAAGAAATTTTGGACAACCGTTCCTAAATTAAGAGATATTAATTTCCCTATAGTTGCTTATTGTACTAAAAGAATTAATTCTAAATCATATACTAAGGAATGGATAATTAAAAATAATCTTCCTGATAAACCTATTTATCAAATGGTATGTTATTCAGGTAATAAATCGAGGTTGATTAAGGGGAAATGTGATGTATTTATTGAAGATTCTATAGCTAATTTTATAGAGTGTAATAAATCCGGAGTATTTACATTATTACTGACTACTCCAGAAAATAAACATTATAATACTCCTCTTAGAATTGATTCTCTTAATTATTGGGATATAATAAATAAATACGAAGAATATAATAAATATTAAATACTATAATTTAATCTTATGGAAGTTATGAAACTTGAACAAGTAGAAGTTGATAAACTGTATAAACAATTAGCTTACTATATTTGTCACTATGGATGGTTATTAATATCTATAAATAAAACTAATCATAAATTTAAGGAGCAGAATTATTTAAATATTGCATATGGATTAAATCAATCCACAATAACATACTATACACATCCTACTAATGTAGTAGATATAATGGATTTATTTGATAGAAATTTATTCAGGAATATTATCTTTGAATATTTAGATGTTTACTTCGGAGAAAATAATAGAAAGTTTAAAGATATAATAATAACTCCAGAAATTCCTCAAGATATTTGTATAATTGCTTTAGATAAAGAATCTAGAGATGAAATAATAAAAGCTCTAGAAGAAATACTTCCAGAGTATTTTGATTATATCGATTTAATTATAGAAAATGAAGATTGACAATTATAAAACCTATTTAGATACTACTATTTTAAAATGTCTTAATGCATGTAGTACTTCTAATGAGATAGAGGTATTTTTAAAACTTATAAACTATCTCTTTAAGAATTATAAAGAAGAATTATTTGTGCCAGAGTATTATATTATAAATGCTATTAAAAATAATTCTACAGACAAAGTTTTAGGATGTCTATATGAATGTATCCTTAATGAAATACTTAAAGATTTATTGGGAAATGAAAATATACTAGATTCTATAAGCTTTCATGTCTTAACTACTGATTTTGGATTTAACCTATCTATAGAATATTTTACAACTGAAAATTTTCAATGTGGAAGAGAATTTATCTTAGATTTGAGAAGAATTATTCCAAACATTATTATATATGAAACTATAAATGGAGTACCGCAAAAAAGAAGAACTGATATCTAAGGAAGTATTATCTAAATTTAAGATAAAAATATTATCAATAAACACTTTAGATATAACAGATGAAGTATACTTTTCTGATAAATATTCTAATTATATATCCAACTCTAAATTAAAACTAATAAATCCAGAGGAAGGAGGATCATTCAAAACTTATTTAGAAGGATTAAAATCTAAATCTACCGGATCTCTAGATTTAGGATCGGCGGTTCATGAGTTGATCTTAGAAAATGAATCGTTTGAATTAAATTCTTACACCAAACCATCAGGTAAAATTGGGAAGGTTATAGAAAGTATATTTAAATATAGAAATAGAGGATATTCTATATTAAATTCAATTCAACGAGCTTCGGAGGAAATTTCTTATTACGTATCTCAATTAACTAATACTAGAATATCTAAAATAATCTTATCTGGACTTAAATATTATCTTTATTTATATAAACATAAGGATATTAAATATAATAAAGAACAAATAATCTTAGATGAGAAATCTAGAGAAACCTGTATAAAGTGCATAGATTCTATTAGAGGGAATATAGATGCAATGAATTTACTTCTTCCAGATGAATTTTCATTAGATCAATATTTAAATAGGAATGAGGATACTATAGTGATGGAAATAGTAGTAACCTTCCCTAATAGTACTTCTGATCCAAATGCAGAAGAAGTAAGTATTTTGTTAAAGTTAAAAGCTAAAATAGATAATTGGAATTTAAATATAGATGGGGGTTTATTAAATCTAAACGATTTAAAAACTACAGGTGAGTAAAATTTTTTTATTGTATTTTATTTGTTTTATTTCATTAAATGTATTTAATTTGTATATTATTAAATAATACAATAAAAATACATTTATGAATAATTTAAATCAAGCTATTAGTGATTATGAACATTTATTTATAGGAATTTGTGAGTTAAGTAAAAAATATAAAATTCCTAATAAAGAAATTAGAAAAGCGTTAGAAGATAAAGGATATTATTTAGGAAAAGGAGTATCTCCAAAAAGTGTTGTGCATATTAAACTTGCAGTAGAGGAATATAAAAATATTCTTAATGCTGGTGAAGAACCTAATATTCATCAACTGGCATTAAAGTATGATATTTCCGATACGTCTATAAAAGACAATTTAATTAGATTAAATCTTCCTGTTGTAAGATACCCTAAAAAAATCCATTTTGATGAACATGTCTTTGATGTTATAGATACTGAAGAAAAAGCATATTGGCTAGGATTTTTAACTGCTGATGGGTATATTTGTAGTAGAGATAATACATTTGGAATTAGTCTAGCTAGTATAGATAAGCATCATGTAGAAAAATATGCCACATTTCTTAAATGTCCTCAACATGTTAAATTTAAGAATAACGAATATGCTGGAATATATAGATGTGATTTAGGAAACGCTCATGTAAAGCAAGTATTACAAAAATATGGATTTACTGCTTCTAAATCTTTTGACTGTACCTTTTTAAAAGACCAGTTTTTTGCAAATTCCGATTTAATAAGACATTATATTAGAGGATATTTTGATGGAGATGGCTGTGTCAGTTATAAAAAAAAGTATAGAAAAACAATTAATGCCACTATTTATATTCCGATAGTTTCTATAGTTGGAACAGAAGCTTTTTTACAAGAATTAAGAAATAAATCAAGTTTAATTTGTCTTTTTCAGTCACAACAAAATTTATGGAATTTATATGGATCTGGAAAAAAGGCAAAAGATTTTCTTTATTACATTTATAATAACGCTACTATTTATCTAGATAGAAAATACAATATTTATAAAAATTATATTGCCCCACACTTAGAGAAATCGAGTGTTCCGCAGTGGCCAATATCGGTGGATACTGAAATGTAAATACCGAGATAAATTCAGAGATCACGAAAGGCTCTGAATCATCGTAACGCGTAGAAGGTGAATAAATATAATCCTTCCAAGAGTGGCTGCCACCTTAAAGGGTGAAAATGTACGCTGAACTATATCGAATAACAAGATATAGAAATAAAGGATAAAAAGCCTTTATGATAACAAAATTGAAACCATGGTATTTATTCCCAGGATCTATAGTAAATGAAACTGGAGAATTTGTTGAGGGTTCCTTTCAACATTACCATTATTATCGTCAATTAGCAATGTATTATTGGATGTTATTATCTTATTTAAATAGAGAAGATTATAAGGTATCTAAATCATATTTAAATATTATATCAGTACAAACTATTCCAAATTATTCTAGTACAGTATTTAAAATTCCAAATAAGTGGCTACTTAAAGGATTAAAGGAATTTAAAACCTTACTATCATACGCTGCTTATGCTGAATATAATAAAGAAAGTATATTATCATGATTCCATACAGAGATGATGTTTTAATATCAGAACAAATAGTACAAGATTTAGTTAATCAATTTAATAATTTAACTCAAGAAGAAAAGGAAAAATTCTTCAAGAAAGTTTTATGTATAGGCTCTTTAGCTGTAGACTCTTTAGATACTGTTACAGCTTTAATATCTATACTTATTGCTATATATAGAAAATATTCCGAGAAACATCCAGATGTTCCTATAGAGAAGTTTACCAAAGCGTTTTTAAAAGATATATCTACCTATGACGATTCATGGATGGAAAATTTCTTACCTCTATGTAAAGCTATCACTGACTGTAAAAAAGTAAACCTATGTGGGCCAAAGAATCTTGAGGAATGTAAGTCTAAGATAACTAGTGTATTAGATAAATTACTTCCATTTTAATATAGGAATATCATCACTTTAGATAAAAACAACACCTCACTAGAAATTATTAATAAATTTTTAGTGATTAATATTTTGATAACATTAAAAATCCCCTTATCTTTGTACTATCAAATTAAGGAAAAATATAACAACTTAAATATTTATTAACCTATAAAATTTTTAGAATTATGGCAAAATTGTTTATGACCAATGTAAAAGGATTTAGTAAAGAAGAAGCAATGTGTGAACTTCCGTTAGAAATTAATCAAAATGCAACTGCAAAATGGCGTGCTGCCGGGGAACCTACTTTTGGTTCAGATGATTTCAGAGCATTTGCTGAGAATTTTATCAGCAACAAACATATGATTACTGGAGCTGGTGCTTATATTCAGAAAACTTCCCCTGTAGCTGATACTCGTACAAAACCTTATAAAATTGTAAACTTCAAGAAAGAAGGTAAGACTAAATGGGAAACTGTATATAATGTTTGTGAAGCAGAATTTAACTTGGATAAAGAAGGTAAATTTAAATCAATCGAATCAATTGGTATGCCTGTAGATCAATCTGCTGTTAATAAGGCTGATGCTGAACGTAAAATGCGTGAATTGATTGCTCAAAATAAACGTAATTATGTAGTAAGAAAGACTAAAGAAGTTGTTGAGGATGAAGCTTCTAAGAACGGAGAAATCTTGTGTGCAGGTGTTTATACTCCGTCAATTACTACTAAACAAGGAGAATTTTATGTATTTGGATTAGTTAAAGAATAATCTTAAATATAATAAAATATTTATACAAATATATAATTAATCAGAAGGGTGTAATATTAATTTATTACACCCTTTATTTTTAAAAACATAACAGTAATAATTTTAACAGTGTCGCTACTTAAAGCCGTGATTAAATATGAAACTAGAATTATCTAAATCGATCTTAGAATCTATCTCAAGTAGAGTAAATAATGATATTTTTACATTTGATGATGTAGAAAGTGAATATAAATTGGATAATATTCAAGAAAAGTTATATAATAGATTATATAAAAACTATCAGGATTTAACTCCACCACAATTTGATTTAGATACGTTTAGATTTACATATAAAATACTTTGTCAAAACTCTGGAGTGAAGAAGACTCCTCAGAAACAATTAAATAAAGTTAAGGATAGAAAAATTGTATATGATGCTACTACTGATGAATCTTTCAAAAGTAGAATTGTCGGTTCATCTGTAAGAGATGAAGAAGGTAAAGTAACACATTATGAATTTAGAATCCTTATTAGAGATAAAGAATCTTTTGAAGGTACTCTCACATTATCTGAAATGCAGGATATCTATGTTGGATATTCTAATAGAGGATATAATTTATCAGCTAGGAAATTATCTGAGAAATTCCCACAATATGATTTGATTCAATTAAAGAAGATTTTAAGAGCATTTCAGATTACTAAAGATTGTTACCCATTTGCTCCGCATATTGCAGAAAGTAAGAGTAAAGAGGAATTAGAAAGGATGTTATTGGATTTAAAATTACATTCTGCTTCTAAGAATGCTGATAGAGATGAGGTACAAGATAAGAATAAATATATCTTAGAATTAACTAAGGAACTTAACAAGTATAGGGATAAAGAAACATTTGTTAAGGATTTACTTAGAATTCCTGTTAAATATAATACTCCTATAACGCCTTTATATTCCGATGCTAATGAATATACTAATACGTTAGTTATATTCTTGTCTGATATGCATATCGGAGCTTATAATCCTAAATATGGATTTATACAATTGGAAGATTATAATAAAGAAGAAATTAGTAGGAGATTAGATAAAGTATATAATTTTATTATTAATAAATTATTTGATAATTTAATTATCTGTAATTTAGGAGATAGTGTAGATTCTTATAAAGGTGAAACTGTTAGAGGTCATGAATTACCTACTACTATTACTCCAAAAGAACAATCTAAGATGTATTTAGATGTTATGTTAGAGTTCTTTAATAAATTACTTGATTATGTAGAAAATTCTCATATTAAATATATTTGTATTGGAGATTCAAACCATGACGGTGACTGGGGATGGCTAAATAACGTTGTTCTTTCTGCTAAACTTAAAGAACTAAATATAGAATCCTATATTTCTGACCTTCCGATCGATAAATTTGATATTGGGAACAATTCTATATTATTCATGCATGGTGATATATTTTTCATATTTTTAATATAATTATTTGGTTTCCATGGAAATAATTTATATATCTGTTAAATAATAATATATTTAATAAATAATAGAATTATAACATGGAAAAATTTTTAAATTTATTTTTGAGGAGTGAATTAAGTTTACTCGATTTTTGTAAGCAATATAATCTATCTAGAGTTGAATTTGAAGGTTATATTAATGACAAAGGGTATTATTGGAAGAATGGAAGGTCTGGCATAAAAGTTAACCTATTTAAACTGGCAATAGATGATTATGTAAATTCTTTAGAGAGTGTAGGAGCTTCTGCTAAAAGATTTGGAATTAATTCTCAATCTCTTAGTAAAGATTTAAAAGAATTAGACCTTTATGATGAATCCAGAAAAGGTAAGTCAATAAAAAATATAATGAACGTATTTTTGATACTATTGACACAGAGGAGAAAGCATATTGGTTAGGATTTATCTTTGCTGATGGATATATATACTCATCCCCAATCGAAGAGAAAAAATCTAGAACAGATTGGAACTTTGAATTATGTGCTTCTGGTACTGATAAAGAACACATGGAAAAATTTGCCAAGTTTATAGGATACACTAAAGAATTAAAGATTACTAAAGCTGATAATAAAGGAAATACTAGATGTAGGGTATGTCTATCTAGTCAACATTTATGGAAAACACTTAATAGTTATGGTTGTACTCCTAGAAAATCTTTAACCTTAAAGTTCCCAAGTCTAAACATATTTAAGGACGAGAGTTTAGTATGGGACTTTATAAGAGGTTATATAGATGGAGATGGGTGTATTTCATATGTAACTAAAGATCATTCTAAAATGCTCCTTTCCTTATTAGGAACAGAAGATTTTTTAAATTCTATACAAGATGTATTTTCTACTAAGTACACTTTGGAATATAATCATAATGATAAGAATTCTAAAACTAGAGTACTAGAAATAGCTTGTAGACCAGGGCTTAACATTTTACATAAATTATATTCACACTCAAAAATATATTTAAAAAGAAAATATGAAAGATATTTAGAATATTGCCGTCTATATGAGGAATCATATAGAGAATTAGAAACCAATAACGGGGAAGGCTGTGATGTCAATCCCGTGATAAGTACAGAAAGTAAAGAGTCTGTGCCATCGTAACGCGTAGAACTTGAACCTCGAAAGAGAATAAAATAGTTCCAAGAGTGGTTTCTACCCCAACACTTTTATAAGTAGTGGGTAAAAAGGTACGCTGGACTATAGCAAAAAGAAGCTATAGAAGTTAGGATAAAAAGCCTAACGATAACAAAATCGAAAGATAGCGATTCCCAGTTTAAAGGAATGCCTCTTACATTAAATGATAGAACAATAAATTGGGTAAATGATTATATTTATGATTCTGGATTAAAATTTAAAGACAATCTCTATGTAGTAAAAGGAGATTTACATCAATACGCTATAACTGAATCGAGAAGGTTTCAGTATATATCATGTCCAAGTTTATATGGATCTTCTAATTATATAGCTGCTAATTTTGGAAAAACTAAATGGGGTGTAGCATTTATGGAGGTATTTGACACTCATATCACAACTGGAGTAATTAAAGAGTAACAAAAAAAAATATATTTATTATTTAATACTTAACTATAATTAAAAATAGAAAAAATGAATGCATTTATATTTTTATCAGAGGATTCTTCTAAAACTCCTATATTATATTTAGATAATCCTCAGGAAGTTCGTGAATTTTGTAAGAAAAATGATATCGATTTAAATAGTTATACTGATGCAAATTGGGATCTTACTTATGCTATTGAGGATTCTGATTATTCTGTATGTATATCTGATATAACCTCTAAGGAATTTAGAAACTTTTTAAAATATTACTGCATGAATCTTTGGGATGTAGTAGATTTTATTACATTATCTAAAAAACTTAATGAATTTGATTTATATATCAGTATTTTATATTATAGTGAGGATTTTATAGAAAATATACTTGAAGAATATCCAAAAGCTCTTAAACGATTTATAGGAGCTCTAGAGCTAAATCATAGTACAGAGAGTATTAAAGCTTTAGTAGACCTAGTTTTTAAAGAGAACATAAATACAGATTGTATAAATTATATAAATGTAGATGATATATTAAATGATTTGGATATAGTAGAAACTGAAAATTTAAGTTATTTATTTAATCCAAATATACAGTAATTAAATAATAATGAAGGGATTTATATACGATAAAAATAAAGGAGTTCAATACCCTTTAGTACAATTTGAGGATGATTTTTATGAATTTTGTAGTAATAAACATATAGATACATCTCTGACTTTGGAAGAGTGTGAAGATACCGAACAAGGAATAATTTATAATATTCCAGATATACAATTTTCTATATGTTTACATGTTATAGAAGAAAATTTAAAAGACTTAATAGTAAACGATTTAACATCATTTGGCGTTAGTATTGACGGATTAAAAAATATCGTCGATTTTTACAATGAAGGTTGGGGAGAGGATATGGCTGCATTTATTCTATATTATATTTTACAATATATATCAAGATTAGATAGGAGCTGCTTAAATTATAGTGTAGATCAATTTGTAGGAAGCATACATAATGAGGATTATTATACACTCATTAAAGAGGACCTTATTATGGCTATTGACCCGCAACTACTAGCTTATATAGATTGTGCAGGGTATATTGAAGAAAACTTTATAACAATAGAATATGTAGATATTATATATGTTTTCAATTTTTGATAATATTAACAAAAGATAGATTTATTTCTAATAACTAAATTAACACATGGAAGTAACATTAGAACAATTACTAAAAGGAAAAGCAACGCAAATAGGAAAGAAAGAATTCTATTCTACTAAAGATTATATAGATCCCTTTCTTCAATCAATGAGTAAATTTACAGATGAATTTATATGTAAAGTAAAAGAGCCAAAACAGATTAGTATTGGTGAAGAGAAAGATGTAATGTATAATAGGGTTTATATTCAAGCAGTTTTACCTAAAAACTATTGGGAGTATGAAGATCATCAGCAAGTAATATCTTTAATTTATGGATTAGATTGTAAAGTCCCAGTAGTAAAAATTTTTAGGGGAGGGATTAATATGGCGTGTTTAAATCTTTGTGTGTTTAATGCTACATATTTAAATACACAAGTATTAGAGCCACAAAAGATGTATGATATTTCTCCTATTAAGAACCTAATGAATTTAACAGATGATTTAGGAGTTAAGATTAAAAAATTAAAGAATACATTTATATCTAGAGATAAAGTAGATATGACTAATACCCTGGGTAAATGGGTAGATTTCTGTATTAAATCTGAATATAAAAGTGATTTTGGGAAAGCTAAATTATCCCCAACTACAGCTATTTCAGCATATAAAAATCTTATTTTAAATCCCGATTCGGAGTATTATGTTCCAGAAGATGAAGAGATTTCCCTATTTACTGCATATAATGCATTTACTGAATTATTAAGAGATGATAAAGATGTTGTTAATCCCTTTGAAAAGAATTTACTTTTAAATAATTTATTTGAAATTTAATATGTATAATGATCAATCTAATGCTTTAGGAGAGTTTATATTCCAATCTAAATACGCTAGATATAATCCAGATTTAAAAAGGAAGGAGACTTTTGAAGAATCTGTTGATAGAATATTTCAGATGCATTTAAAACATCTTGAAGATAAATATCCGGAAGCATTAAATAATGCAGAATTTAATAATGATTTTCTAGAAGCTTTTGATGAGTATAAGAAAGCTACAGTTTACGGTTCCCAAAGAGCGTTACAGTTTGGAGGAGATCCAATTTTGAAGAAAAATGAGAAAATCTTCAATTGTTCATATACTTACATAGATGATCTAGAAAGATTTAAACAGATTGAGTATTTACTGTTATGTGGGTGTGTTGAAGAAAATACCATTGTTCACGAAAAAACAAAAGGACTTATTCCAATTAAAGATATTAGAATAGGAGATTTTGTTAAATCTTTTAATTTAGAAACATTAGAAGATGACTGGGAGGAGGTAGTAGATTATAAAGTTACATATGTAACCTTAGAAGATCAAATAGAGTTTGAATACTCTAATGGAACTAAATTAAAGACTTCCAAAAAACATCCAGTATTAGATATAAAAGATAGTTATTCTTATCATTCTTATAATGATTCTCCTAAATTCTTCGGAAATAAAGTCCCAAATTTAGAAAGTGATTTAACTTTAAATACATCTTATGATCCGGTAGCATGGTTTTTAGGAGCTCATATAGGAGATGGAAATATTAAAAAATCTACCTCTGGAAAATATGAAATTAGAATAGTTGATGATTCCGAAGAAGTCGTATCCAATTATGCACGAATATTATCTGATATTCTAAATACTAATATTAGTTACCAATCTTATCCAAATAATGGAAGATATAAAGTACCTATGTGGAAAGTAGATACTTGTGTTGTTTTAGATACTTTTAAAGAATCTTTTCCGGAGGTATTTATTTCAAACAAAACGTATAATATTACTGTTCCTAAATATGTAAAAGATAATAATGCCTGGGTATCTTTTCTGGCAGGATTATTAGATACGGACGGGGAATATAGAAAAGATCGTGAACATATAGTATTTACTTCAACAAGTTTCAATCTAATTAATGATATTAGTTGTTGGCTGGCTTCTATTGGAGTACGATTTAATATAATACACAGAACAAAAGTCAGAGATAATGAGCATGTTTGTTATGTATTAACTATAAATACTTCCTCAGAATTACTTTCAGCAGTATTAAACCATAGCATAAAATCTAGAGAGTTTAGAAATAAGCCAATTCAAGGATCTACTGTTTATATAAATAATTCTGAAATTGAAGAAATTTTAAAGTATATCGAATCCAACAATATTCCAAAAGACCCTAATAATAAAATTGTTAGATTATATTATAATACTAGAAAATCTAATCAGATTAGATATGATAGTTTAAAGTTCTTAAAGGAAATTGGGTGTATATCTGATAATAAATTTAACGAAATTTATAGTAGAGTATATTGTATAAATATAAAAGAAGATCAAGAAGTTAAATATAATTATATAGATATTACTGTAAAAAACACACATAATTATTATGCTGGAAATTTTGGATTAGTTAATATTCATAACTGTGGTGTAGGTTGTTCCGTTGAATATAAACATGTGAATCTACTCCCAGAAATGCCTGAAATACTTAATAGCTCTATTGAGGAGTATATAATTGAGGACAGTATAGAGGGATGGAGCTGTGCTATTGATCGTCTTATTCAACACTATTTTAATTCAGACATATCTTATCCTAAATTCGATTATTCTAAAATTAGACCTAATGGAAGTTTAATATCTGGGAATTTTCTAGCTCCGGGTCCTGATGGTTTAAGAAATGCTCTGAATAAAATAGATTCTTTACTAGATAATGTTCATAAAACTACTAGAAAACTATCTCCGCTTAATTGTGCGGATATATTATCACACTGTGCTGATAGTGTACTTTCAGGTGGCGTCCGTTAGACATTGGCGGCTTATAATAGTAATATTATAATGATAATTCTGTGAACTCAGGGAATATCTTATATATAAATAAGACAATCCTGATCCAAGCACTTAAATATAGTGAAGGAGCAACGACTATCCCAGACGTGGGAGTAGGGTAATATCATCTACCCGAAGCGCAGAACATCCTATTAAAGGATGATGATATAGTCTAAACTATATAGTAATATATAGAGTCTTTGCGATGTCTACGTGGAGACGATGATGTAATAACTAATAAAGGATTGGTTAAATTAAGAGATGTTAAAACTGGAGATTTAGTATTAACACATGATGGGTCTTTTCAAAAAGTTATTAATAAAGAGAATAACGGAATTAGAAAAGTAGATAGAATAACTACGAATTTAAATATAAATTATTCTACAAATAATCATAGATGGTTAGTATTAAATAATCTCTCTGGAGAATTTAGGGAAGTATATGCATCAGATTTAAAAGAAGGAGATGTTTTGTTATTAAATAATAGAAGTATATCGGGAGAGTATCGGGATTTTCCTAAATATACTGATTTAGAATTACCTAAGTTAGATGAAGATCTAGCTTGGTTTATTGGATATTTCCTAGGAAATGGTAGTGTATCTACTAGAATTAGATCTGATAATGGATTTGAAGATAATAAATTTAGAGTTTGTATTCCGACTAACTACCCTACTATAATTGATAAGGTAAAGAATATCTTCGAAAGAATAGTTGGAACATATAGTATACATAAAAAGAAAAATGCTATAGAACTTACATCGAGTAAAAAGTGTTTTGTTGAATATTTTTTAAATATTAAACAACCTAATACTCCAATCCAAATTCCGGACTTTATAAAACAGAATACTTCATCTATACAATTAGCATTCTTAGCTGGAGTATTAGATTCGGATGGTACTATTAGAAATGATACTAAGGACGGAAAAGGATATGGACAGATTACTTTAAATAGTTCTAAATATTCTATATTTATTACTCAACTTCAAGCTTTGTACAATTTAAATGGAATTATTACTAAAGTCCAAACAAAAGTTAGAGAAGGAAGATCTAATGAATATATTCTCAAAACAGTTTCATTTAGATATAGAAAAGAATGTGTAGAAAAATTAAGTCTGTATTCTGAGAAGCTTAAAGAGGATTATATTTTAGAAGAAATCTCTAAAGAGAAGGATGGAATTTATTTTCCTAAGCATTTAGCAATAAGTGGAGAGGGTAATAAGATTTGGAATAGTAACGATAAGTGTTCTTTAAATAAAGTACTAAATTATTATCCAAACTTAAATTATATTCCCGCTGTAATTACTAATATAGAAAGAAATGTAGAGGAAGTAAAAGTATTTGATATAGAAGTAGAAAAAAATCATAATTTCTATATAAATGGGGTACTAACTCATAATTCTGCTTTAGCTATATTATTCTCTCCTAACGATGAAGAAATGTATAATTCTAAGGTAGGGAATTGGTTCTATGATAATCCTCAACGTGGAAGATATAATGCTTCTGTTGCTTTAGAGAGGAGTGATAATAATAAAGAAGTATTTAATAAAATCTTTGAGTCTACTAAGGAGTATGGAGAACCTGGGTTTTTCTTTAGATCTGATTCTGGTGTAGGTTGTAATCCGTAAAATAATGCGGCTATATATAGCGATATATATAGAAAACTAGGTTAATTCGGGGAATCTCTTATTTATAATAAGACAACCCCGAGCTAAGTGATTGAGTATTCAATCTAAATGTGTAACGACTATCCTGAAAAGGAGTAGAATCAAGTGATTCGAAATGCCTAGCATCTTATATTAAATATATAAGATGGTGATATAGTCTAATCTCTATAGTAATATAGAGGATCTTTAATTGATCAAATGAGAAGTAACGAACTCATTTAAATATAATGGTTTCGAGATAGGTTTTAAGCCTGTACTAGAAACAACCAAACCAGATGGGGTATCTAAAGAAACTGGTATCGAATTTTGTAATTTAGTCTCCATTTCAGGTAAAGAATCAACGACAAAAGAAAAATTCTACCAACAATGTAAAGCAGCAGCTACCATTGGAACAATTCAGGCTACATATAACTCTTTCCCATTCCTAGGAGAGGTAACAGAACAATTAGCTAAAAATGATCCATTAATTGGAGTATCTATTAGCGGAATTATGATAAATCCTGATATACTACTTAATCCTGATATATTACAGGAAGGAGCTAGGATTATTAAGGAACAAAATAGTAAAATAGCTAAGTTATTAGGAATTAATCCTGCTTCGAGAACTACTTGTATAAAACCTGACGGCAACATAAGTACTTTAACAGGAAATACTCCGGGATGTCATGGTCAACATGCGAAAAGATATATCCGGAGAGTTCAGGTTAATAAGGAAGAAGAAGCAGGTAAGGTATATGCTAAATATAACCCTAAAGCAGTAGTGGAATCTGTTTGGTCTAATAATCATACTGATAATTGTATCATGTTCGCAATTGAATCAGATGATAATGTTAAAACTAAACAAGAATTATTAGGAATAAAACAACTAGAAGTAGTTAAATTACTATATAATAATTGGATTATTCCGGGAATGGTAGATCCTACTGATCCTGTATGTAATAATGTATCTAATACTGTTACTGTTCCAAAAGGACAATGGCATCTTATCAAAGAGTGGGTTTGGAGTAATAAAAACTTTATAGCTGGGGTATCTTTTATCCCAGATACCGGGGACATACAATATACACAGCCCCCATACACAGAAGTATTTACTCCAGAGGAGCTGGTAGAAATGTATGGAGATGGAGTTATATTTGCCTCCGGATTAATTGTAGATGCCGAAAAAGTATTCGGAAATTTATGGAAAGCTTGTGATACATTTAACTATAAAGGAGAGAAACTATATTCTACTGTTGAAGATGCTAAGGAATTTATTAAAGAACTTAATGTAACAGAAGATCCCTCTTATTTAAATAAGCCTCATTCTGAATGGGTGAAGGCTAATTCAATTCAATATAATAATTGGGTTAAAGTATTATCTACATTAGGATATACAGAGGAATTTATAGATGAAATCTTAGATTCAGATATAGAAATTCCAATTGCAGAAATTCAAAAGTATTTAGATAAAACAGCATTTAATACTGTAAAAAATCTAAATGCTAAAAGGGATATAATGAGGAGAATGAAAAAGTTTGGAGATGTGTATTTTGGAGAAGATTATGATACAATGATAGCTGCTCTTAAATATGTACAATTATATCACGATTGGTGCGATATAACTATAAACTATACCCCTATAGATTGGACATTAGTTAAATGGAAGAAAGTACTAGTAGATGCGAATACAACTGGAGCGCAAGCTTGCTCTGGAGGACAATGTGATATAACTAAAATATAATAATTATGAAATTTAGAATTACTTATACAGTATCTTGTGATTCTACATTTTATGTAGATATCGATGCAGATAATGAAAAAAAAGCAATAGATAAATTTAATTCTGGATACTGGGATTATGATGAAGAAATACTTATAGACTCTTCTTGTTTAGATCCAGAAATAGAAAATATTCAAGTAGTAGATGAGGAGGATGTTTGATGAAATATACTATTCACAATTTAAACAATGGATTGTACTGGGACGATACTTGTGAGTTATTTAGAACTGGAGGATTAGTTCCATTATATAATACAGAAGATGAAGCTAAAGATGTTATAATTAAAAAAGAATTGAAAGAATGTGAAGTACTTCCTGTTTTACTAATTCCAAATCCTGACGATAATGATTAAATCTTTTTATGCTATATATAATCCTAAATTATCTAATTATTACAATCCTATAACAAAAGAGTTTAGAGTGTATAATACTAATGCTATTTATGATAAAGATACTGCTCTTAAATATATAGATCAAGATGGATTAAAAGGTTGTGAGTTAAAAATTATATATAAATATTTTAAATCATGATATTAAATTTTATATATAATAGTCTGGAATCTGATATTGATCCTTTTGAGATTCTTCCTCCTGATAATGATATAGAGAATTTAAATATAAATTATTATGATATATCATATACTAAAGATAAGAAAAAAGGAAGAGCTATATTAAATAAATATGCTGCTAGAGAACTTCCGGTATTTGAATTAACAGATGACAATGGGAATTATTTATATTTTTCTTATGCAGAAAGTAGATTATATAAATTAACTAAGGAATTTATTATATCTAAAGTAAAAGAATACGAATATAATAAAGAATAAATATATTTTATTTATGTTAGCAGAAGATCTCAAAATTGGAGATATTATACTTGTAGAAGGAGGAAGTAGTAATTATAATATAGAAATTTTGGATATATTATCTCCCAATATTAAATATAGATATACTGATTTACCTAAAACTAATAATTGGGCGGATTATTCTATATTTAATAAAACTTTTAAAATACTTGAATTATTAAAAGAAGGAGATGGAAAAAGAAAAGGAAATAAAACTATAACAGTATCAAAGAAATCTAAGAAAAAATGAAAGTAAAAATATATAATAAATCTAATAACGAACTACCTAAATATAAAACATCTGGAGCAGCTGGAATGGACGCAAGAGCTAGCTTTAGTAATATTGATCCTAAGGATTTAATTAAATATGGATCTGTAGTATATACCTTAGATACTACAACTATGAAGATTAAATCTATATCTATGCAACCTGGGTCTAGAGTATTAGTACCTTTAGATATTTATACTTCTATTCCAGAGGGGTATGAGATTCAAATTAGAATGAGAAGTGGATTAGCTTTAAAGAAAGGATTATTATTAGGTAATGGTGTAGGAACCATCGACGCTGAAAACTAATAAATTTTAACACTTTATCTATTGTTCCAGTCATCTTAATTATCTATATTTGTACATTAATAACTAAATTAATTACTTTATATGGATGAGACTTGTAAACAATGTGGTAAGGTTATAGAAACCTCTACTAAAAAAGTTCCTAAAAATTTTTGTTCATACTCTTGTTATGAACAATGGGCAAAATTTAATTATACTCCTAATTGTGAGTGTGCAGTATGTGGAAGAAAGATGTATATAAAACCTTCTCATATTAAAAAGGTAAAAAATGGAGTAACATGTTCTAAGAAATGTGCATATATTCTAAAATCAGAATATTCCAAAGGAGAGAAAAATCATCAATATGGACTTATTGGAGATAAAAATGCCTCATTTAAGGGAACTACTATTATATCTAATTATGGATATATATTAGAATATTGTCCTGGGCATCCTTATCCCCATGATCGATCAACAAAAGGGACCAGAGTACTGCAACACAGGTTAGTAATAGAACGTAATTATGAAAAGTTTAACCCTGAGTATTTCGAAACTATTAATGGAAGAGTTGTTCTTAGACAATGCTATGATGTACATCATATAAACGAGGACAAACAGGATAATCGTTTGGAAAATTTAGAAATACTTTTGCGGTCAGAACATACTTCACATCATAATCTACAAAAACAAATTATAAGGGACGATTTAGGTAGAATAGTCGGCGTCGTTAAATTGGGCAATAACGGGGAAAGCTGTGATGCTAATCCCGTGATAAATTTAGAGATTACGAAAGGCTCTGAATCATCGTACAGCGTAGAAGGTGAATAAATATAATCCTTCCAAGAGTGCCCAACACGTTATGTGAAAAGGTACGCGGAGCTATAGCAAAAAAGAAGCTATAGAAGTTAGGATAAAAAGCCTAACGATAACAATTATTGGACTATAGAGGAAATTATGGTGTTATCCTAGTAAATCCTAGTTGGAATTCTGCTGTAGATATCGCAGAAGGAGATAGAATTTGTCAATTAATTCTCCAGAAAGTAGAAGTATGCGAATGGGAAGAAGTAAATAGTTTAGAGGATTTAGATATAACAAATAGAGGGATTGGTGGATTTGGATCAACTGGAAAACAATGATGCTTATATTAGAAATATTAGGAACTGAATTTTCTACTCCGAATAAATCAGGATGTAAAATATTATTCGATGAAATAGAGAATATAGATCTTATTAGGAAAGCTTCTAGATGTATATATAGTTATCAACAAGATTTAAATTTTAAAACATTACAGAATATATTCTTCTGTAATCTTAATGTAGATCAAGATTTAATGAATTATATAGAAGTAATGTCAGAAGATTTTGATTATATTTCTAACATAGTAATACATACTGTAAAACATATAAATGAAGAGATTATGTTCTAATGGAGAATGCAAATAACATATTTTCTGAATTTGGAAGTGCTTTAATACAAGAAAAAGAAGATCAAGAGTTGGAATCTGAAATAAAAGGATTCCATACTCTGGATTTTGAATTATCTTGGGAACAATTATCTGCAATTAAGAAAATTATTAAGTTTATAAATAATAAAAACATTAGTAACAAAGACAATACTGATAATAATAAATTATTATTATCTGGAAAAGCTGGAACAGGCAAAACTTCTGTTATATCACAAGTAATAGCATATTTAGATAATCATAGCTATGATTATGTAGTGTGTGCTCCAACACATAAAGCTAGAATTAATTTAGAGAAACTTACTAAGACTGAAACATTAACACTACACCAATTATTATTATTAAAACCCAATCTAGAAATTGAACAATTAAATATTAAAGAATTAGAATTTCAAAGTGGATTAAAACATAATTGGAAAGCTAGAATTCCTAGATTAGTAATAGTAGATGAATGTAGTATGATAACCTCTGATTTATATGAGTTTATAGATAAAGAGTTAGTATCAAAAAGAAATGTAAAAATAGTTTTTCTAGGTGATTCAGCACAACTACGAGGAGTTAAAGATTTGGAAATATCTAAAGTATTCTCTTTAAAGAATAAAATAGAATTAACCAAAATATATCGACAGAAAGACGAAGCTCCGTTATTATATTTATTAGATGAATTAAGAACATCTCCGCATTTTGGTAAGTTTAAAGAATTTAAATCTGACTATGGATCTTTATATAACTGTAGTAATGTAAAAGATTTTATAATCAAAGCTGGAAAGAATTTTAAGAAGGCTATTAGTAAAGAAGATCCGTACTTATGTAGAATTCTTACATATACAAATAAAAGATTAAATGAGTATAACACTGTACTTAATAAACTTTTATTTAATAACAATGAAGAATATAATATCGGAGGATTCCTAACTGGATATGATAACTTTGAGTCCGATGATTATTTTGGAAAAATATATAATTCTCTAGATTATATAATAAAAGATGTAAAACCTTATATTAAACCTCCATCTCAGATATTTCCTCTAGAATTAAAGGGATTTATATTAACTTTAAAAGATTTTATATATGAAGATGATATAGAAGTATTTATTATATCTAAATATATAGATCCTGAAATATTAAATTCTTTTATATCCTTATTTGAAACAACTAGACTAACCGCTCTAAAAGTAGATAAGAAAGTAAATTCTAGATTATATGGAGCATTATGGGGTAAATACTATAAGTTACAACAATACTTTGCATCTCCAATTGATTTATATTATGACGGGAGATTGATAAAATCAGCAACGCTAAAGCCTGGATATGCTATTAGCACGCATAAAAGCCAAGGAAGCTCGATTACTAATGTTTATATAGATATGAAAGATATTTTAAGATGTAAAGATGAAGAGGAATTGAGACAATTACAATATGTAGCACTGTCTAGAACTAAAAATAACATTTATTTATTAAATTAAAATGGATTATAATATAGACTTAAATTTTCCAAAAGATATTCCTGTGGAAATTTATACTTCGGAAGGAGAATTACTTACCACTGTAACTACTCAAACTGAACTTTTATATATCACAAATCAGATTCGATCACAGAAATTAGAAGGATTCTATATTAAGTTCAAAGATTTAGAAATACGTATAACTAAAGATGGGACTTTAGAAAGTACTCCTGAGGAAATGTTCTATAATTATCGTAAAATTATTAATGAGACTATGTATGGAATACCCATTGAAGAATATAATAAAGTAAAGATAGAGATAGATGAAAATGGAGTCTTAACCGAAGTATATTATAAAGGTAATTTCTATGCTAAATATCTTTCTAGAATGAGTAAAGACTCTTTTACAATAAAAACATATCCAGAGTGGATGGATGTGATGACTTCTACAGAAATGGAAGGAACAACTCAAAGAAAGATATTAGAAGAACTTTCTAATGGAACATCTTTTACAACTATATGTAATCTTTTACTATCTAATGAGAACAACGTACAAGAATGAATTAATATCTAGAGATTCTAAAGGAAAAATTAGAGTAGTATATGCTAGTGCTAAATACCTTCCTCTAGTTAATGAATTTAGAATCTTTAAAAAAACTGGATTATTTAAAGGAAAACTTATTGAACAGCCTGAGAAAGTTATTACAGAAGGTAAAGCTAAAAGAACTGTTCATCAACAAGGAGATTTAGAATATAATTCTACTATATCTAAGTATTTAGATAAAGGATATAAAAAAGTAGAAGAATTATTCACAAAGCCTTTAGATAAGTTATCAGAAGAGGAAATAAATGAAAAACTTCCGCTAATAAAAACTAATGCTGATAATGTTCCTATTCCAATGGGATGTAAAAAATATACGGAAGTAGCCACTAAAGCTTTTGATAAAGAATATTTAGCTTCAAGAAAATTAGATGGAGTAAAGTGTATCTTCTATCAAAGAGATGGGAAGATTAGGACAAGTTCTAGGGGTGGTAAAGACTATAATATAGCAGCAGAGCATTTAATTAATGATCCTGCTATGATAGAGATATTTAAAAAGTATCCAGATATAATGTTAGATGGAGAAATTTATAAACATGGATGGTCATTACAAAAAATCTCTGGATTAGCTAGAACTAAGGAAATTACTCCTGAAAAATATCAAGATATTATCCAATTACAGTATTGGATATACGATATCGCTGATGATAAAATGAAGTTTGAGGATAGATGGGAGTTAATGCAGGAATTAGAACCTATTATATCTAAATCATCTCACTTAAAATTAGTAGAACAAACTCCAATTTCTGGATGGTTAGGAATCGATAAATTAAATAAGAAATATGTAGCAGAAGGATTTGAAGGAGTAGTCATTAAACGATTAGACGCATATTATGGATACGGAAAGAAGACTAGCGCGGCTATAAAGATTAAGGACTATAAGGATGAAGAATTTCTTATTGTTGGATGGGTTCCAGGATTAAGACCTGAAGAGGATATGTGTTTTGTAATGGAGACTAAATCTGGAAAGAGATTTAAAGCAAAACCTGTAGGAGATAGGAATACTAAATTAGATTATGTAGAAAATATATCTAATATTATTGGGCATATGGGTACTGTTACATATTTTAGTATGTCAGAAGATGGAATTCCAACTCAACCTGTATTTAAAACTATTAGATATGAAGAAGATATATATAATAATTATGATGAAGAGGATTAAATAATAATTAAATATGAAAATTAATAATAAGAAATCGATCTACGACGATCTTCAAAAGTACGATTGTTTAAAGAGTAAATCTTCTTTTATAGAAATAACCGAATGGACTAATGGAGAAGGATGGGATATAACTATAGATGAAAAAATATTTAGTCTAACTTATGGAGAACTTGAAGCTATAAAATACCTTACTAGAGTATTAGATTATGAATCCGATAAAGTCAAAGATAAAGATTATTAATCAATATAATAATCCTCTTTATTATTGGTGGAAAGTTAGAAAAATATTTAAAAGACCTAAATGTCATCTTATAATTAAGAAAAATTTATGGTTTTTTGGACTTCCTATTAGAAGAGATTATTATAATCCTATTATAAGTATAAGATTCTCAGGGTTAGGATGGAAATGGAAATATGATGAAGTTAGACATGAATGGGATCCTTATATTCAAATATGCTTATTTAGAAAATATCATATTGTATGGATATTTAATTGGGCAAAATATGATGACTCAGATTCTAATACAATAAGTATGGCTACATGGGAAGCTATACTAGATTATTTACATAAGCATAAAACTGTACAGGAATGCGTAGATTTTAATGCTTGGAAGAGTGGTGAAAAGATTCTAACTATAAAAGAAAATATAAAGAAAAAGTATTTAAAAACTTTAAAATAATAAACATAAATTATATTAGAGATAATTTATTTTATCTCTAATATTTAAATTATAACTTATGAAATATAAAAAGAAACCAGTAATTATAGAAGCTATACAACTTTTAAATAATAATTCTTCTATAGAAGAATGTTTAAAGTTTATATATAATGTTTTTATAACTGACGATGATATAGAAACTGTTAAAAATGATAAACATATACGTATTCAAACTTTAGAAGGAGATATGAAAGCTTCTTTTGGAGATTATATTATTAAAGGAGTAAATGGAGAATTTTATCCATGTAAACCGGATATTTTTGAAAAAACATATGAAAGTATTGAATAATATGAGGAAAATATTTATTTTTATAACATTAATATCATTAGTATTTTTATTAACAAAATGTAATGGAGACATATATAAAAAGAATAAAAGTGAGTTAGTTAAAACACTTTCTTCTATGAATTTATATACAGTTCCAGTGAAAGAAAATTTATCTACTATAGTAATATTCGGAAAGGATACTTTAGCGGTAACTAATACTCCTATAAATATATATATTCCAAATGTATTAAATAGATTTGATAGTCTTAAATTAGATACCATTGCTGTAGATACTAATAACTTATTTAGTCAATATGCTCAAACCATATTATTTGAAGATATAGAGAGCAAAGATTATGATTTTAACGATCTTGTGATTTATATTAAAAATAAATGTAAGTATTTAAATAATAAAGATTACTTCTTGCAATCTATAGAAATCCAACCTATTGCTCTAGGAACTACACAGAATATAAAATTAGGATGTGTATTAAGTAACGGTTCTGAGTATATTATATCTAATAATGTTAGAGAAGAGTTATTTAATAATCATAAAGGATATATAAATACAATATCAGGAAAAGGAAATATTAAATTTAAATCCTATTTAGCACTTGATAGTATTAGATTAAATAAAGACTCTAATCCATATATTGCTTGGTTCATTGAAATAAATAAAGCTAGATATTATGCAGTGTGTTCTGAAATAAATTATGAGGAATATAATATGTTTGGAGATAAAGATATTCCATATGGACTAGTTTTTTATAATACTTTCATGTATCCGGAAGAAGGAAATTCTATATTTGAAGTATATAAAGACTTCTATCTCTGGAGAGATGGAAAGAGATCTTCAATAGGAGAATATTCCGAGTCTAAATGCTATAAGTATTAAAAACATCATTTAAATACATGAAAGATTTATATAACACTATAAATAAAGTAATTAATAACAAATCTTTAAATTCTGAGGAAGCAACTAACCTAGTTCATATGTATATTACAGAAGAGTTAGGAAAAGAACCAACTTCCGAAGAACTTACAGAAGTATTAAAACTACTGCAAAGGGGTATATTTGATTTTGAATATATGTTGGATATTATATTAAAGAAACCTCATATATATGGATTATATACTTGTAGTATTTATTCTTCGTTAGATGAAAATGGGAATAGAAAATTTATAAAAAGAACTCTTTATAAAAATTAGAATGGAAACTTATATTGATTTTGATGAACCCTATACATCAGATGTATTTGATGATGTAGATCCTTTATTGGAAGTAGAAGAGCTTCCGAAAGAAATTAGAAATGAATTATTTAAAGAAATCGAAAAAGAATTTGAAGAAGAAGAAGAATCTGATTTATTAAAAGATTAATTATGAGAAATTTTAAAATTACTTTATCGACCGAAGAAATTATTTCAGAAGAAGAATTACTTGATATTATAAATTATTGTTATGATACTAATTATTTAACTTTTTCTGATATCCCCAAAGAATTAATAAAAGAGTATATACTTAACGAAATGGGAAGCATATTTTCTTTCGAAACCTCTAATATAGATATTAAAGAAGTACATTGTGAAGAATAAATATATTGATATTACTAGGGAGGATTGGATCAGTCTAATCTCCCTAGATAAAAATAATCCGATAAATAAAAAATTAGGAGCAAAATTTATTTGTCAAGAAGAAATTAAGAAGACGGAGGAAACTATTTTATATAGAATATGTATAGAAGATATAAAATCAAAACGATTATTTTGTGTTAAATATATTCTATTTAAAGATTCCGAAGGAAAGCCTGATATAGCAGTAAATACTGAATATACTGATAAGTTATATAAAATCTAATAAGATGCTTACATATTATTTAAGAAACTTCTGGCAAGATTGTAGAATAGATTCAATTCAAAGAATTCGAGAAACGATTCCAAATATAAACGATGAAACACTTCTAGAAATTTTAGAAGGTAAGAAGAAAACTGTAACTGAGGATGGTATACATTTTACTATAGAAGATGATCATGAGGAAGATGAAATGTATTTAAGTAGAGATCGTATACAAGAATCTTTTGAATATAAATTTATGGACTTAGCTTCTCAGGTTATGGGATATTCAAAAGGATTGCATCTTGATACAGATGAGGATAGAAGACATTATTACTCTCTTTTAGAAAATACTTTTGAGAAGATTCACAAATTAGAGAATAATTGGAAAGAGTTTTGTGCTTTGATAAAATGTAATATAAATCTAAAAATTGAGGATTATCTTTATGACGAAGATTCTTTGGAAGTAGATGATGTTGATGTATTTAATTATGTCGAACATTTAGATTCTCCTAATAAAGCTTCTTCTTACAAGGACCTTGTTTCTGAATACCTATCCACACTAAACTTTAGTTTTAAATATGCTCTAGATTATTTAATAAGAGAACATAACTATCAAACTATAGAATTATTAAAATTAGATTTATCTAACGGATTAAAATATATCCCAGAGCATAAAAAAGCCCAATCTGAATTAGACACCCTTAGAGGAGATGATATCTTTCCAGAAGATATTCTTGAATGTATATGGAATAGTGGTTGGTTATCTCCAAATGGAGAATTATATGGATGTCCAGATTATGATCATATAAATTTCTCTGATAGATTAGTTAAATATTTAAATTTATCAGGAACAAATTCTGATAGAATATTAGAAACTAATGGATATATTAAATTCTCATGTGGAAGATGGTTATATATGGAGAAAGATTTTACTCCTACTATAGCCCAATTAGAAACAATTTTAAAGTGGAATAAGGAAAAGAATAAAAGTCTTAAAATTTGTATTGGAGATGGATTATCAACGGTTAATGTAGACATTATAGAGTCTAAATTAAATTCTTTAAATAAATAAAATGAAAGTACATAATTTCCAAATAGAGAAAAGAATGGAATTATTTAATCGGTGGGTTAAGAAAAGGGGCGAGAGAGATAACGATTTCATTAAATATTTTTATGATGGAGGTAATGATATATACATAACCCCATATCAATTACAAGATCCGGATTATATCATCCCAGAATGGAATAAGACTATCCCTTCAGGGTTAAGAAAGTTATATAATAAAATAGGAAAATTATGTAAAATCGATGGTGATGTTACTGGATATTTTGCTGGGATAGTATGTGATTATACTGATTTTTATTATAGAATAGTATTAGAAGATGAACCTAGAAGTATTTTACATTCATGTGTTGGAAAAATAGATTTTATTGATTAGTATTAACATTTTAAATATATTTATTATGAATTATTCAGAGGTTATGGAATTACTAACTGATGAGATACTTGAATTGTATGAAAAGAAAAATAGTGATTACGGAAATTCTTTTTATAAGCAATTAGATGAGGATGGATTATTAGTATCTAAGATCAGATTGCAGGATAAATTAAGTAGATTTTCATCTATTATTAAAAAAGATACTATAGAAGTAGAGGATGAGAAGCTTAGAGATACATTAATTGATCTTGCCACATATAGTATAATGACTGTTGCATGGATGGATAATAAGTAAAACATGAAGAAAACAATTAGAGATTTAAATCCAGACGATATTGTATGGGTCATCAGTTTTAATGAGATTACTGAACATAAAGTTAAATATTGCAGACCTTATAATGATCATCATTGTTTAGTAATTAAAGATTTCTCCACTTCTAAAGGATATCCAAATCTGTTAAGTGAACATCCTGTAGATTCTGATAAAAGTATTGAATATATAGATAAATATTATATAGTACTTAATGAAGAAGATATTCATGAATGCCAAATGAAGTGTCTTATAAAGCGAAGAAACAAATTATATGGATTACTAAATGGAGTAAGAAAAGCAGAACGTACTTATATAAAACAAATAGATGAGGTTGAAGATTTAATAAATAAATGCAATGAATAATTTTGAAACTGCTATAGTTAAATATATTTGCCCCATATGTGGCAATGTTGTCGAAGAGAACATTATAATGAACTCCAGATTAACGGAAGAAGATGCTTCTAAGGTACGAGAACTCCATAATAAAATTGTAGGTTATTCTGATCATGCTTGCGAGGAATGTTCTAAATATAAAGATACTGCGGTATATTTTATCGAAATAGATTCGGAAAAGTCTGTTGGTAATGATACGTATAGAACTGGACGAATTACTGGAATTAGAAAAGAATCTGAATTAGTCGCAGCTGTCGAGAAATATATAATTACTTTAGAAGATGGAACTAGGTTTTGTTATATAGATAAAGAGGAAGGAAAGAGAATTGGAATGTGGAATGATTAAATTTTTAATGAATGAGACTAATTAAGCCAAGTGTTGAAATATGGGATCAAGAAGAAGGTTTAAATGGGGTATATAAAAGTATTGAACGTGCGGGACGTATTTGTTATAAAAGTTCTGATAAAATAACAGAGGATTCTGCTGAACCTTTTGTAGATAGAATGATTAAATCACTACATCACTCTATGCTAGAACAGGGTACAGTATATCTTACTATTCCAAGAGAAGATACTAACTATCATATTTATTTAAGTAAGTATAGAGATAATCCATATTCAGAATACAGAGTTGCTCAAACTTTAGAAGGTATGCCAGTTGGAAGTTTATATATTACCACTAATTATAGAGTAATTATAGAACATGACTGGATAGATGATTTAAAATATCTATGTGAACCAACAAAATTTCATGAGAAGAGAATTAGTGTTCATTTTACATTAGACAGGGCTGTATCGATGGAGTTTTTAAGACATAAAAAATTTAGTTTTGCTCAAGAATCTACGAGATATTGTGTAAGCGGAGATACTTTATTAAGATATAAAAATCCTCACAATAAATATACTATTGAAGAACTTTACAGAGATAAAATAGGTCAAAATAAGTTATCTAAATTAAAAATTGAAGTTTTAAATTTAGATACTGGAAAATTAGAATATTCTGAGATTAATAATATATTTTATAATGGAATCAAACCTATCTACAAAATTATTACTAAATTAGGATATTCCTTAAAATGCACTGAAGATCATAAAATATATACACCAAACGGATGGAAAGAGCTTCAAAATATTAGTTCTGGAGATTTTATTTATGTGAACGGGAAGGATTCTGTCTCTAATTTTTTATATAGGGATAAAGATTGGCTATATAATCAATATGTTACTTTAAATAAAACTGTTAAAGATATTTCTATTGAATTTAAATACGGAGAAGATATATTAAGAAAATGGTTATATAAATTTAAAATTTACAAACCTAAAGATGATGAAAAACCATTATATACTAATTATGATTGGTTATATAATGAAAACATTATCTTAAATAAAACCTTTGTTCAAATCTCTAAGGAAACTGGATATAATGTTAGTACTCTTAAAAAATGGGCTTCTAAATTAAATATTCCAAAAAAAGGAACAGGGTACTTTAATATTGGTAAAACTCCTTGGAATAAAGGATTAACTGAGGAAGATGACCATAGAATTAAAAAGCAGGCGAATACTTTAAGAAAATATCATCATAATAATGGGGATTCTAAAACGATTCTTAAAGAGGATACTTCCGAATATCAAAAATATAAAAAAAGTTATTGTGAAATTTGTAATACTACAGAAGATTTAGAGGTGCATCATATTGATCATAATAGAACTAATAATTTTCCTATAAATTTAATAACTGTATGTAGCTCTTGCCATCAAAGTATTCATAGTCAGAATTTAAAAATATTACATGCTGATGAGGTACTTAGTATTGAATATATTGGAGAAGAAGATGTTTATGATCTAGAGATTAATCATTATCATAACTATGTTGCTAATGGAATAATAGTTCATAACTGTAATTTCTCTAAAGATAAATTTAACAATGAGATTACTTATATAATTCCAACCTGGTTAGATATTCCAGAAGGAGAAGCTTATTTCCATGACGGTATAAATTTTAGAGTTGGTGCTAATAAAGAATTTTTTGGAGAGTCTGTAAATAGTAAAGCTTGGAATAGAAATAATAATTGGAAAGAAGTAGATTCATTTTTACATAGTTTAGATGTTTCAGAGAAGATATACTTTGATTTACTAAATTTAGGTTGGACTCCCCAGCAAGCAAGACAAGTACTACCTAACGCTCTTAAAACAGAACTTGTAATGACTGGATTTATTTCTGATTGGAAACATTTTATAGATCTTAGATATAGAGGAACTACTGGAAAACCTCATCCAGATGCTTTTTATTTAGCTGAGAAACTATATAACTTATTTAAAGAAAAAGGTATTGATGTATAATGAAAGAATACATTCGATTTGGAGAAATTCCTGATAATGAACGTTCTGGTATATATAACAATGAAGGAGAGTTAATTGGAAGAGAGCGTGGAGTATCATGTTATGAATGTATATGTTTTAATAATCAATATAGAGTCCTATTACCATATAGACCTACTAGATATACATGTATAACATTACATAATCTATATGAGCAATATTTTGACGGAGATATTAACATGTACATTGTAACAGGAATTGTAGTTGGATACGGAAGTGATAATGAACCATTATTAAGAAATGTAAAAGTAGTAAAGAAACTTAATATAAAATCTTTTAAATCTTAGTTTTTATATATTAAATTAAACATAATATGTCAATAAAAATAAAGTCTAAAGTTTTAAAAGCTTCCGAATATACTCATTCCTTAATATTATTCTCTGATAAATTCTTGGAAAATGAAAATTTTACTTCAAAAATAATATATTATACAGCTAAAGGTATCTTAAATCTCTTTTCAGTATCTAAATTAGGAGATTTTTTATCTGGATATGTTCTTCAAAAAGTATTTAAACATAGAGGAATATTTGAATATTGGGTAAAAAACAAATGCCAAACTAAAATTATATATAATATACCTCGCTACCAATTAGACACCCTTATCGAACGTTGTGATAAAGAAAATATTCCAACCTATCAAGATATCGACTTTAAAACAAAAGAGTGTGTAGGTCTTTATATAGGGCCTTATTGGACAAATAAATTATATTATGTCTTAGATAATAGAATTATCCAAGAAAAATTCGAATCAGATTTGGATATAAAGAATGACGATAAAAATGTATAAAATAGATTTAGAATTTAATATGAATAAAAATAAAAATCCTTTCGTATCATATTCGGAGTTTTTTACTAAATTAGATCCTAATACAGAGAAAGTATCTCCAGAAATATTAGATATGAAATTTAAAGATTTAACAAATGATAGAAACAATATTTCTAACAGCCCTAGCAATAATGATTCTGGGGTATCTACTAACAGCAGCTCCGATAATTTTAATTTTACTAAACCAGTTGATTCTAGCAATTGGGAAACTAATAGAGCCAATGTGGGACAAAATCAAAAGAATGAATTAAAGAAGCAGATTACTTCTTATATAAATTCTTTAGACATAGAAAATGATTATAAGAAATATTTAATTAGATTAGCTGAAAGAGAGAGTAATTTTAATCCAGAAGTAATAAATGCACAAGGATTTAAAGGATTATTTCAATTTGGGGATGATGCTTTAAGAGATATTGGGATGACTACTTCTGATTATATGTCAGACTGGAAGAAGCAGATTGATGCTGTTATTAAATTTACTAATTTAAATAGAGAAAGACTTAGAAATACTCTAAGAGGAACTAATGGAAAAGATATAGATGGGACTAAAATAAATGAATGGGGCTTATTAGGAGCTGCGCATTTAGGTGGTGTTGGAGGAGTAAACAAGTTCCTGTTTAAAGGAGCTAATCCAGTTGATGCGAATAATACTAGTATAAAAGATTATTTAATATACTTTAGTAAGTAATGAAATATAAAGATATTGTATTAATATTTTATTGTTTATTAATTATAATATTAACATTTGGAATTGGAAGAATCTCAGGAAAGATTTCATATCAAAGTGATATATTAAAAGAGAATTTAAATATACAAAACTATCTTCCATCTATAGATATTAGGAGATATTCTCCAGTAAGTGAGACCGAACAATCTTTATTAAATAAAATGAGTAAAGAAGGTTATTGTTTAGTTGATGTAACAACTGAAAATGGAAGAGTATTTTATTATTTTCAAAAGATAGTATATAAGAAAGAATTTAATTTAAAATAAAGAAACCCTAACAGTGCATTATGCATTGTTAGGGTTTTTCTTTTTTTATTTGGCTGGATATTTTTTATTAGATATGTATTTTAAGAATTTAAATTGAAATAATTTTCTAGTATTTAAATATTCTGGATTATTTTCATTATATCTAGCCTCAGTTTCAAAACATATATTCTTATATGCCATATTATATGGAGGTAAAATTATCTCTATAATCCAACATATTACATATATTAACAATGGAAGTAAAGGAGTAGCTAAAATCCACCATAAAGAGAGATTAAATATTAAACAAGATAAAACTGCTATAATAATAGATGTAATCCAAATCTCAGTCTGTTGATATACATGAATCGTTTCATGTCTAAAAAATCTTTCATTAAGTCTTCTAGTATCACCCTTATGTTCGCTTCTTATCCATAAAATAAAAATAGTTACCATAGCAAGAAATCCTTTAACTGGAATTAGTGGATTATATATTACTAATGGTAAAAGTTTATGTTTTTGTTTTGATGTAGTCATATATAATAAGTATTTATTCTTCTGAATTTAATAAATTAAACACGTTCTGAGTTTGTTTTATTACATAAAAATTCTTAGGAATCTCTTTTCCGAAAGAACTTTCTCCTTTAGCTATTCTAATAGTAGAGTCTTTCAGTCTCTCTAAAAAACTAAGAGCTACCGGAGTATCTAAAGAAAGTCCTAGAGGAGCCCAAAATACAAGTTCGTCAGTGGAATTTAATAAAGTTTGTCTTAGAATATTCTTAGTTAAGGGATCAAATTCTTCTCCACTTTCTTCTTTATCTTCTATTATTAATCTAAATAATAATGCAAGTAAAGCAGCCCACATAGAATCTGCTAATAATTGTCTAGCATTTCTAATTCTATAATCTTTATGTTCTAAAATTGCATCAGTATTCTTATTTATATAATACTTAAATAAATATTGCATATAATAGAAAGTACTATTCACCATTCCTTCTATAAATCTTCCAGACCATTCCTTTGCAGGAACATCTGTAACTTCTGTAGTTTCTATTAAATGAGATTCCCCATCCTCATCTACCACAGATTTCAAATAAAGTAAATTTCCTTCTTCATCTGTTTTTTGTTTCCATTCCCCTTTAGGTGTTTTATCAGTTCCTCCTAAGAAGAATCTTTCACGAGTAGATGAGAAATAAGATTTAAATTGGAATAGTATCTTACCTACAAATTTATGTCTAGCAGCAAATGCATTTTCATGATCCATATATCCGAATAATGAATCGGCAGAAGATTTTATATTTCTCTTTTCTGCTATAGTATATGCGGAAGGTAATGCTACTGGATTAGATTCGTTAAATTTTAACTCTTCCCAATCAAGATCATTCTCATGTTCAATATTAAATTGAGTTAGATGTGCGATATAATCTGCTTTTTGTTTATTATATAAAGGATGCGATTTATCTCCAGATGCGAATATAGAATATCTCCCATCTTTAGTCCAATCATATATCAATTCTCCATCTTTAGACATATGGTGAGCTTTCAAACAATCATCATGAATCATTTGAGCTACTATAAATACCATTCTATTTAAAAAATCTGGAGCGGTAGTAGCCCAATAAGCACCTCTTCTTAATAATCCTTTATAACCTTTTCTATCAGAATTTAATTCGTACGCTAAAGAATTAGCATCCATTCTAGTCATCCCATAAAAATGGTTTAAAGCTTCTACTAAAGTCCAATTATCAGAACTTACACCGGTATTTCCCATAACTATACCATAAGCTTTAGCAGCATCGGCAGTAGTAAAACCATTATCTCCTAATAACCGTCCAGCAGCTCTAGTCATTAGAAGATAAAATCCTTGAATTGGCTCTCTAACTAATGAATTAAGATTTAATGCCAACATTGAAACTCGTGCAGCAGTAGTAATAGGTTGAAATACTTTATAGACTTTTTGATTGGATTTTTCTATAGAACTTTCTCCGAATATAACAGTTTTTAAATAAATATCAATTTGCTTATTTAAATTCTCGAAATTAATATTAGTATCATAAGATTGTAAATAGATAGCATGTCTTATATCATTAATAAGGGGAAGAATAGTATCAAAAGAAGATTTCCTTATATAAGCATGAACAAATACATCCTCTAATAACTCTAAGTTAGTCTCCCAATAAGAAGTATCTTGCTCTGAAAGATATTTTTCTCTAGTAGTTGGAGAGACGTTTAGAAAATTATACATTGTTAAATAATCATTCTTCCCAGCTTCGGAATCCTGTTCAATTGTCTCTTCTTGTGCTTTAGTAGCTCTTCTTATATCAACTTGTTCGTTCCATTTATCTTGTATCCACGAAAAGAATCCTTTACTTTTCAATTGTGAAAATGCCGTACCTCTCAACAATGGGATATCAAAATAATGTCCACTTTGAATTAATTCTTGAACTGGAGTAGTTTTTATTGCTTCTTCTTCTGTCAAATTATAATCAACTCCGCGCTTTATTCTATTTACATTCCATAAGAAAGATTTCAACCATTTTCGCTCGGCTTGAGAAAGATCATTTGTCATGTCATAAGGATTCTTTGCTCTAAAATTACGAGCTATTCTTCCAGTAGAATCTCTCTCAAACATATTTTTAAATACGTTAGTTGAATCTTTAAAAGTCCATCGTTCTACTTGAGTAAATCCTTTTGATTTATATAACTCTAACACTCGTTGTAAAGATTTCTCCTTATATTTCTCAAACCATTCACGCATCTTCTGGAATTGTAATTCAGTTAAATCTACTATATCTTTCATTAAAGGAATCATTTCTGGATTTTCTACATAATACCCTCCTAAGGTCATAGTTTCAGATATATTTTTGAGATTGAAACTTATTTGACTTATATCATGATCTGAATCGAAATAGATACGTTTATAATGTAGAATAGTCCTAGATATTTGGGAATATAATAAAGATAATCCAGTTGGGTCAGAATCATAATTATTATCTGCTCTAATAATTAATCTATTTCCAGCTGCTTCTCTAATAATATCTTGTAATTTTCTTAACTGTTCTATTTTATATCTACCGGTTTCATTATCTAATTTATAATTATTATAGAAATCATAAATTAAATCAGAAGCTCCTTTTACTAATTCTGTTCTATCTTGTCCTAGAATAGTTAATAGTCTTAATTTTAAAGCTTCTATCCTATCTGCAATTATTAATTCTGATTTAAAGTAATTTGTAATATCTAGTTCCTTAGATAAGATATTAAAATTATGCGTTAATTTATTTATATCTATAGGATAAGATTGTCCTTCTTTATAATTAATTACTTGAATATTTCCTATTTTAAAGTTACTAAAATAATCATGTAATTCATTTATAACTAACATTGTCTCTAATAACTTAGCGTTTCCTACAGTATTGGATAATAGATTTTTTAATTTCTTATATTTAGCCTCAGATCCTAAATTTCCAAAGATATTATGAGATCCATTATTCCAATTAAGTTTTTTTGTTAAATTTATATCTGTCATAGATATAATATCTACTATATTATTGGCTACATCTCTAAACGCATAAATCCCTATCTCCGCTAATTCTGGAAGGTCTAATACTTCATATCCCGGATTATCTATGTAATTACAAAATACTCTAGTTAGATATGTATTTGCTTTTTGTGGAAGGTATTTAAATTTATTTTTATCTTCTAAAGATTCAGAAGTCTTTTTTAAATAATCAAACTCTTTCCATAAAGTGAAATAGTAAGATTCACTTTTATCCTCCATTTTTTCTTGATACTCTCTAGCTTTTTCTAATAATTCTTCTTTAGTTGGAGCTTCTATTACGGGAATATCTTGTCCCTTTCTTTTAGATACATAATCATTAAAGAACCATACTTTTCTATAATTATCATATTTAGCCACCCTCTCTATAAATTCTTTCGGAGTTTCTTTAGATAATTTCCCAAAAGCGATTTCCGAGTATTTAGCCACATTTTTAGTAGCTTCTGTATTATAACTTACTTCTGATACATTTGCTCTAATATGTTCTTGTACTATCCTAGTTATATATCCATTAGGATAAGATAATCTTTGCATAGATTTTCCTTCGGTAGTTTTGTTTATAGGTTCTTCAACTTTATAAGATGTAAATGTCTCATTATTATAATCTATATCCGATATAATAATAGGAACTATATTTAAAGAAGCTAACTTTACCCCAATTCCATTATTAGCTAATAACGCTCTATATACAGCTAATTGATAATCTATTGTTAATTGTTTAGAAGAATACCATGTTTCATATGGTTTATTTGAGATTTTAAAATCATAAATTTCTACATTTCCTCTTTCATCTATAGCTAATAAATCTAATCGTCCTATGATAGGATCAGATTCATCATCAGAAGTTTGTAGTGTTAATTCCGGGATAAATTTATACTTTTTTCCTTTACTAATTTTAGATTCTAAATTCTTAAATGTAAAATATAAATTTTCGATTGTATCATATGGAAGATCAACAATCTGAGATATTGTATTTAAATCCTGATTTTTGAAATATAACTCAGCTACTTTATGTACTTTATCTCCAATCTTTGCTAGATGTCCCCAATTTTCTATATCAAATTCTATCTGTCTCTTTGCGTCTTCTTCTGATAATCCTTCTTTAGTTAAAAGTTTTAACTGATTCTTTTTATATTCCTCTACTTTAAATTCTGGAATTACACGATCTCCATTAGAATTTAGCCAAGTAGTTATAGCTGTAGTTACTCCTAATCTCTTAGGGGTAACTACTTCATTTTCTTGCGTTGACTGATTAAATTTGGACTCTTGTACAGTAGAATTTAACGCTAAGAGTTTATTATATATAGAATCCTGAATAGTATTACTTTCATCAAATACCGCATCTCCATATTTATTATAATAGAGCATATTTCCATAATTCTTGGCTATGAAAGCATCTAAGTCTTGTTCAGAATTAAAGGAATGCTTAGATCCGTTTATTGTTAAAAAATATTTACATGCCATACTGTTAACATTTTTCTAGTAATTGTGTATTTGGATTTTTAGAATTTAATAAACTACTTTTTATATTAGTAATATTCCTATTCTTAAATGCTTCTGATACATTTTCTGGATTAAATAAAGAGAATCTCTTATTTCCGGCAGAGAGTAATAAACTATTAAATTCTGTTATTATTTTTTCAATTGGCATCTTACTCAATTCTCTACTTAAAGTTTCTGATGTTTTTTCTGGAAGAGTATTTAAATCTAGAGATAACGTAGAATCTAATACTTTTAAATATTCTCCAAAGAAATCTGTAGAAGATAATAAATTATTTATATTAAATTCCTCACTACTAAATACTCCACTTAAACTATCTGCTATAAATTCTACGAAAGCTTCTTCTTTAGCATCATTTAATGTTCTATTAGTAAGTATATTTCTAAATCTCTCATTAAATTCTGGGAGAGTAGCAACTTTATCTAGTAAAGAGGAATATAAAGAATAATTCTTACTTCTTAACGCTCCCATTATTAGATGCATTAATTCATGTAATGGAGAAGAGATATCAGCTCTATTAATATTTACATATATTTTCCCATTCCAAATAAACGCTCCTGCTCTAGAAAACGAATCAGCTAAAGTACTATTTAGATTTTTAGAATCAACCAATTCTTGAATTTTAGCATCATCTATTACGTTAATAATATTATTATATGTTGAATTAATATTTTCTATAACCCTATTTAGAATTTTCTTTTTATCAAATTTATCATAAGTATCAGTAAAGTATTCTACCTTTTTTATTTGAGGAACCTCATCTGTTATAGATAAATTCTCTAATTCTTTTTGTCTAGTTTTATTTATTGGATAATATAATTCTGAAATAAGATATTTTCCGGATTTAATATCATTAAAATTTATATACCAAGAGTTATTATATATCTCTCCATTTAATCCTACTATTTCAGACTCTAAATTGATTCCTTTATCAGTTATAGATTTAATTCTAAGATATTTAGTAAATTTATCATTATACTTAATCTTTACAACATCATTTACTTCTATGATATTAATAACTTGTTCCGGAGAACGTTGATATATTCTAGGATCGTAATAAAATCCAGTCGAATCATTTACCTGAATTCCGGTTCTTATATTCTTTAATCCATAAATTTTAGTATCTTTTACATTATTAGCTTTTATATATTCAGAAGTGAGATCTATCAACTCTCCATTTTTAATCATATCTAATATTGTTGGAGTTAATAGTGTTACTCTACCATGAGGAAGAGTTTTCTTTTTTGAGTCCTGATAGCTTTCTTTAAATTCTCTTTCTGTAATATTCTTAGGAATTACATACACTGCCTCTTGTTCAATTACCCAATCTTGGGATTTGTTCAGGAGGCTTTTCTTTTTCAAGATTTCTTCTAGAGAATAACCATAAGTGCTATGATTTAAATCATATAATCTACTTAAACGTTTTTTATTATATTCAGAAATCTCTTTATGTCCAATTATTCCTAATTCATAATTTGGATTTATAGCAAATCCGATATATTCTAATTGCTGTGGAGATACTATTTTCCTAAAAGATCTTCCTTTTAAATATCCAGATCTATAACTACCTGGAACAATAATAGTTCCTGTTATAGGATCATAATTAGATACTACTCCAATAAATGTTATATCATTTTCTTTAAATCTAATAATATCTCCTCTTTGTAATTTAGCAGCTTCTTGTTCTGCATTAGAAGAGTCTATATTTATAATGTGATATAAATCTTTTAAAGGAATATAGTTAGAATTAGGATCAAATACTATTTTATCATCGACTCTAGTAAAAGCTTTACTAGCATTCTCTTTTTTAGTATTTAAATCTTCTACTAATTCTAAATCGGAAATATTATTATAATGTATAGCTGATAGTGATGGAATATTTATTCTCTGTCCTTTAGAATTTTCTGATAATGGAAATTCTGTTTTTAAATCTACAAATCCTATTTTTGGAGCAGAGTCATTTGTTGTTCTATTTAAAAAGTATATTCTATCCCCACTTATCCCAACTACTATATGTTTACTAATAACAGGTGATCCATCAGTTCTTTTTAAATCCCATTCAATAGAAATAGAGTCACCAATACGTAAAGATCTAACTTTATCTCTTCTATATTTAATAACAGATTCCCTATCTAAATTATCAGAGAAATCTCCTTCTAATTTCCGATAAGGTTGTTGGTCAGATTTTAGAATATTTAAATTGAACCAGATAGATTGATATTTACTTTTATCTTTAGTATTTAAAGAATAAGTATCATAATCATTAATGAACTGATTATATATATTATCTAAATCCGGATGATTTTCTTTAGTAAATATCACTGTCTCTATATTCCGAAAGGGAATTTTTTTAGTAAAGTATTTACCATCTTTATTCTTTAAAGCTACTTCTACTATTGTACCTATAGTTCTAATTACAGGAGCATAATATGTAAAAGAATCCCATTCACTATTCTCATCCTCTTTATTCCAAGATCTTAATTTAATTATATCATTTTGACGTAATTCTTGGGTTATAGTAGCATTAGTTCCGTTAGAAACATCTAATTTAAATCCTGATTTTCCTACTGTGTAATACTTGAATGAGAGTCCTTTTCTGTCGAATCCTATAGATTTAATCAGTGGTTGATTATTATAATCTTCTGATTCAATATTTCTTTCATAAGTATCTCTTACATTCTTTATTAAATCTTCCGGAAGATTTGGATCTTTCAATGCTCCATATAACTTTCTAAATACAATTTGTTTGTTTTTTTCTAGAGATAATTTAATTAAATCAGTATAAGATATAGTAAAATGTCCTACATTAGATCCGTATTTATTAACTAATGTAATAAATGTTTCTCCATTTCTATTCTTCCAAACAGATTGAATTGGATGATATTTAGCATAAGAAAAATAATCATCATCAAATTTACCGTATATTATATTCCTATCTCTACTAAAATTTGGGATTAGTAATAAATCTCCTGGGATTAAAGAATATAATTGAGCTTCTGTGGTTAATTTAACAGGTTCTGAGTAATTTAAATTATATAAATCCTTCTTAGGATTACCTTCCGAATCTAATACAGTTGATTCATAATTCTTCCAGATTATCTCTGATATTTGTTGATAAGATACATTTTTAGATTTCGGGATTTCGAGTTCTATATAATAAGAATCATTTTTACCAACAAAAGGAGGTTCTTCATATTCTTCTTTCGTATTAGATATGATTTCTAAGTTCTGATTTAATTCTAGGATAAAAGGATTAATATCCATAGAGAATAATCTCCCAATAAATTCATTAAATAAATCGGAATTATTTATATTTAAAACATCTCTATATTTAGGTTCTGATACTAAATATGCAATAAATTCATTTAAATCATAACTAGATCCTTTAGATACTTTATTAACAAATTCTTTTATATAAGGATCTTTATCCTGATTCTGTTTGGCAGTAGTATATATATTATAAGCTATTTCATTTATTCTCTCAAAATTAGGATCATATTTATTTATTTTAGAATAATATAAATGAAGTAGTTCGTGATATAAATCTCTAAGAGTAGCTTCATTAAATGTTCCATTAGTTTTTAAGATAATAAATTCATTATTTAATAAAGTCCCTCTAACATCTACATTTCCATCGATATTTAATGATTCTATATCTTCATCTAATAATAATATATTTGGTTGAGATGGATTAATAGCATTCATATCTATTAACTTATTAATTAATAGAAGAAAATCTTCCTGTAAAGATTTATTAGGTACATAAGAAACTAAAGACCTAATATCATTTATAGTAGCGTTTCCGATTAAAGGTTCTCCATTAGAATATACTACTTTAGTAGATAAAAGATTTAAATCTGAAAGAGTACTTAATAATGTATTTAAAGAATCTATATCTAATCCAGAAATAGCCTCACTTAAACTAACTGCATTAACTTCGTCATATGAATTTAAGTTGGTAGGAATAATCCCACCAACTTTTTCTTCTCCATCTACAATATATTGTATTTCTATGTTACATCCCATATTTAACAATTTATAATAAGTTTTATTTTATTAAGTCTCATTAGATCATTTAGAAGTTCAACTGTCTTAATAGCTTTTTCAGATTTATTAATAGTTTCTTTTAATTTATAATTGTAATTACTTCTTATTAGATAATATCTCTCATCTCCTAAAAGTTCTACATCCTTATAGCTCTTATTCTTATTATCATTTCCTAATCTTTCTTGTAATTGATATTTACCTAAGTTCTCATTATATACTTTTACATATTTATTATTTGAAACAAGAGCTTCGAAACTATCTTTAATTGGAGCCATTCTAAGAAGAACATCATCTATATTAACATCATCCATTGTTACTTTATCACTTTTTGAATCATAAATTACTCCCGGAGTTATAGTATTTAAATCTAGTCCTCCAATGTATTTAAAGTAATCTACAATTAAACTTCCCGGATTAAATACTGATCCTTGTAATACTTTTAATATACTATTCTGTCCTTTTCTTCCTTTATGAGTAATTAGATTATATATGAAAAATAAATCTGATAACTTAATCCCTCTAAATTCAACATTTTCAATTTCCCCGAATGCTGAAACTTGCTTATCGAATTCGGGGTTATTTATAGTAGTAACCATGTTTATAGAAGGCCTATAATATGTATAATTAGACCCATCTAACTTAGAAGTATTATCAGTTATAATTAATCCATTTAAAAATGCATTATTAACTAACTGAGATCCGAAGGTCATTACTCCTTTAGAATTAATTGTATATCCACTCTTTAACATCGGAATTACATATGATTCCATGTACAATTTAAAAGAAGCCAAACCATCATCATTAGATAAGGAATAAGATGTTTGTTCTGTAGCTGTAAGCATCTCCCCATTTAGGAAATAATTTTGGCCTTTAGGAACTGAGATAGATAAGTTTTTATTTCTTAAATACTTTCTAATTATTAATTCATCTATATAATCTCTAACAATATTTAATTGAGATTCAGATAATTTATTAGGCATAGTAATCTTACCAATTCTTCTTCTCATTATTATATTTTCCAAAGTATCTATAATAGAGTTTGATAATGCATATTTAACACTTCCAGATTTAGAATTTTGTTCATTTATATAATAAGCATTAATAAACGCTTTATAATGTGGAAGAGAATTTATTAAATCAAATACATTTATTACAGACTTTATTAAATTATAAAATTTAATAACAGATTCAGCATAATCAGGTTGTTCTAAGAATTTAGCTATATCAAATTTCATATTAGAAAACGTCTTGCTTGGAGATGTTTTATCTAAAACATTTGTAACTATAGCTAACAATTCCTGATCTGTATATATACTTTCAATATTAGGATTATATGTCTTTAACGCATTAATAAAATTCTCACTTGTATCTCCGGTTATCTGGAGTTTATCTAATCCATTCTGGATCAAAGTATTAAAGGATTTACTAAAATTATATCTATCATATTGTTTAGTTTTTATTCCTCCATTAATTCCTAAAATTTGGCCTAATGTGGCTATCTCTTTTGCTCCAATATAAGCCTTTACAAAGGTAGTAAAATTTGTTTTAGATTTTACTGATGAATTAAAGAAATCTTTTAAATCTTTAAATTTCCTTACTTGTTTGAAATATCTAATTAATCCCTGTACTACTTCCTCAGAAGATTTAATCAATGCTAACTCATCCCATTCTGACATAGAGTCTAAGAATGTTGAAGCATATTCATCATCAAGAAATCTTTCGTTAACAAAATTATATTTAGTAGTTTCAAGATCATTTATAATTTCGTTTATATCATTTGATGTTAGTTCATTAAGTTTAAATGCGGAGATTATCTTAGAATTATATAATGTATTTAAATATAATGAAACAGATTTTACATATCCTTTCCCAATAAAATTTGTAAGTGACGGTCCTTTTTCTATATTTCTTAATGTTGAATCTATAGTAGCGTATTGATCATACATTCTATTAACTGTAGCTGCTTGAACTATAGCATTAACCTCTGGACTAGTCATGAGATCTGAGATATTATCAAATGATAAGCCTTGGATTAATAAGTACACATATACCCCAGCTAGGTCTGGACCAGCGTTAATCTTTGATAGGATTAATTCTTTAGCATTATCAGTGGAAGCCGAGATGAGGGCACTTATTACAAGACTTACGTCGTCCTGAAATCTATTTTGTGTAAGATCTATTGCATCTTTCACACTAATACTTTTATCTCTAGCTTCATTTAAAAGATCATATACAAACTCAATATCATCAAGATTAATGTTAGCCAAACTATTTGTGAATAATTTAACGAGTTCCTCATCACTCTTCCCTTCGTTTCCAGGAATATTTTTATAAATCTCAAAAACATTATTGAAATATAAATTAGATTTTAATAAATCTTCTACAGTTAATCCTTTATCGGCTAATTTTCTTATCTCCTGATTAAAGTACTGAGTTGCAGCTAAAAATACTTTTTGTCCTACAGCACTTATACCAATAACCTCTTTTCCAGCCATATTTTCGAAGAATAAGTTCCATTTAACAGACGGACAAAAATCAGTAACTGTTTTTGCATAAGCTCCAGCTTCTGATTTAGCAGCAGCAGCTTGTGGATCTCCCATACTAATAGGTGATTCAGCAGCTACAAGATTTTTAAAGTTATCAGAGATTTGATAGATTTTATTATATACAAAATTCTTTGTAGCGGATAAAAGTTTATTTGGATTTATTTCTTTTAGATGTCTGGAGATATCAGTATCTAAATCCTTTATCATATTAGATATAAATATTCTAGCACTTTCTATATCTTCACTCCTTGATTTATCATCAGGATTTTCTTTTATATAATTTAAATCATTAACTAAATCAGGATTATAATATAATTGTATATTAGTTTGTTTAAATCTATCTACCTTATTTAAAACATCTACAGCTAATTTTAATCTAGTATTATCCCCATCATATTCTCCGTTTAAGATAGATAGGATTTCAGGAGTTATATCTATATAAGGTATTTCCGGATTTATTTCAGAAGTTATTGTATATTTTAAATCTGAATTTGGAAATGGTAATTGTTTTGAGAGTTCAAATGATTCATTATCTCTATAATTAAATAATGATGACCATGCTTCATAAATTCCATTTTTATTTATTAAAGGCATTGTCATGTAGACTTTATCAATATCCGTTTGACCTTTATATTTTCATATAAAGACTGACTATATCATCATTACTAAATATCTTTAGTAATGTCTTGTGCTTCGGAAACAACTTTTTGTTGTGCAATAAATTCTTCTTTAGTAAAATTATCTCTAATCTTATATAATAAAGATGGAACTTGTTCAATATATGGCTTAATTATGTTAATAAATTTTTTACAATCTTTTTCTGAACTTGAAGCTATAGAAAATGTTTCTTTTCCTTCTTTAAAAGGTCTAAACTTAATATCCCATACTTCTAAGAAATATTTAATAATAATATTAACAGTTTTTTATCAACACAAGTTGCTATTTTAATAGTATGTTGAATAGAACTTCGTTGTTTAGATGTATTTACATTTATACATCCATCGTCCATATACCAAATAGCTAATCCTAAAGGATTTAACCAATTTAATAATTTTCTAGTAATTGTTTTCTTAGGGGTATATATACTTCTTCTTAAAGCTTTTATTGTTGGAATTAAAGACATTTGAGAATATAAAACATTTTTACCGATATTATATCCACATTTAGAAATATATTCTTTTATTCCATTATTTTTAATTTTAAATATATCTAAAAGTTTAACTTTCCATTCTAAATACTCTCTCTGAGATTCTGAATGTGATAATTTAAAAACATAATTACTAGATATTGTTCCGTCTCCTATTAAAAGTCCAATTAAAAGACTTTTTTGTTCTTTACTAAGTTTTCTTACAATTTTTCTTGCCATATTATCTAATATTTATTATTAAACATTAGATAAAAGTTCCTACTCCTGTAAAAGGATAGTCGATGAACTTTCATCCTTATAAATACAAAGATATAAAAATTTTATCAATCGACAAGTCTATATATCAAAATATTTATCTAGGATGCTTAGCTGCGGATTGTCCCTATTTTATCCTTTTTTACTATACCTTTCGTCTTTCTCGAAAGCCATTAGATATATTGCTACTCTAATTTAGTAGGATAAACCTTAATTTATTATAAAAATTTATTTATATATACATCAGATACCTTTTTTGTATAAGGTATTCTTATCAATTTTATATTATGATTTTTACACCAATTGTCTTTAATCTTATCACATTCTTTTTGATATTCCGAATAATTTGGATTGTTTATATCATAATGTTGAGATCCATCAGCTTCGATTAATATATTTTCATCTTTTAAATAAATATCAAATCTTAGCTTATAGCCTTTTGGTGATACACAGTCTTCAAATGTTTTTTCTTCTTCAACGTGAATATAGTTGTTATAAAAATATGTTTTAATTTTATCTTCAAACACACTTTTAGGTTTTTTCATTCCACATTCTTTATTTATAGTTATTATAGAAACATTAAATTTTGACAAAGTTTTACTAGAAATTTTAGCTAATTTACAAAGTTCCTCCTTTGTTAAATATCTACCTTCTTTAATAACTATACTTTTTAAAACATTTTCTACTTGAGTTTTATTAAACCATTTTTGTTCTATACATCCTTTATAATTTGATTTAGATTTACAGGATTTTGAACAAAATCTTAAAATTTGATTATTTTTAATTCTATAGTGAGGAGTAAATTCCTTACCACAATGTTCACATATAAATATTTTTTTCATAATTAATTCTCCTTATAATTTAATATAATTGGGAGCGGAATTTTCCCGTCAATTCACAAGATTTATTATAGTGATTACAATTTTATACTGTCGTCTAACTCAAACTTAAAAATTTAGACCAATAATCACTCCCCTCTAACCAAATCTGATACAAACTAACATAAGCTTCATTACTTTCTGCATCAGAGAATCCTACTACATCCATTGTCATAATAGACTGAAATGCTTGTGCAGGAATACGATTCGCTGTTATTTTTAAACTCTCAATAAATGATCTATATATCTTCTTAGAATCTCTTTTGATTCTTTTATTTATGTAATTATTATATTTATCATTTAACTCTTCTATACTACTATTATCTATATCTAATTCTTCTCCCAATCTCTGATTAGTCATATTTATATAATCTCTTAACTCTTTAATATTATCAGAATTAAAATTATACCATATTCCTATATACTCATCAGAAGAATTAAATACATTAACTAAATTCCCTAAATTAGAAGGATCTACAACAATCACTTCTTGAACTATTCCATTACTAGTATCTTGATAGAAATGAAGTCCAGATGTTTTATATACAGCTTCTCCATTCTCATTTAACCTCCATTCCTCTCCATCTATAACTTCTGTTAATATTTCCATTGGAGTTAATGAAGAGATATAATTTTCAGAACTAGGTTTATTTATAATAATTCTAGTATTATCTAAACTATTCTTTAGAAATTCTATATCATTAGGAAGAGGATCTGATTTAGCTTTATTATATGTTCTTAATAGTTTCTGTCTAAAATACTCTCCATCACTATTAATAATATTCGTAATATTATCTCCAGTCCGTAATCCAAATATAGATTGATATACTTTAGATATTACAGCCTGTGCTCTTTTTATATTTAAATCATGTATTCTTACTCCTTGAAGTCCTTCACCAAATTCTATTATATCATTATTATCTATAATTGTTTGATATTCAGGCATTCTAGGATCTAATAACATAATATTCTCATCCAACAATCCAATGTATCTATTAACAAAGTGTTGAAGTGCTAAAATTTCCTCTTTAGATGCTTTAGACTCTCTTAATCTAAACATATCTTCGATTATCGGATGGTCATAAATATTATATTTCTTATTTATCCCATCAATACTCCAAGTAGCTCTAAAAGGTTGAAGTTCTTTTCTGATTCCTTTTAAATTAGTTACTGTAGTATTTAAATTCCTATAATGTTTAAATTTATCATAAGTATTTATATCCACCTGTTCTCCGGTAGTAGGATCTAATATAATATCGCCAAACTCTATTAAATCCGTAGATATTTCTTGTGTTAAATTTCCTGTTTCTAAATATCTATCTAAACTAGATCTAAGAATATTTCCATTTTCATCAATGAGAGAATAATAACCAGCTTCATTAGCTATATGTATTAAATCTTCCTGAGAATAATATCCTCTTAAAACATTTCCATTAGAATCGAATAAATTCTCAGATCCATCAAAATAATAATGTTTTATAGATCCATAAGAGGGAATCATTACAGCTCCCATACCAGAGAAAGTTCTTTTAATACTATCAGAGTTCATTTTAGATGCTAACATAGTTATAAAAGAACTATTTATACTTCCGGAACTAAACGGAATTTTAAATCTTAAATCTCTAGCATTAAATAATTCATTATTTAAATTCTCCTCAAACTCTCTTGCAGCTTCTTCCAAATAACCAGTAATTACTCCATCTCCAGAGCTTCCTTCGAAGGCTTTAATAGTTGCTTTAGCTAAAAGTTTATATAATAATGTTTTATTAGCTTCTCCTAATTCTGTAAGAGTTTCTAAGTTATTAGCTTGATTATGTGCTTCAAAATACTTCTTTAAAGTAGTATTTACTACAGAACCTAAAGCTCTATAAGCCGCATCAGCTAAATCTGATGTATATCCATTAGCTGCTAAAGTACTAATAATCTGAGTAGATTCAGTAACAGTAGATAAATCAGCATGGTGATCTGCATCCATTTGAATACCCATGAATTGTGTACCAACTCTACCATAGGATAAAGGAGTATCATCGTATCTAGCATTGGCTGGATTTGTATTAAACGCTCCAACTTTTATTGATGTTCCATTTGCTAGGTAATGTATATCAGAGTATTTAAGAGGTTGATATATATAATTCTGATCTAGTATTACTCTTAATTTTCTTTGTTCGTCTAATATATAACTAGAATCTTCTGGAATATTGTTAAATGTAAATGGAAGATCTTGTTTAGATATAATTGTATTTAATAAATCTAAATCACCATTAACCATATTTAATAGATTCCTCTTAGTTATATAATATCCGGTTTTATTCATAAACTGTACTGTAGCATTTACAGAAGCCTCTCCTTTATCTCCGGAATTACTTAAATAAGGATCTAAAGGATTGGAATTATTCAATGAATAGGAATACTCTCCACCTAAAGCTTTCCATAATTTATAATTACTATCTATTACTACAGTTCTTGTTACATTTCTACTATTCTGAGTATCTCCCCCGTTATTATTAACTCTTCGTTCTATAATATTATAAGTATTATTTCCTAGAGATTCTAAATCAATTATTCTATAATATTCTCCATCATTCGTATTATAATAATATAAATCCTCGGATATAATATCTCTAAGATGACGCTCATTACCGTTAAAATCTTGCATTAAATTAATAATAGGAACATCCCATTTTCTATCAGTCATTTTTTGCAACAATTTAACTTTCTCCGGAGATTTTCTCATTCGATAATTAGTTATAGAGAATATAGCACATTTCATTAATAACCCATTACCAAATTCAGGATCTACATTATATCCAAAATTCTTTCTATTATATCCAGCACTAGAGCTAAACATTGAATTGTTCTCTAACACATTCTGAAATGGATTACATTCCATAGAGCCATCTAATACCTTTACATTATCAGTCTCTCCAGAAGGATTAAATACAGGAGCTTCTATATCTTTGATAATTGCTACATTTATAGTTGGAGTTGTTCCTTCTAATGCTTTTTGATAATAATTGTGTATAGTAGCTTGCATAGCAACCATACGTTTATATTGAGCTAATAATCTATTAGCATGATCCCGGATAAAATATTCCGGATTTATAGATCCATCGGAATTTAAATAATACACACCTCTTAATTTAGATGGATGTGCATAAGGTTCTCCAACACTTACTTGAAGGAATTGGTTAGATAAGAACCCATCTAAAAAGAAATATTTTTCTAATATAGGATTCAATTTTCCATCTTTTTCTAATATCATCATTCCATCCCTACCAATCCAATTTTTTAGGGAAGGAATATCTTTTAAGAATTTAAATACTTTAGTATCTACTTCAATACCTTTAGATTTTAAATCTTTTTTAAATATTTCTCTTGATCTGTTTATAAAATCCTTGTAATAAGAATCATCTGTAGTAGATACTTGATAGATATTAGCCATATTTTCTATAAATGGATTTAATCTAAATACGCTATTACCTTTAGACATTTCCACTTTAGAGTAATGAACCTCTTCTATAAATTTAAAATTAGGATCTTCTAAACTTAATTCTCTGGCTATTTGAGAGACTTCCTTCCATCTAGTAGATAAGAGATTATTTATTGCAATAATATTATTATTTATAATCTCAGCTTTTTCTTTCTTATTTTTAATTTTAGGTATGGAATCTAATAAAGAAACACCTAGTCTTTCACCTATTTTATAATAAGATTTAAATAAATTTGATAATAGATTAGTATAATAAATCTGCTGACTATTAAAATTCTCTACTTCTATCTGAGTAGCAGATGCAGATTTAATATTCTTCCCATCAAATTTAATATCCTTAGATATTTTAATAAGAGATTGATTAGATTTATCTGCGTATACAGTTGGAAGAAATTCTATATAATCAATTTGATCATCCATTAGATTTTTGAAATAATCTAATATTATAGATGATACTCCGTACTCAGAAACATTGAATTTATTCTTTTGTACTGTTGTTCCATTTGGAGATATAAATTCTGTTTTTAATCCAATCCCTTTTAAATATTCTGGATTATTATAGAATATATTAGATTCGAATATATTAGATATATTAGAATGTTTTCTAATATTATTCTGATAGTCTTTAGTAGTATATATAAACTCGTGTATGTTTTTAACTAAATTCATCAATCCTATAGATGGTACATTATCTCCGTCAGAGTTTTTATATGTACTTGGACTAGCTTCTCTATTTAATAAATTTATAGAACTAACTGTGGCTTTAAATACACTTAATCTATCTCCTTTAGAATTTAAATTAACCTTTAATCTTGGTCTAGTTTTACTTGATGTAAAGAATTTATTAAAAGTAATATCCTTCATTGTTTTAAATTCTGGAAAGGATTTTTTTACTTTAGATTTAAATTCTCCTGGAGTAAGATTAACTTTATTAGAATCATATTCTTTATATATAGAATCTAGAGTATCAATTGTTTTAAGTGTTCTATATAATAATCCCAAAAGATCTCCTTTTAGATTAGATTCGGATTCCGTTCTATATTGTGATTTTAATATAGAATATAATTGCCCAGAACTATTTATAAATGGAAGATCTGTGGATAACTGTAATAACTCTAACAACCTAAACCCATTCATAATAGATTCTGATAAAGTTTTGCCATTTATAATCGCACTAACTTGTTCTGGATTTGGGATTGTAATACTATCTAATAATTCTTTATTTAAATCTTTTCCAGTTATAGCATCTTCGTTAGCAATATTTAAATGATCATTAATAAATAATGTTCTAGATCCGATGGTAATAGAAATAGAATCATCTAAGACCTTAACTCTAAATTTATTTCGTAATACATTTAAAATAGTATTATCATAATCACCATTTCTAGCTATAGAATCAACGTATTCAGTTAAATTTCTTTCTTGTCTAAATAAAGAGGATTCATAAGTTAGATTTGAGAATGTATTTACTTCATACTCCCCACTCTCTGAATTATATTCATATGATATATATTCTGATCCATCCTGTTTATTCATATAAGCTAAGACATCCAAGAAATAGTTAAAACTTAAATCTCCTTGGTTATCTTTAATTATATTATATAAAGATTTAGCTTCTGGAGTAGAGTCAAAGATGTATTTATATATAGACAATAATGCCTTTTTAGTATCTAAATTAAAGTCTAAATTCTTCTTAAATTTATTTATTTTTGATGGATCAGTTTTTCCATCTGTAACAAATAAGGAATTAAAAAATTCTATATAAGCTACTGTAGGATTTAATTTACCTAATTTTAATGAATTATATTTATTAGAAGATTTAATAACAGGATCTCCGATTCTAGATATGGCATTATTAAATTCATTGACTATCATATAAGATATTCCATCCCATTTCCCATCAGAATCTAATAAAGGAATATTTTGTATAATGGCTTTAGTTAAACTAGTAGTTTCTCTATTTATATCGGAATCTTCATTAACTCTAAAATGTTGTCTTAATGCATTTTTAGTAAACGGAAGATATTTAATTTCATTTCTATTAGTAGATTTAATTCCTAATTTAAATGGATCTATTGAAATTAATCCGTCTGTTAATAATACTATTAAATTATCAAAATTCTCTAAAGTTACTAAAGCGTTATATGCATTTAGATAATCTTGATTAGATTTAGATAAAGGAGTGTATAGAATATTATTGATTGAATTTAATTTTGATGTAGGATTATGTTGATCATAATATTCATTTAATCTAGATATAATAGTAGTAAACTCTGTAATATTAAAAGATCCATCCTGATTATATAAAGGAATGATATCTTTTTCTCCTAAAAATTTTGTTATATGATTAAATAATATTTGTTTATATTCTGCAATATTATTATTTAATTCTGAATAAGTTTGAACAATTTTTCCAGAATTTAGATTTAGAAAGGAATTTTTAAATATCTCTCTTTTAAATGTAGAAACAAATCTATTATATAAACTATTATTATTTTGAAATTTAGTAATTAAATCTCTATTAGTCTTTATTTCTTCGTTATAGGTAACGTTTTTTCTACTTCTATTTAATTGTTCTACATATTCCTTCGTAGCTAAATCTCTATCCTCCTCCGTCACAGATTCATCTTCTTCTATAGTCTTTACTTCATTCTCTAATGTAGTTACTAGAGGATCTGGATTTTTATATTCTTCCGGAGGTAAAGTTTTTTCTATATTCTTAGTTAAAATTTTATCTAAGGAATTATTAAGTATTGTATTTAATTCCGTATTATAGGAAAATAATCTTATATATTCCTTTATTGCATCTACTAAATTTTCATCAGAATCAATGATAAAATCTTTTTGCAGAGAATTTTTAATATTCTGAAATTGTTGATCTGAAATAGTATCTCCCTGAAAATTAATCCAGGGAGATAGGTTTATTAAAAATTCTGGGCTTCTAGTGTTTGAATCAAAAAATTTACAAGCCATATTTAACAAATATTATATTTACTTCTTATCTTATTTATATCAGATAGTATTGTTTGTATATTTATATTAGATAAAATTAAATTTACTGTATCAGGGGTGATTTCAGATTTAGTTACATAGTTTATTAATAAATTATTATTGTCATAAGTCAATAATACTTTTGTTATATTTTTTAACATTTTTAAATCTTTAGGATCTGATACCACATCAAACATTTTCCCGAATATCTGTGACAAAGATATATTATTTTCCTCAGAAATACTATCGTTTTGTTCTATATTTTCTATAGGTCTTGAATATATCTTTAATTCATTATTTTTATATTCTATATAATCTACTTCTGATATTTCGTCTACTTTTATAGATTGAGTTTTTAATATAGTATTTACTATATCTATAGTGGAATTTATATTACTCTCCACATCTCTATCCATCGAACCTGTTATAGTTGCTAAGGAGATATTATTAATAAGTAGATAATTTAAATCTATATTAGAAGTTGATAATTTATCTTTTATATTATTATATAATTCTGCTCTATAAACTTCTTTACTCTTTTGTTTTTCAACATCTTTATTAGATACCTCTCTATTATTATTCTCTACTCTTGCGATTCCGAAATCATTTGGAGAGGCTAAATCCCTAGATGGTTGAAATACAAATTGTGGAGTTTGAATATCTCTATCTATATAATATTGTCCTTCCAGATTTCTTGCTTCATAGAAATATTCCCCTCCAGTATAATCAGTTTTCTTATCCGTTAATTCATAAACAGGGAATGGGAAGATTCCATTTTTAAATAAAGGATTATAATTAGGAGCTTCTATAGAACTAATGCTTCCGTCAGGTTGTTTATAATTTCTTCTTCCTAACATAGCAAATTCCATAAAATCAATTATATCTAAATCGGTAATTCCATCTTCTTTGTTCCAGTCTTGGAATATTCCCCCATTTTCCTCATTTATAATTGGAGAAGATACTAATAATTCAGGATGGAGTCTTTGATTTATTTTAAATTCTATAATCTTATTTATGAATTTAAGTACATCATTCCCATTAATAGAAGAGGAGTAATTCTCCATTTTCTTAATCTCTTCTGGAGTAGTTTCTATATGTAATCTCTCCATTATCCTCAGAACATGAGGTAGTCCAAATTTAACTTTGGCACTAGGAAGATCAAATGGGTTTTCCGCATTTCCCTCTTTAGTTGAAAGTGAGGATAGAGAATTAAATAATTTCTCAGCAATTTTGATATGTTTAGAGTCTGGCTTCCCGTTAGCTTTTAAATAATTATAATAATTATATATAGATAACAATGTATCAAATCCTATAAAATCTCCAAAGTAAGATTTATAAAATTTACCATTATATTTAGCTACTCCAGAATTCTTTTTATATGAATTTATAAATTCTCTATATTTAGATATAAAGGATTGGAATGTTTGTCCTTCCGGATTTAAAATGATCATTCTAATTTTATCTCTTCTATCTGGATCATTATCATATTTTCCATTCATTTGGTCTATGTAATAATCTCCATACTGATCTTCTGAGATAATATTATCATCCTCATCAAATATATATTTACTATGTGTAGCAAATACTACTGCTTTGCCTTTAATATTATTCTTATTTATTTCAGCATTTAATCTCTCAGATTTAGATTTTAATATAGGTTCTAATCTAGATTTTTGAGTGGTATCTGCTTTATTATATTCCTCTAAAGTTTCATAATAATCATTATATAGAGTATTTAATCTCTCGTTACGTTGAATTAATAACTCATTTCGATTAGATTTACCGTATCTAGTATTAGTTACTATATAAGGCTTAGAGAAGTAAATTCCTCTAAATTCAGATTCTTTAGACTCAAATGGAACATGTGCAAATTTTTTCTTATCTGATCCTTTATATATAATACTATTAGTAATTCGTTCTAATTCGAAATCATCTCTAAGCTGGAAGTATTTATTAGATTTCCCACTTTCATCTAAAATAAAACTATTCATTACTTGTCCATAGAATTTTTGATATTCTACAAACCATGCTTTAGAAGCTCTTTGTTCTGGAGTATCAGAATCTTTAATTCTAAAAGATTCGTTATTAATATTCGGTAATTCTACTATATAAAGCTCTACAGTATTCTCTTCTGTAGAAGAATTTAATATAGGAATTTCATATATAATTCTAATAACAGAATCTTCTTTTCCTATAGATTTATTAAAATATTTAGTTGCTTTTAATACAAACTTCCCGTTAGATAAATCTAATGTTCCAGTATTTCCAGATATGTCATTATATAAATTAGATAAATCTTGTTCAATATTATAATCTTTAAATAATTTATTTCTTCTGGATTTTGTGTAATTATATAATATACTCTTTACTTCTAATATCTTTTCATCAACTCTTTCGAATTGTGTAGGATTTAAACCATCAATTTCTCCATTAAAGAATGCTCTATGTTCACTATTTGAATCTAATCTTAGCATTATAGCGGAATCTTTAATGCTATAAGTAGTTATATCTCCATTAATTTCTGCTTTAGGTTTAATCCTTGTTCTATAAGAATAACATATAAAACTATCAGGAGAATGTTTCTCTGTTTTAGATTCTATTCTTTCTAATTGTTGAATTTCTCTATTGGCTTCTGGAGAATCACTAAATGCAGCATCTAAAACTTTTCCTAATTCTATATTAGGTTGGGGTGTTGAGACTGATGTAGTAGAAGATTCTTTCTTTTGAGGTTCTATAGTTTTATTCTCTAACGAAGCATTAAGAGCTTTCAATCTTAATTCTGAGAAAGATTTAGCAGCTTCATTATTTAATATAGAGGATTGTGTATAACTAATTCTTTCAGATCCTTTAGTAAGTTTAGTAGTTAACCCATTATTTATAATAATAGTACCTTCTTTAGATCTAGTTATAGCAGTATATAAATCTCTAGTAGCTTTTTCTACAAATTCTCCATGAGATCCGAAATTAAATTTCTTATCTACTATAAAGTATTTAGCTTCTGAACCTTGTACTTCTTCAAGTTTAAATTTCCTTATTTTTCCAGGATTCTTTTTTATATAAGTATCTATTAGCTTATATGTATCAGAATTTACATCATCATATATAAATCCTACTGGCTCTTCTGAGTCACGAACTAATTTATCTAAATCAAAGGTAGAAATAGATCCAACAATTTTATCTCCGGAGAGTTTTACGTCGTCTTCATAATATTTTAGACTAGGTATGTTCTCATAGTTAGATAACGCTATTCTTATTCCCTCTTCTAAATTAAATTCTCCTGTAGTATAGTAATTATCTACATTTCTAACTCTATCAGTTAATACTCTTAAAGAATCTAAGTTATCTTTTTTATGAATATTAGTAATTCTTAAAGATGTAGCTAAAGTAGGTGTGTATATTAAATTAGTATCTACATCTATTCCTAAATATGCTCCATCACTTCCAGCATAACCAGATTGTAATAAATCGCCAGAAGTAATTAATATCTTATCATTTTGTTGAGCCCATGAAGATAATAATTCTAATTCAAATTTAGATAATTGTGTAACTTCATCAATAAATATCAATCTCTGATCTTGGAATATTCCAGATTTAAAATTAGAAGGAGTTAAATATTTAGGGTTTATTCTAACAACTAATTCCTTGTCTTGAGTTTCTAGTATATCTATAACTCTCTCATTCTCCGGAATGGTTTTAGATTGAGAATCATTAAACTGTTTCTTGGCCTTTTCTATTATTTCTGGGGATACTAAAATAGAATTTAATAACATATCAGCAGTAATTGCTGTTAGTTTTTTATTCTTAATAGCATCATTTATAGTATTTAATCCTTCCGTTTCAGAATAAGATTCTCCAGTAATTGAATTTAATAAATTAACTGTTTGTTGTACCTTAGGTCCAGATATAACAGCACCTTGTTCTCCCAATAATTTATTAGCTAATTTAAATACTAAAGAATCAACACCAGTAGTCTTACCTACTCCGGGAGCTCCATTTATAAATACTGTATTTTGTAGTCTAGATATATAATTTTTATATTTATCTCTAAGTGCCGGATTTGTAATACTATTCTCAAACTCCTTAGTTAACTCGGTAGAGTTGTTCATGAAGTTTATATCTATAATACAAGCTAACGCAATCCTTGCAGCATATTCTTGAGAAAATATAGGAATTATAAGTTGTTTATCTGATCCCAAGGATTCATTCACTATATCTCTTAATGCATTATTAAATGTAGATGCTTTTGTGGTTAATATAGTATGATAATAAATAAATAAATCGGAGGGAGACATCTCAGTTATTTCAGAATTTAAAGAAGCTGGATTATTATAAGCTTCTTTCATTAATTTAGAATAATCATAATTCTGAAATAATTTAGATATTAAATGTTCTTTAGATACTGTATTATTTTTAGATAACTTAGTAGCATTATCATAAATTCTATCTTCTACTTCTAGAATAAGTTTCTCTAATGAAATATATTCTTCATCGGTTAAATCTGAATTATTTAAACTATCTAAATTATAATTAGATAATATATCATCCACTCCTTCAAATAATTCAGGAGCTCTATTTTTAAATAATTTATCTTGATAATTCTTTATAAGAGCTTGTCTAGTTTTTATAGCTGTAAGCTTATGCTCTTTAAGTTTATTACCTTTATTTTGCTCAGATAATTTTTTATAAAATCCTAATTTATTCTTTATCCTCTCTAATTCTTGTATAACTTCAAACGCGGAATTAGATTCTATTTCTGGAAGCTTTTCTGATACTCCTAATTTCTCTCTTATATAATTTAAAGTAGAATTAAATCCATATCCCCCATTTTCAATAGTAGAAGATTGCATCGAAGATACTACTGATTGTAGTGCATTAATCACATTTATCGCAGTATCAAGTTGTTCTAATTTAACTTTTCCTTGCAAGACATAATCAGAAAGTGTATTAGTAGATTTTAATAAATCACTTTCATTTGATAATAATTCAAAGATATTAATGTTTCCAGCAGATTCATCTATATTTAAATATATCTCAGACAATAAAGTATTTAAAGGATTCTCTACTAACTGAGAAGAATCTATCGAAGCTTCTGATAAAATATTTATTTCTGATAAAGATGATTTTGTTTTAGATTTATTTGAATCATTTATACTTTCTATAATGATCCTTTTCTCTACATCATTTAAATTAGAATTTTTTAATAAATTCGCTACTTCAAACCAATCTTTTACGTTTTTTAACTCCTCCGATATTAGTAGTATTTCCTCTAAATTATTAACTCCAATTTCTTCAAATCCCTCTTTCAAAGCAGCTTGAAAATCCGGAGATTGGGATTTTATATTTTGTAAATCATAATTAACTAATTCCCCAAGACTCTCATCTACATAAGATAAAAGATTAGATACATAAGAAGAGTAATCTAATTCTACCTTATTATCTGATTTTAGATATGTTTTTATATAAGAATATAAATCCTTAGTTAATTCTATTCCCTCATTTCTAGCACTTTCAATTAAATTCATCATTGATCTAGTTCTAAGTTGGGGAATTAGATTAAACTGTAATAATCCAGATAAATTAATAAGAATCTTTCTAATATTAGATATCGCTTCCTCTGGAGAATTTAAATTAGGAAGATTTAAATTATCTTGTATATAAGATTTAACTACAGAATTAGAAACGTTCTCATTTAAAAATTCTTCTATAGATTCTCTTATTACGAAATTTTTATCTAAAGTAGGATTCGAGTTTAATTTATTATTAATAGAATTAGATAAGGTATCTATTTTCTGATCTATATTAAATATTGTATCAAATATATTAGATATAAATTCTCCAGAATTCTTATATGTAGAGAAAATACTACCTACATCAATTCCAGATCCATCCTGATTTATTGAATTAAAGAAGTTTTTAATTATATTCTGAGTATTTATATCAGATAAATCCGTATTTCTATATTCAAATATATAATCAATCCCTCTTTCTACAGGAACCCCTAATTCAAGTCCTAATTTTCTTGCTAAATCAAAATTACGTTTTGCATCTTCATCAAGATTAAGTAAGGCCTCTTCATCTATTCCTGATAGATATCCTTTTATTTTATTTAATAACGGTAACTTAGATACTATATTTATAATATTATCACCATATTTCTGTGATAATGACGTAAATATTTTATACGCTTTATCTAATTTCTCATTATTATCTTCTCTATAAGCTTTATATCTAGATTTAATTTCCTCTCTTTCGGATTCTGATAAAGATCCGTACGGTTTGCCAAGAATATTTTCTGTATATGTATATATATCAGAAGAATAAATTTTATTAGATATTTCGCTTATATTAAATAAAGCTCTTTTTAAATACTCTTCGGATTTTCCTCCTCGTAATAGTATATCCTTCTCTGTTCTTTTTTGTTGAAGTTCTTCATTTATTATATTTAATCTATTCTCCAACTCTGTTTTATTCGGAATTTCTTTATTAGGAGCATTTAATTGATTCTCTATATCTTTCTTTTCTAGAAGTAAGTTTCCTATTTCTTTTCCTAATTGATTATAATCCCTAATAATATCTAATCTCCCATCAAATTTAATAAGATCTTCTACTCTCTTATCCCTTAATGCGGATAAAGATATTAATTCCTCGTCACTAAGGCGTAGATTTTCTTCATTAATAATAGCATCCCATTGATTTATTAATTGTAACGATAAGTCTATTACAGCATCATTTTGGGAAATATCTCCAGATTCTACAGGAGAGTAATTTATATTCTCTCCTTCTATTGTTCTATTAGTAGCAGAAAGATTTTTTGGAGCTACACCTTGTTGTCTTAATCTCTCTAATTCTGAGATTAATTTAGATTTACCTCCATTTCGTAATATGTAAAAGATATTATCAGTAGCTTGTTCCGGAACTCTTTTATTTATATCAGATAAATTATTAGCAGCTTTAAATATAGCCCCACCAATAGCACCTCCAAATCCAGCCATTAGATATCTTTCCAATGGATTAGAGGATAAGAAATCAAAAGAAGCATCTTTTTGTGTGCCAGAAATTCCTGTGAATACATCTGTAATAGCTTTAGACATATCCATAATAGCTTCTTCTGACATTTCCTCAATTCCCTCAGCTACAGCATTACTAGCTATTCCAGAACCTGAGATAATATTATTTATAGGTTCCTTTACTTTTTTAAATGTATTTATAGCTTTCTTTAATACAGAATTAAATGCAGCTTTATCTTTTGTATTATTTGCAGTATAATGTAATAATTCTCTATTTTCTTCGATAAACTTTTTTCCAGCATTTCTTATAGCAGCTCTTTCACTATCAAATCCCAATCCCTCTAAAGCTTTCTGTCCTATTTCTGTAGATTGTATCATCCAAGTAGTAGCACCCATAGCTAAGCCGGCAGTTAAGGCTGCTGTTCTTCTATCATATCCAGCATCTAAAGCATCATTATAAACATCCATTGTAGAAGTTCCGGACATATAGAAATTAGCCATAAATCTACCTAAGAAATTATTTCTTATATTAGCTTTATTTATTGCATTTATAACAGCAGGATCGTTACGGGTAATTGTATTATATAATCCTCTATTTTGAATTATACTACCATCAGAAATAGCTTGTATTATATCATCTCCATATTTAGCTTTTATAGCTTTTAAAGCAGCCCTTTCAGAATTTCCAATACCAAGCCAGTTTGGAATTTGAGCTAATAATCTTTGTTGGAATAATTGACTACCAACGTCTGAGATTAATCTCCCAAAATTCTCAAAGGTTAATATTTTTTCTTGGGATTTATCAGATACACTAGTATTAAATTGATTGGCTTTAGCTTCTATAGTATTTAATATTCCATAATTAGGATTAGGATTATTATTAATAAACCCATCCATCATTTTATATAGAGTAATACCTAGCTTGGTACCTTCTCGAAGTACTAAAGCTCCAGCATAAGCTTGACCTACATATGGGATAAATAAAGGAGCGATACTAGCTATAGTTTGTGCTATAGTAGATCCGATACTAGATTCTTCTCCATCATTATCAAAAAAATCAAATTTATTCCATGTAGAATTTTCTCTAGTAATTACATCAAATGCACTTAATACTTGTTTACCGTGAACCTCTCGATTACCAAGAGTTTCATAATAAGGCATTCCACTTTCATCTAATTTTATTTCTCCTTTTTTATGTTGTATTAATCTTCCTGTTTCTGGATCAGTTTCTTGTATATCTCTATCATATTGAGCTAAAACTATCGGAGTTTTAGTTACTGTTCCCCAAAATCCTAAATCCTCTGGAGTAATATCCATCCACCTATTATTCTCAGTATCAAAAATTTTATTTTGTTGAGCTATTTCTCTAGTAGACATACTAGTCATTTCTGTCCCTAGTATAGTATTTAATCCGGTGCTTTGAATAAAAGGATTTTTAGTTTTTATTATATCTAAAGAAATATCTTGTACAGGAGAAAGTTGAGATTTAAAAGGAGACATTATATCATATTGCACTTTGGGAAGATCCTCTTCTGTAAACTGTCCTATAGATAATGTGTTATATGAGGATAATGCTTTATTATAAAATGTATCAAATGCGTTATCATCAAATTTTCCATCGGGTGCAGTAAATGCCTGAACAATCTTTTCGTTTTGTTTATATTCATCCTTTGATTTCAATTCTATATCATTAGGAGTAACTCCGTTCTGTAAGAAGTCTATATAAGTTTTATCTTGGTTTGAGTAATATAACCCAAACCAATCCTTTTTTTCTAAATTATCCATATTATTTAAATGCAGCTGGATTTAATCCTCCAGTTTGTTGTGTAATTTGATTAGTATTTCTTATTACATTTTCATAATCTAAATTAGATTTAGCTGTTTGAGGAGCAGTTTTTCCAGTAAATAAGATTGACATTAACTCATCTTGTACAGGTAAGAATATAGAGGATTTATATATATCATCGTTGGATATGAGCCAATATTCTGGAGGTACATAACCATTAGCTCTCAACATTTTATTTTCTAAATTAGATCTAACTCTAGCATACATATCTCTAGCCTTATCCTCTAAATCATTATTTAATCTCTTAGTAATACTATTTAATTGAGTTTCCTTTGCCACTTCTTCTGGAATTAGAGATGGGATAACCATAAATTGATGCATATAAGATAATTGACTTTGTGCTGGTTCTCCGCCCCTAAGTATTAAATGATCTACATTATGTGCTCTGTATATATTTAATTTCTGATCTTCTGTAACTGTAGGACCTATAGCAGAAATTTCTCTATCTGCATCTTCTAAACGCTTTAATGCTTTTAAATCTACTACTTTAGAACCTGTTTTAGGATCTGTTATATATGGTAACCATGTCATCGCTACTCTATCTCCTTCATATAATATCTTACTTAAATCATTCGGGTTTAAAGTAATTCCAGTTCCAACAGAAGCTCCTGAAATATCTACTAAAGAACCTAATCCTCCGTTAGTAATTATATCAGATAAATAATTCTCATTTAATACTTCTCCTTTAGCTCCTATTAATGGTCTAATACTAGCTTTAGCATCAAAAGAATATTTATCTCCTACATTTACTACATATTTCTGATTTTTAGGATCTGATACATAACTCATTAGAGGGTTAATATCAGTTAATCCTCCTTTACCTCCAGAACCACTTCCTGATTTACCTTCTATATTCTCATCTTTTAATGATTGAGAATAAGAATGATCAGTTCCGAAGATTAGGATATTTTTAATACTTTCTATAGCATTTTCTCTAGGATCTCCAGTATTATTAATAGCAGCTCTTGCGATTAAAGTATTTCTAGATTGTTGATCTAAATTATTCCATATGTAATTTAAAGCAAGATTAGCATTTTTTCTTTGTGTAGCAACTTCCTCAGTTAATTTAAAAGTTCCGTCAGGAGCGGTATTTAACTTCTCACTTACAATAGCTTGTAATCCTTTTTCTAATTGAGTAGCTCTAGCTTTATCAAAGTAATAATCAGAAGATTGTTTTTCTACTCCTATAGATTTAACAACCTCCTCTATTCGTTTACTTATATCATTTATATTTAAACTTCCAGCAACCGTTTGAGATAAACTGTTATCAAATATATAAGCTTTACTATTATTCCTTAGAGTTAAGAGATCATTATTAGTTAATACTCTATACTCTTCTCTACTTTCTGAGTATTGATCTGGAGTAATCATAACAAGTTCTCCATCAGAGTTTTGTGCAAATAAATTTCCAGAATAATCTATTGCCGCTTCTGAAAGTGTCCCTTTAGATAGTGCGTGTTCTTTTGCTTGATCAAATATCTGTTTATTATTCTGAATCTCGTTTAATCTAGATACTAATCCTGTATATTGTCTAACGCTAATAGGTTGTCCTAAAAGATCTGTATCAGCAAAGATATTACCAACTTGTTCTGCGAAATAATTAACTTCATTAGTTAATCCTTTACCAACCATTTGACCTATAATATCTTTTAACTGTTTCTGAGAATTATCAATCTTAGTATCACCAGATTTAGCAGAAGAATTAGCTACAGCTGATGTCCCTTCTTCTCTTCCAATAGGTTGAAAGAAAGGAGAATACCCAACCCACGGGGCCAGTTGTCCTCCTTCTTGAAATTTTTTAATATTTAACTTCATATTATTTCTTAATTATTCCTCCGAATCTAAATACTTTAGGATATTGTCCAGATAATCCTAATTTTTGTAAATCTATACTCCTCTTTAATCCTTTAAGTTGTAACTCTTTTTGAGCGTTAATAATATTTTTATATTCTGGATCTAAGAATAATTTAGTAGGATCTTTCTTATATTCTTCTTTCTGATATAATGCGTCTAATCTCCTCTGTAAATCTGATGCAGTAATAGAATCCTCTGTAGATAACCTAGCATTTTTATATTGAGAATCTAAGAGTTGTTCATTTACTTTTCTAGCATTATTTGTATTTATATACTGCTTAGTTTGTTCTGTTACATCATGTAAGAATGTATCCCAGATATTAGTATTTTGTCCTATCTTCTGAGCTTTTAAATTCGCTAAAGTATTTAAATACTCTGTAGTAGCTAAACGATTTCTATTTGCAGCTTCCTCTCTTCTCATTAAATTATTAGCATTAACTTGAAATGCTTTTTCTCTAGACTGTTGTATAGCTTGTTCATTTGCTAAATCTCCTTGCAATCTTGCTTCTGCTGCATTTTTAGCTACTTCTAAATTGTATGCTAATTGTCTATCAGCATCTGAGGTTAGAGGTGTTCTAGTTAATCCTTCTAAATTTGCTGCTTGTTTATAATAAGCTTGTCTAACTCCTTCATTTCCTTGAATAGAATAATTTAAATCTGTAGGGAGATTTATTAAAGAAGGTCTTAGATCTTTTTTTAATGTTTTATATATCTTATTATTAGCTGCTGTTTTTTGTATAGCAGAAGCTAAAGAAGATATAGTAGTTAAAGGAATACTTCCTAATGACGATTTAGTTGGAAGATAATTTTGAGATTCAATATTAGAACCAGTTGAAGATTTAGTGATAGGAGTATTTAAAGAAGATGTATTCATTGGTTTTAAATTAAAATCAAAAGTATTATTATTTAAAACTCCGGAATTAATTCTCCTTATTCTAGAAGGCGATTTTCCAGTTACAATAACTTTTTCTAATATGTTAGTAGGTGTAACTCCTCCATCTTGGTATTTAATAACTCCCCCATTTTTAAATTCCTTAACTTTTTTATTTGCTTCAATCCATTCTTTAGAGCCTAATTCATATTTATCTCTTTCTTTAAGAAGTTTATTTCGAATAAAGAAGTAATCTAAAGTACCTCCATCCTTATGTTTTTTAGGTAATCTATCTCCTACATCTTTACTTTTCTTCTTGCTTATTGTTTTCTTTTTAGAGAAATGTTTAGATGCGGCTTGATATTCTTGAGCGTTTATACGTTTTCTTAACGCTGCGTCCTCTTCTGCTTTAATTAAGAGATTTAATATTCTTTCATCGTTTTGATTACTAACACTTTCGTTCGGAGTTGTAACTATTCTAGATAAATTTTTATTTTCTTCTTTATATCCTAATTCGTTACGTCTTTTTGTTTCCTGACCTTTTAAATATGCTAATTGTCTACGTTTTTTAGCTTCTTCTAGTTTTTGCTTATTTTTAGCTATTTCTGCCTTTCCTTCATTGCTGTAAATATAAATTTTATCTCGTGCCTTTTTTACATCAGATTTAGTCATTCTACTAGCTCTTCCAGAAGGTTCTGTTAAAGGACGCGTTGTTCCAAAAGGTGTAAATTGCATTTGTTCTAGTATAGAACTATTTAATTCCGAATCTGTAGGTCCTTTTGTTGGATTTACAACATTATGTATTAATTGCTCTTTTTGCTCAAGTATTTCAGATCTGGGAGCTCTTAAATTAATTTTTCCAGGAGCTTTTTCAGTTAATTTTCCGTGATATACTACAGTAGGAGCACCTGAAATTTGTCCGAGATAAATATTATTATCCTCTAATTGTTTCTGAATATTACCACGTCTATAATAAGCCTGTTCTGCTACTAATCCTTTCTGGAAGGATGAAAGTTTATTATTCTTAATCTTATCTAAAGTCTCTGGTGTTAATTCTCTTCCAGCTACTTTAGTTTCTTTTACTTTTCCAACTCCGCGTGTGAAAGGATTATACCATTTGCCTTTAGGTATTTTTATATTACTTAAATCCTCATCAGTTAAATCCGTATATTGAGATTTTAATTTAGTCTTGACAGTAGTTAATTTATCCTCTGTCGACATCTTATTAAATCCCTCTACCTCATTATTCTTAAATAAAACTTCTTTAGTTTTACCGTTAACATTAACTTCTAGAGGTTTAGATAATTCTCCTGCACCAGCTTTTTGAGTATATAACTTCTTCCCAGCGACATTTCTACCAATACCCGTTACAGCATTTAATCCATTAGCTAATAATCTCCAATCATTTATAGTTAATTCTTCTCCTGACATTACTTTACCTAAAGCAGTAAGAGAAGTTCCTAATCCTAATGCAGTGAATGCTTTACGTAGTATTGGAGCTGCTATTTTTATTGCTTTAGTTACTTTAGCTCCTTTAGCTATTGTTCCTAATCCGGGAATTAATGTTGCTGCATCCATTCCTAGATTTAGTATTAAATTTCCAGTATCACTCCATGACCAATCATCATCACGTTTATAATCAGCGATAGCAGTAGAGATTGTAGATCCTAATCCTGTTGCAGCTCCCACAGCATTTCCTACTCCTAACGCAGCGGTAGAAGCTAAACCAGCTACATCTAATGCTAATGCTGTTAAATCTGCTTTATCTGCTGCACTTAATGATTCTCCAGAGAATACATCTGACATGGAAGCAGATTGTTTATCTTGTAGATCTGAGGAAATTGAATTTCTTAATATTCCACCCTCTTGATACATTCCTATCCCACTTGGTATATATCCGGTACCAGCATAGTTACTCATTGGAGCATGTTTTAATCCTAAAAATGGTTTGATCTCGTTATTATATAAACCATATTTAGAATATAAATCAGCCAAAAACTTACTTCCCAAGGTTAAATCTCTCCCTTCAACTGGATTGACATTAAGTTTATTTAAATTAATAGAGGAAATTCCCGGATAGTTTGATGTCGGACTAAATTGTAAATAACCTTGGTTATATTTAAATTCTCCAGGAATTATATCTCCTGTTTTCTTATTAATAGCATAAATACTTTTAGATTTATATGGTCTTCCAGTATTTAAATAACTCTCAACATTTTGAGGATTATTTATTCCAATAAATTCATAATCTTCAACAGCTTGATTATCTCCTATATAAGGATTAAAATAATCAATCCCATATTCTTCTCCTTCCGGAAGATTTAATAACTTAGCTAATTTATAGTAAGCATTATAACTCTGTTCTTTATCCCAATCTTTTTTATATTTAATATTCTCAGCATTTTTTCTCCAACTATATACTTCTGGATTATATATATCATTTAAATATTTAATATTACTCCCTACATAATCCTTAATCTTTTCATAAGGTATATAATCAGTATCATACCATCCAGATTTTAACATATATGTAGCTGGGTTAGATTCAAACGGAAAATAGCCTCTTAATCCCACAAGATTCCCAGAAGAATCTTTTTCTCTTAATCCTTCTTTAGTGACTACTATATTTTTTCCGTTAAAATTATAACTTAGAGGAGCATTTTCTGGTAGATTATTTGTTTTCCTTATTTCATCCTCTTCTTTCTTAATCTGTTCTTCGGATTTAGTAGATCCTTGAGTAGAAGAATTTTGTTGATTTGAATCTCCAAAAATATATTTCCATATATAATCACCAAAACGCTGATTATTCTTCTGTTCTTCCCAATCAAATTCTGAATTAGGATCCCCATTTCTACCTTGAGATAAATCTTCTATAAATTGATCGTACTCCTGTATAGATTTAAAAGGAAGATTCTCATATCCTTTAAACGGAGTTTTATCTTCTGATGATAAATACTCATAAAATCTTCCTCTATTATTTTCTAAAGCCCTAATTACATCATCAATCCTTTCAGAAGTATTTTTCCTATTATATACTTCCTGATTAATCTTTCCTCCCCATACGGAATTAATTAATTCTCTAGGATTCCATGATACATCTATTTTATCAGGTTCTTGTAAAGTATTAGAATATTCAGTAAGATTTAAAAAGTTATTATCTATAGCTTTAGCTAAATAATCACTACTATATTTATCACCTAAATTAAATCCTTCTGAGTTGTTATATTTAATATCAAATCCACTTGGAGTACTATTAATCTCTTGTATATCACCTTTACTTAGAGCGTCTAAAAATCTATTATAAGAAGCATCTACTCCAGATCCTCTTCTTCTATAAGAGTTTTTTAAATTTCGGGAGTCGTCAGAACTAACCCAATTCTGGAGTTTTTCTTTAGCTTCTTTTATATCGTATTTTTTACCGTTAATAGTAATTGTCTTTGTTTCTTGCTCTTTTTTATTATAAAGGTCTTGTAATTCTTGCTTCCTTTTATTATATTCTTCTATATTTGAAGGAGATTTACCTCCAGTTTCAAATTTAGGAACTTGTGCCATAGTTAATGATTAAAGTAAAAAATGGAGTATTATATTTAAATAATACCCCATCTAAGATAATTTATTGTCTTTTCTTTACTACTAATTTAGTACCTTTTCTCGCTAAAACAGGTTCAGTAGGAGCTTCTGCTTGAGCAGCTTGTCCCTGAGTCATTTCGACTAACGCTGAACATACCGCCAATGCAGCTTGACAATCCTGATTTTGAGTTGCCTGAGCAGCTAATTGAAGAATTTGCTGAAAGATTTGTTCTGGACTAGGTTGAGCCTGAGTAGCAGGTTCTGCGGGCATAGTTCCGCCCTCTTGTAAGATTTTTACTTTAAATTTTTCGTTTACTTTCATTTCTTTAATATTTAACGTTAAACTTGTACAAAGTTAGGATTTTGTATATAAAAATCCTATTGTTTGGTAGTATTTAATAATTCTGAATTATTTACCATCTTTTGAACCTTTACCTTTAGATTTGCTTTTAGATTTACAAGCCATAGTGTTTAAGATTTAAATTTGTTAGACATACAGTTAGTTATCTAATATATTAGATATTTATTCTTAATGTATTTATTAAATTGCTTTTAATTTACAACCGGACTTAAGTTTTTCTTGATTCTGAGCATTTGATTGTTTCTGTAATAATTTAACTTCATGATTGAGTCTCTTAATTTCTTCTTGCATCTCATGTAACATTTCATCATGCTCTTCAATCTTCTTTCTATTAAATAATACTGCTTGGCCAATTGTTTCTAAATCAAATGTGTATAAATACTTATTATCCATAGATTCCGAATCCTTTGCGTTAGTTTTAGTTTTTGACATACCCCAATCGTTTACAAATGTTTTATATAATTCTTTCCAAGTGTCGTAAGAGACATTTAATTGTTTACAGATATTTATATCAGTATCACATAGCTTTCCAAAATTCCCATCTTTATACATTCTCTCTTGAAGAACCATGTATGCAGATTTAGATTTAAAATCTAAATTCTTGTTATCTAAAAAATCATATGAAAACATCTCAAAGTTTTTATAGAGAGGACTATCTATATTAAATTTATATAAATTGCTATTTTTAAATCCCCTACTTATTTTTGTTATATGTCCATCTTTTTCTAATAAATCTAGATATTTCTTTAATGTAGGTCTAGAAAGTCCAGATTTTTCTGATAACTTCTTATAGGAAGGAAAACATTCCTTAGTATCTTTATTCATATAATATCTAAGGATTGCATAAACTCCAACTCCTAGATAATTTATTTTTGAATTTGTTATTCCATGAGGAATTTGAACATGTCTAATAGTTGATTTATTATCATTTGTTTCCATAAATTTAAATATTAAATTGTAAAGTTGATTTACATTTGCAAATGTAATAAATAAACTTGGTTATTCAAAATAAATTTATAAGGAATTTTTTACAATACTATAAGGAATTTTTGACAATTAAAAAATCAATATTTTATTGAAAATATTTCTTATTAGCTTTATTTTAATTCTAAATTTCTAGGTAAATTATAATTTATGCTATATTTAACTAAATGTTATATCTTTAACAATCCGGAATTTTTTACACTATCTATATATACTGGGTCGCAAAGCTCCGAACTAGATTTAATGTTTTTATTAAAACACTTCGTGTTTAAATAAAAACTTTGTTTGTTTTATCACTTATAACTTATTTAAATATCCGTATTTATAAGCTTTATATATATTTAAATATCTAAGATTTATATTTGTTAGATATATAATTATTCACCTCATCTACTCTATTTAACCATCCCTTCAAAAATTTATTTTGAGACGGTTTTCTATCTACAATTTCTTGATAATATTCTTTTCTTTTAGAAATAAACTCTTGCAGCAAATTTTTCGAATTACATAAATTAGCTAATCTAATTGTAGTAGGTCCAATTTTCCCATCCACATCCAAAGAATGTCCTAAATTTGAAATAGCTTTTTGAAGGCATTTAACACCATTAGAAACACCAGCATTAACAGAATGGTCTAATAGATGGGCTGAGATATAAATGTTGCTTATATCATCTATTTTACATTTGTTATAAAAATTATCTTTATAGAATTGTTCTACTAAATCTTCTAATTCTTTAACTGTTGTTATGATTTGTCCTCTTTTTAATGGTTTAAATTTATCAATAATCTTCCATCCTTCCCATTTAGGGAAATTAACTCTGGATATTCCGCAGTATGTCTCCTTCCCGAAGTCGTCAGGGTCAAATACATAACCTCCCTCGTTTTTTAAGATCATTGATATGAGAATATGAGATTTATTCATTTAAATATATATTTATTGATATTATTTAGTCTTTACATATTCCGGATCATTATTATCTTGTATTTTCATGTATTTAAATACAGATTTACCTAATCTCTTATACGCAGAATCTGTTTTTAATTTCTCTGCTTTCTTAGCTTGGCGAATTAAGACTCTAGTATTCTTCCTAGAAAATATTCTCTCTCCACCTTTTATTTTATATTGTACTTTACCGTTAGTAGAAAGTATCTCTAGTAAATCCTCTAAATCATCAATATCATTCTCTATCTTGTCTTTAGGAGATTCATCTTCTAAATCTTCTAAATAATCTAATCTTTCTTCAAGTACTTCATCTAATCCCTCAAACTCTACACTTTCTCCAGATTGGATTCCGGAATTATTAGATACCTCTAATACGAATAATACATTCTTTTCAGATATAATACTTGTATCATTAGGTTTTCCTTCTTTATTAGATATTACTTTAAATTCTGGAGAGATGAAGATTATATCTAAATATAAAGGAGTATCTTTCATCCAGTAATTTACCTCTTCTTGTACCTCTGGATATATAAATAGAAGTCCTTGATTTTCTGATAGATTCTCTGTATTCATAAATCCATGTTCTCTCTCCCATTCGTCTATAGCAGTATCACAGAGGTACTCTTTATTATGTACTTTAACTTTTACTACGGATTTCTTTAATTCTGACATAATTATATATTATTTAAAATAAGGATCTTCATTATCAATATAATAATTCTTCATATTATCTCTTAATAAATAAGAACCTATTTTAGGATTAAATTTAATATCTTCTCTTATTTCTAAAGCCTTCTCTCTTTTAGGAATAGTATATTTCCCTGTAACTATTGAAGGGAAGTCATATGTATCATTTACTTTGATAGTATTATTCTCCTTATCCCATTGGATAGTAAAATTCCCAAAAAGATCTAATCCGGTTGCCCAACGCTGATTCTTATTCGGACGTTCTATATATTTAACAGTTAATCCTTCATTAACTACTTTTGGCTCTCCGGATTCTAGTACTTCTTTTCCAGTTTTATATATCTTTTCCAATCTAGATTTACTAGGTAACTCTGGATATTTTTCTATGTATTTATCATAATTACGTAGAATTTTACCTACATTTAAGGTGTCTACCATAGATTGTACTCTACGGGCTACTGGTTGTGGGATTCCTACATATTCAGCATTTTTAGGATCTGCATCTTTGTCAGCATTTATCCTAGCTTTAGAAGATTTTATTAATCTCGAATCCTTTCCTAAGTTTAAATAATGCTTAAAGAAAGCTTCTTCAATAGGAGTGGCCAATTCTTTTTTATCCCGTACTGGAACTGGAGTGTTAGTATAATTTAAATATGGAAGACGTATGTAATAAGGAGCACTCCAATAACCATCAGCAGGATTAAGGAAGTTGTATACTCTTTCTGCTTGAGTTTGCTTTGCATTACTTTTTCCTCCACTTTGATACTTTTGTATTAAATAAGAATTTACTTTATTTAAATTTAACATAGTATTATATATAAAAGGTTATATTTAAATAGAATATATTTCAATTCTATTTAAATATACCTATATTATTCAGTTTCTTTAATTACTTTACCTTTATCAATAGTATTATGTAATATCTCCTTAACTAATAACTTCCCAGCTTCAATAGCAGCCTCATCACTGTCTTCTTTATATAATTCCTCTAATTTTTCAGTAATTTCTAATCTAAGAATTAATTCTTCCCGTTCTATTTCAGCTACCTGAGATATCTTATCTCCTTCTTTTAATATAACAGGAATCCCTTTCCTAGATATATCTTCCGTATCTAGATGATGAAGTTCTTTATGTAATTTACCCTCTGGAATTATATTCTTCTCTCCTATTTTTCCACCATCTTTATATTTAAGAATATTTTTCTGGGATTCGGCGTATTTAACTCTAAAAGATTCCAAGAATTTAAATCCATCCTTTCCAAATCTAATATTATTTAATCCTCCAGATTGTTCTAATTGCAATCTATTAGTAAACATATCAGAAGAACTTATTGATCTTGCGGATCTATCTGATGCATCTGTTAAGATATCATCTATAGTATTTTGATATCCTTGAGCTTTATCCATTTTTTTATTAGCTTTTTTCCTGGCTTTATTAGAAAATAATCCATATTTTTTTCCAGATAGACCTCCAGCATCTGTAATGAATTTACCAGTTCCTGTATAAGAAGAGTTATTAGCAATATTTTGATCTACAGTAAATTTTCTAGATTTTTTTCCAAATGCGTTATTTATTAATCCTACAGCACCAAGATTAAAAAAGCTACTTCCTAAAATAGCATCAGCTGTAGTCATTTTATCTGTTCCAATTCCTAATTTTTCTAATCCATTTCCTACTAATTTACCTGCCTTCATTATACCTCCAATAGCAGGATTTATACTCATCATTATACTAGATACAGCATCATATCCAGCATCCATTCCAGCTGTTATATTTCCCTTCTTTCCAGAATAATCTTTTGGCATTAAAGATGCTCCGAGGTCTAATAAAGAAGAAACATTATTTATATTACTAACATTAGTTCCGGGGTTATTAGATAAATTATAAGTAGCTACTGTACCCTTTAATTTATTCCATCCTCTACCTAAAGCTCCAGGTCCTGTTTTTCCTAAAGTAGCATTTTGTAATGCCATTGTATTTAATTTAAGAGGTTCGCTAGCACTAACTGCACCAATTAATGGTTCACTTGATGTGAGTACTCCTCCAATATTAAATTTTTTCATTTTAATTTATTTAACAAAAACTTATTTCAAACATTGTTTGTAATGCGGTAATAATAACTCTCTTATCTCCACTATATTTAACTCTAATCTTTATATACTTATCTCTAGGTCTAGTTTCTTCAATTTTTAATTTAATATTCCCTTTACTCCCTCTTTGATATTTAAAAGGTTCTAAAGTTACATTAACAAAATCTTCTTGATATCTAGTATTACCTTTAATAATACCACAAGTAGACATATCCTTAATAGGTTGAATTCTTCTTAAACTATACTCAGATAATCTATCGTCATAAAATATAATAGCAGAACTTCCGATGTTATTATTATTACAATCTTTATTATCAATGAATTTTATATAATTATCTACTTCATTTTCTTCTTTCTCTCCCTTTTGTACTAAATATGAACCTTCTTTTAAATCTGGGATGTTAGAGAAATCATAAGCATCACCAATTACTTCAAATGAGACTAATTCTGGGAGGACATTATTTGAGATGATAAAGAGATTTGTGAAGACTTTATGGTATCCAACATTTTTATTTACAACAAATTCGAATTCAAATGGGTCATAGGATAGAGGTATTCCTTTTGAATCTCGTTCTTTATACCATGAAGTTGGGTAGATTTTTTCTTTGTTGTCAAATATCCCAGCTACTCCATGTCTCCAGAAATATGTAGGATTTTCCCAAGTTTTGGAGAAAGTTCTTATATAAACTACTCCAGTATAAATACTACTAGCATCTACTTCTAATTCCTCTATATTTGATGCTATAGACTCATTTCTTCCTCGAATTAATTCTGATCGAATATTTAGATTTATATACTTATCCTTTTCTAAATATTTATTTCTAATAGTACTATCAGATGATTTTAATATTAACCATGTCTGTCTATTTGAAACTTTATTATTTATTTTATCCTCATGAATATATAAATAAAAATCTTCATTATCTGGATAGATATCATTATTTATAAATTCATATTTAGCATATTTAATCCTAAATTTATCAGGATCTATATCTAATTTAACATCTAATAATCCTACTGCAATATCCTTTCCATTTGTAATAGAAGAGGTAAGATCTGGAATCTCTATTCCTTTATATGTAACTAAAGGATTATTAATCGGATTTAATATACTTCCCCAACTTACTTTATTTGAATAAGTAGTAGGATCTCTTAATATAATCCCTTTAGCTGCAACTGAACCCTCCCATGTAACTGAGACCTTAGATATATTCCTAGAATCTTCTTTATTATTTGTAAAGAATACATTAGATATATTTTCCGACATTAATGGAATCCATGAATATCTAGTTGTCCATAGTTGTAATTTTTCATTATAGCATAAATTCCATTCTTTAGTTGTTATAAATTCTCCTACTGGATTTATATCTTGAATATCATCATAGAATGTAAATAATACATCAAATTTAAATTTATTAAAATGTGTTTTTACATTCCGCAATCCTAAGGTAGTGCTTCTCTCTCTTTCAGTAAATGAAATATTATCATTTAAATATTTCTGAATTTTAAAATCAGATATAATCTCAAATGATTTTCCATTTGTTCTCCAAATCTTTTTAGCAAAAGTATCGACACCATATACATAATTATCTGTTTTTAATATAGAGTCCTTCCACTGAGATCCATATAATTTAGATAATAAAATAGGACGTTCTGGGAGAACATTATTGGAATTTAAATATACTGGATTATTTAATTCTCCAGCTGTTTGAATTCTTTCATTTATTGGTACAATTCCAACTCCTTTTTCGAATACTACTACTAAATCTCCATACCATTCTACAATAGATGTAATAGTTCCATATTCTTTATTATAATCTCTATAATTATTTAATTGGAATACTCTATAATTATTTTTAAACGCATCAGATATATATATATCAGAATACATTATTCTATTAGAAAAATCATTTTTTATATATGGAACATCCGGAAGAATAAAATAATTCTTATCTGATGTAGAACTATTATATCCAGAATTATATACTGTACTTTCAGGAATTTTATACTCTCCAGATGCATTAAATCTAGATATAGGATAAAATGTTCTAGGATGTCCATTTAAAGCTGCTTCTGAGGTATTAGATTCATCTTCACATCGTAATGCTAAATTTATATTAGATAAACATTTTAATGTAACCCAATGTCCAATTTGAACTGCATTAACATCTCCTCTATTTATCAGTTCCGCTTTTTCCAAATCTAAAGCTCCATCTTCTGAACCAGTATAATTATCTCTCCATGTATAAGGATCTACAATAGTATCGTTAGTAGGACTTTCCGGATCTTGGAAGTTTCTACACATTCTATGAGTAAAAATACTTATATAACAATCTCCTCTATAACAAACTAATTCTTCGCCTTCTAATGAATCCCACTCATATCTATCACATATAGAATAATATGGAGACATATCACTAAATCTAGCTTTAAAATAATCGACTAACATGCCTTCATTATATCCCGGAACCATTATATCTACTAATTTACAGTATGATTGTAGTCCTTCAATTCCTACATAAGAACCCCAAGATCCCCGTAATAGGTTTTTTGCTTTAGCTTTATTATCTTCTTTACCTAGATATTTAAATTTATATGCAACTTCGGCTTCACCAGCTCTAGAAGAAAAATCTTGCGTTCCAGATGTTTTTAATTGAATGTTATCATCAATATAAGTTAAATTTATATTTTGATACCAAGATCTACTACTATTACCTTCTTTATTTTTAAAGAAATTCGGAAATGTATAATGTCTATCATCTCCCCTTTGGGTAATATAATTTTCTGTAGTATTATACGTTAAATATGAATCTCTAAGAACAAATTTAGATCCATTAAATATCTGAGAATATAATTCATTATTTAATTCTGCTTCTGGAACAATAGCAGCATATGGTAGAATATCATTAGAATATAATAATCTATTATTAATATCATTTTCTAAAATACTATCCCCATTACTATTGGCTATGAAAGATTCAGTCATTCCTAACGGTTTACCGTCTCCACGTTTTACTGGAAGAACAGGGATCTTAGAATTTAAATCTAATCCTATAGTTGCTCCTTGACAATATACTGTTGGAATTCGTTTTTGACGTACAAAAAAGAATCCTTTAGTATATTTTTTTAATTCTTTTATTAAATTCTCAGTATCCTTCCAAGTAGGATAATCGGAGTTATTTTCTGAATTCTTAAATATGAATTTAATACCTACTGGTTTATTATATCCATCATAAGTAGAGTTCTTTTCAACACTTAATTTAACTACACCTTTAGCATTATCCAAAGAAGATTTTATAAATCCATTCTCTAAAACTTCTATATAATTTCTATCTCCCGGAAGTTTGGTATCTTTATTCCAATTATATATAGATTCAATTTTTTCAGTATTCTCAATTCCTAAATTCCTTCCCCGGATATTAAATACTGGAGACAATGTAAAGTCATTCATTATATATACTATTCCAAATCTATATATATCTTCCCAATATCCTACTCTATGATAGATATTATATACATTATAATACATTCCGGAGGTTTCTCTACTAGATCCAACTGGTGTGTAATACCCATTATCTAATGATATATCTCCAACCTCATCTTCTGTATAAACTTCTGGAATAATACGCAAGGATAGGTCAGCTAATTCTTTATACGGAATAGTTGTTTTATTTACATTACTTAAAAATAATCTATTTTGTACTTGAGCCTGAGATTTAGCATTTTCTACAATACTATATTGGATATTAATATCATCTAAACTAATTTCTGACGTAGGTTCTATACCTGTTATAGTAACAGTACATACAGTATTTATTACAGAGAAGCTATTAACTAATTTATATGCTTTTGTAATCTCTGTTCCATTTTCAGTACTAGTGGATCTTGTATAATAGATATTTAGATAATCATAAGAATCGTCTATATTAGTTATAGTGAATCTAATAGTTTTATACGCATTAGTATCTAATATTCCACCTTTTATAGTTTTTATATCACTAATATCTCCTATATAAACAGAAACAATTCCTGATTCAGCAACAAAATCAGTCTCGTTTCCATCAGAGTCTTGATATTTAAAATAAAATACATAATTTCCAACCTTTAATTCTCCTCCAGATTCCACACCGTCAAATCTAATAATTGGAAGAGTTTTTATAGTTTTATATAGTTTAGTTTCCCCATCTAAGGAATTTTCATCATATATATTAGTATCATTATTCCCATTTCTATCTATAATTTTATACATTCCATTTTCAGTTGGAGTAAAACGGGAATTTATAAGTCTTGGGGGATTTAAATCATCATTAAGTATAAGATTTACGCTTCCATCATACGATTCTTGAATTTCTATATCAACTGGATTATTTATACTAAAATTTAAATCTTTAGTACTAAAATCAACTAAATCTCCTTTTCTATTAGATGTAATCAATCTTCCCTCATTACTGCCTGGATTATTGACTTCAATTTCTCCTTTACTGTTAGTATGGGCCCATTCTTTTGGACTTAATGCTTGTCTTGGTGTATATTTAATAGAGGAATATTCAGCAGCTGCTTCTGAATATATATTTTTAACTTCATCTTTATTAATATTATCGTTATTAGAACTTATTATAAATAAAGTATCTATATTCTGATCCGTAATATAAATTTCTTTTTCTTTAAATATACCACTATCATCTATAGGTTCAATTATTTTTAAAGTAGCAGGAACTTCTGTGTCCCCACTTTTTATTACATATCTTCCATCTGTAGCTTTAAGATATCTATTTCCGGATAATCTTAAATTTCTAAATGGATTATATTCATATGCTAAAAACCCTTCCGTTTGAAAAGTTTTATACATAATATCAAATGAGATATCAAAATTTAAAGTTATAAAAGGAGTCATATTTAATTGGTAACAAGTAGCTGTAAATTAGTAGGTATAGTAAATCCAGTGTCAACAGTATTTCCCTTCACAACTAGTTTTTTATTAAATACCAAATAATCTGGTTTTTTATAATCTCCGGTACAACAATTTCCGGATATATTTCTAAAAGCATACCAATCAAATTGTCTATTTTCCCCATTTCCGAAACTTTGTCCTATTAAATGTATATTTCTATCTAAAATACTAAACAAAGGATGTACAGAAAATGTTCCATCATATTTTTTAAAATACAACTTTTCATTGTTAGTATCATACATATTATCTAAATCCTTAGATATATATGTAGAATAACTACTTGCTTCAAGATATATATTTTTAACTTTATTTAAACTAGAGGAAGACAAAGAAGAGCTAAATGTATATTTATAAGGTATAATAGCTGAAAAAGGAGCTTGTGTAGTTTCTATTGGTACATAATTCTTCAATTTTTCTTTATCTGGATCATTATCTGTTTTTCCATATCCAATATAATACTGTTTATCTTTTAATGAGTCTATATATGTATTTATTATTTCAGTAACTTTACTATTTAAAGACTCAGTACTATTAATGTTAATATCTATTGAAGAAAATGTTCCAGTTAATTTTATATTTCCTTCTAATATAGTATCGTAAGTATTATCGTATTTAATTGTATCAGAATTAGGTATAGTATAAGGATCTTTAGAAGCACCAGATACTTTACTCGCTCTATATAATCCCGAAAATAAATTTTTAAATCCGCTTCTTATACTATCTGCACTTATACTATTTCCAGCTCTACTACCACATACATTTGATACACACATAGAATTATTATAAAATTCTATTATAAAATATGTAGAAGGATAATATGTTTCAGGACTATATAATCTTTGACATTCTCTACCATTCCAATCTTGCACAATTGTATCCAAAGAATCTCCATCAGTATCTCCGGCAATTGCTAATATTCCCACTTTATTATTTCCCAATCTAGATTTTAACTTATTTTCTATTGCCGCAAAAGGATTTGCTGCATTCACAGTTTGACTTTTATCAAATCCTCCTTTATTAGAGTCTCTAATGATCCATTTAGATGAAACATCAGAGTCAGTAGTAAAAATATCATCTAATCCATCTCGAATACAGATCCAGTCTCCACTACCCTTATTATCATGATAATAAGGTATTCCAGTTGCAACTTCAATGCCATTATATCCAAGTAATCCTACAGGTTCCCACTTATTATATTCTATTTTATCTCCTGGAATATCTATAGTATATGTTCCCGATTTTACTTGTTTATTTAAAGTTGCAGTTATAATGAGTTCTCTAACATTTTCATCATTCTGAACTTTATTATCACTTACAACAGCTGATGGAAAAATTAATGAAGTTCCTGTAGTAGTTAAACTATAATTAGATGTATTAGATGAATAGGTTATATCTGCATCTAATATTCCAAAATTAAGTTTATTTATTTTTCTAAGTTTATATTCCGAACTTATTGTAGAAGTATTATTTATAGTTGTTTCGTATTGTATTCCATCATGTTTTCCTTCTAAAATTAGATCAGAAGCTGATGTTAGTGGGAGTGTTTCGGAGACACTTCCACTAATTTTTTTATGAACAATAGTTGGACCAGTAACATTCTTCTCAGATAAATTTATAGCTGAATCAGATATAACTGTTATATAATCCTCAACTTTAAGTGTTGAAAAGTTCTTAGTATCTTCTGTAATAGCAGAAGTATAATAAGAATTAAATTGTCCATTTGTGAAAAGAGTATATAAAGCATTATATTCTTCAACCTCAAATTGGTGTTTTTCTGTATCTTTATTAAAGCTTAATCCACATATTCTACATATATAAAAATTATTATATCTTAATCTAGTATATTCAGAATTATATGCATAGTCAGTCTGAGTACTAAAGTTCTTATATATTCTAGTATCATTTCCTAATTGAGGTTCTATTTTATATATCCACGGTAATCTAGGATTAGATATAGAAGAAACTTTAGTATCTATATTCTCTTGAGTAGTTTCTCCAGATACTATTTTAAAATAATCTTCTAATCTTGAAGAATCTAATAATAAATAATAATTAGTGCCAGAAGATTCTAAATAATTATTTTTGAAATTTGTAATAGCGGAATCTATATCTTCCACCTCCTTCCCGTTTTGATAATAATAAGGTTCTACTTTTAAATCTTTATCAAAACAATCTATAGAGAAATTATAGGATCCTGAAATAGATTTAGATAAAGGATATATAAGAGATGCATTTGCGGATACATCATAAAATTCTATATACATTACATCACACTTATTTAATCCGTTTGATGTTCCTCTAACAAAGAAGTCTGTAGTAATAGTAACCCTTTTAACTTCTCTTCCTTCTATATTAGTAGTACTAGTAGTAGAATATCTCCATATATTAGATTCTTTACTAGTTAATAGATCTCGATAATTTAATACTGTTGTATATTTAAGATTCTCAAACCATTGGAATCTTGAATATGGTTTTATAGTTATACGTGTATCTTTTCCTTTACTTAATTTTAATAGCTCATGTTTAATTGATATTACGGGTTGTGGAATATTCTCTCCGGGCTTTAAAATAAACTCTGGATTTAAATCGGGATCTATTTCTTCATCCTCATAGGTACCTTCTTCATCTTTTTCTATTCTTACTCCATATACATTATTATAACTATCACTTTCACTATTAATAATAAGCTCTACATCATAATCATCCTTACCATTTTCAGTTACATCTCCTATCTCAATATTAAAAAAATCAATAGGTTCTATCTCTAATACTATAATTAAATATCCATTAAATCTAGAACTATATGTATTATATAATGAGGGATCCTGAACTGTTTTTAATTGAATATTACCTCCAAATGCCTCTTCTTCTGTATAAAAAAACTTTCTAACTTCGTTTGTGAATACATTAGTTTGATCTTCTATATAAGTAATGGATCCATTTTCATTTACAGTAGCGAGATGTAATGAAAAAACTCTTCGTTGAAGTTTCCCGTTACTGAATGTAGTATTATAATTTTTATAAGTTTCTATAAAGTCATTTATTGAAGAGCTGTTACCACTAGGAGTTATATAAATCAGAAATTTATCTCCAGGTCTTAAAACCATTCGCTGTAGTAAAGAAAAATCAGCTTTTAAATAAGTAATTTGTAATCCTTTACTCTTCCCTTCTGGATATAAAGTACTATCAAGTATATCAGTATCTATATCATCCATAGATAATTCTTCCGAAGATATATTCCTTTCTGGAGATGGAAATGAACCTAATTCACATTCTCCAGTAAGAGGATTCATCGATGCTATATATATAATCCCTCCATATTGCTTTATCCCAAGAGGTATAAAATCTTTCTTTAATGCACAAGACTCAACTCTTCCATTTCCAGAGTCATTTTGTAATATAAACTCATTACCATCAAAAGTTATAATCGTTCCATTTAAACAATCTGTTAATACTGTATTCGGAACTACAGTATCATTCATATCCATTAATAATCCTCCATTAAAGGAGTTTTGAGCTGTTTCCATATTAAAATTCTGTTAAATCTTCTCTAGTTATATTATCAATTTTAGTAAACTCATATCCATCAAAAGATCTTTTCAAGAAATATTCCGCATCTTTAGTAGAATAATTCTCAAAAAATACCTTATATCCAGGAATTCCGTATAATTTAACTCTAAAGAAATGGTCATAATTTAAATTAAGCAAGCACTCATCGAGCACTCTATATAAGCATACATCCCCAAAATTAAACGTAATATTTCTTTTATTTAAATAAATAGATTTAAACTTCTCTTCAGTTAATCCAAAATAACAATACCCCCACCATTTAGTCCTACGCTGTCTATATAAAAACCTCATCTTAGTAATCATCTTACTAATAGCATATCTAATTTTATGAGCAATACTTTGAAATGTAACTCTTCCAATGAGAAATTTAAACATCTTACCATCTATTTTACTAGATAAATAAACATCACTATTATTAGATATTACATAATATAAATATCTATTCCCATATTTAATAATAGTAGTTAAATCTTCTATACTAAATTCCGGAAATCTTTCTTGTAATATCGGGAGATAATCCTTTAAATACTTAATCTTATTAGCCATACTTATTACCACTATTTACATTATCAAAAAATTCTTTAGTTAAGGAGTAATTTAACATTACTCCTCTAGTTAAGGTTCCTTTTTTACCTTTCTCATAGAATAATTTAATTTGTGGGTATTTATACTCAGAATCAAAATAATTATACATTGTATTTGTAGAAGTCTTTAGATGATTTAAAAGTTCTTCTCCTTTAAGTATTTCAATCCCTAAAATCATTCTTTTTCTGGTTGTAAATACGAAAGTAGTACTATTTCTGATAATATCCAATATTACTAAATATAAAAAGTAAATATAAATCCTACAACACCATAATCGGAGTTCTGCACCATTTTTATAATTCTTTTTAAGCATTTTTCTAGATACTTCTAACTTCTTTAAATCGAATTTTTCGAACAATTCAGGTGCGGAAAATGTATAACTAAGAGAAGATATTGTTGTATTATTATATTTCATTACTTCTCTGGTTTAAATGATTTTCCGTAAGATTTTCTATCAAAGCTAGTTATTACATCTAAAATCCTATTCATATCGTTTTGAGATACTTTTTCCGGAACTCTAGCTCTTTCACATAACCTAGCCCATTCTAATTTTATATTCTGAGCCATTTGATATGTATTAGGATCTCTAGTTCTAATAGCTTGTTTATATAAATCTGTATAAGCACAATATGCTGCAATTGCTTCGGCCTCTTTAGAATTTATATAAGGAAATCCTTCTTCATCTAGAATTTGTTTCCTATATAAAACTAATACATTCTTATAATCTTTATCAAATAATAAAGTATTTTCCCTCATTTGGTAATTTAATAATACTCCATAATCATATAATAAGGATTTATTATATTTCCAGTATTCTATATACCGTTCTATGTAATTAGTAATAACTTGAGGCCAACGTTGTTTATTAGATGTTTTTTGAGAGTCTATAAAATTCCCAAACACTGCTTCGATACTAGTAACATCACATGGGAGTTCTAATTCCCCGTTTACAACGTCTCCAACAAATTCTTTTATCTCAGTTTGTTTATTTCCTATCTTATCATATGCAATCATTCCTGAGGATTCAAATTCTAATTGGTCTATATTTAAACCATAATTAGTTTGAATATATGTATATGCTGTGTGAAAATTTAAATTCTTCATATGTTAATTAAATTTGGAGTTTCTGAACCTCTATAATATAAAAATCCTTTATATTCGTGATTATTTCTTCCGTTACAATAGGTACTAAAGTTTCCTAAACTATATCCAAGTTCCATAGCAGCTTGTGACATATTATCCCATTCTCTAATAAACTCTCCATTTAAAGAATATTGTTTAACTTTAGCTCTAGCATGTTTATTTTTTATATTAATTGTATCGGGAATATCATCAAAATCTTCTTTATATCTCCAAGTATAATCTCCACAATAATTTCTATATCCTCTACATACTTCCCCTATTGTACTATCTTTCACCTTATAATATACCGCTGCTTTATGAATAGATGACCATTCTCTAATAAATTTACCGTCTAAAGAATATTGTAAAATAGGTTTTGCTAATTCTGACTCATGTGTTTCATAGAATTTTGTTATTGACTCTGAAAGTTTTTGTTTTGTTTCTTCTGTTATAACATGTGAACATGTATTTCCACCTCTATCACTATTATAACCATTATAAAAAGAGTCAAACATCTCTATATATTGTATTTCTTTCTGATTTAACAAATCTCTAACTTCTTCTTTTACATAAGATTCTACAGCAAAAAGAATTTCATACTCAAAATTTTTTGGTCCATATTTTTTTCTAGCATTATTTATTTTTGGACCTGCATAAATTTCATCTTTTTCATTTAAAAAATCATTTCTTCTTCTTTTCTCATTTATAGTTTGTCCTATGTAACATTTTCCGGAAGGAGAAGTATATTTATAAATTACTCCTCTAATTAATTTATTTTCCATATATTTCTATAATTATATCATGGTTTAGGTACTTGATCGTTTGGAAGTTGTATTGTGTTTAAATTTTTGTACCATCTCACTTTTTTTTCCGTAATCCTTCTCTTAATATCATTAGTCAAGAAGTTCATATTAGATACCTCTTCTGCATTACAACAAGTAAATTGTTCTAATTGTCTAGGATCTTTAAATACGGCTATTATAGATAGTGTTTTAATCAACGGAGCATTAAATATATAACAATCATACATCCCATTTTCATTAGGTGCTGTATCTATATAAATATAAGGCTTTCTTCCTAACCACCTATTATACTTATGATACTGATAAGATATATCAGTATAAATTTTAAATGGAGTATTTCTATCAACAGTTCCGAAATACTGAATTGCATCAACTCCTAAATCTGTAACAATTTGAGGTATTTCTACATGAGGAATATTAGTCTCTCTAACATTTAAATTAGAATTACATAAATTACAATTCTCTATAGGTTTACAGTCTACCTCTAAACAATTAATAGATGTAACTAAATCCTTAACCGGAAGAAGTCCTTTTAAAGCATATTCTTTTATTATAGTTAACCTCTCATCTATTATATCATCCTCTAACTGTTCAACGGATAAGGATATATTAGATGTAATACCTCTTAATCCTGATAAAATATCATTTAAAATCGCAGAGGCTAATTTATTTAATTCCATATAGTATAATATTTAAAAAGGCAGATAAGAATATTATTATCTTACCTGCCTTTTATTAAATAATATATTTTCTTATATTAAGTGGTTACAGTTACATTAACAGTTAATACTGTAGCAGCTCCTTTTTTATAAGTTACAGCTACAGCAGAATCTGTAGTAGCTTTACCAGTAATCTCTATTCCTTTTACCGTAACCTTGGTAGGATCGGCAGAAGATACAGAATCATATTCGGTAATCTTAATATCTACATATTTCTTCTCATTTACTTTCAATGTCATAGTCTGAGTAGCCGCATCCGTACCAGTATTATCGGAAGCTTTTTCTACATCATCTATAACTACTCCAGCAGCTTTTACAGCAGTTTCGAAAGTATCTGAGATAGAGGTATTAACCCAGAAAACAGCTTTAGTGATAGATACTAATTTCTCACCTACAGCACCCATACCAGTATGATCTCTTTCACACTCATAATCAAATACGTATTGATTATAAGAAGCACCCGGTACAATCTTAGAATCATCATTATCCTGATTAAAGATTCCAGTTCTAAGAGAGGTTTGGATCTGTACATTTTTCAACATCGTCCAATAAGTACCAACACCTTCTTGAGCAATTTGGGTATTAGTTCCTGTTAATATAGTAGTGTATACGGGTTCTTTAGGATAATAATTACCTAAAGCAGCAGTACTAAAATCTTCCAATTTCTGTACTTCCAACACATTAAATAGTTGAAATTCATTAGCAGAAGTTATAGTAATTTTAGCACCTGCAACAGTAGCTTTAAATCGTAGATTATTATAGAAATTACCTTGTTTCTTTATAATATCAACCAATTTACTAGCAATATTAGCAGCAGTATCGGTATTAACTACATCTAAATTAGCATAAAACATTCTCCGACGCCTATCATCCATAGTTTCAGCGAAATATGAATCAGCAGATCCGGAAAGCTGCATACCAATAGCTAATCTAATATGATTTATTACACCAGCAGTTGTGGGTTTAACAGCATCAGTAATAGTAATTTCAGATACAGATACCTGAGGATTTGAAGCTGATGTCTTATATATCTTCCCACCTTTAATATTTGCAGTTTTATAATCTCCTACACGAAGAACCCTAAAACCTTGTTCACCACTTATCTGATTATCGAACTTATTAAGTCCACTAAGCGAATCTTTCGCACTATTAATAATTACTTCATTTACAAATTCAAACATGTTTTTAAATTTTATTTGTTAGGGGAAATTGGTGGAGCTATTGTTTGATTAACTATAGGATTAGTATTTAATCTAGGATCTCTATGTCTCTCTAAAAATAATTTCACCATAATATTTATTATCTCATAACATACATATTTAGGAAACTCTAAATCCTCCAGAATATCATCTTCGCTCTCTAAATCATTCGGAGTTAGGATTAATTCATTTGGATATTTAATATAATCTATAGATATATCTGAAATACTTATATCTTTATTATCTCCATAAAACAATTTCATAACAACAGGAGTTCCGGTTTTAATTTGTCCGGAATCATCGTTATATATGTAATAATAAGGTGTTTTATATGAAGGTTTAAAATAATAATTATTTAATATTCCAGGATATTTATCAGATGTTAATCTTCTTGCTCCCTTTTTAATTACTGAATTAGAATCACATTTAGAATTAGGATTATTAAATGTAATTACACAATTTTTAAGATGAAAATAATCGCTAGGTAGAGTAAATAATATCTTATCTCCTTTATCTATTATACTTCCTCCAGATAAAGTTGCTGTCATATTTAATACTCTAAGATCATCATCCTCTTGTTGATTCATATCACAAAAGTTATATTTAGTATTTATATACTGAATAACACTTTTATAATAATAATAATTAAACTCGTCTAAGAGCATACTGGGAGCTTTTTGTTTTTCTAATTCTATAAGTACTGCTTGATAGACTTGTTTTAAATTCATATTATGTATTATTTACTAGCTTTACTAGTAGGTTTACTTTTATTTTCTAATGGAGTTTTTTCAGCATCTTCTAAATCTTTTAATATTTCGGAATCAGACTTGGAATCATCCAAAAAACTTTGTGTTGAAGATACTTCATTTCTTGCTTTTAAATCCTCAATTCTTTTATTATCCTCAGAAATAGCTTCTATAATTACATCTTTATCTTTTACAGAAATTTCTTGAATCTCTCTTAAGATCCTATCAGTAATAAGTTTGTTCTTAGGATTCTTCATAAAATCAATACAAGAATCTGCATCTCTACCTATAATATCATTATCATTATAAGTATATAATCCAGCTTTCTGTCGTAGAATACCTTTTTGCTTAGCATATGTAAATGCAATTAGATATTTAGTATCATTACTTTCAAATAAAGAAATAATCTTATCAGCGTCTTTCTTAGCAATTTCTGTTAAGAATTCTTCTATTTCCTCATCATAAGCATCTTTTATATATTTACCTAAAAGCATTGCTCTAATTCTTAAAGCATCTCTTGAGGCGTTGTAGATATAATTTAATGCTTTATTTAATTTCCTTGAGGCCGTATTACGTTTCTTAGTATCCTCAATAATACGTTCTACATAATAAACTGCTTGAGGTCCGATTTTTTCCTCTGGTCCTACTAACATCTTACCACTTTCATCAAATTTCCCTCTATTATCAAAAATAAGATCGGAGAATTTAATAGCTTCCCATTGTTTTGCTTTTATAGGATTACTCAAATCAAATTCATCCCCATCTTTAATAAAGAATCTATCAGTAGTACGAACGAAGTAATCCAAAGGATTATCATCCTTACCTAAGATAATATTTCCGGATGAATCTACATTTCTAACACAAGAAGGATACTCTCTTGTTAATGGATTTTTAACTGGAGAAATTGACATTCCAGCATGATTAGGACCAAAACGGCTACGTAAATGTATTACCGTATCTAATTCTTCTTTTAAAGCAGTTACACTTATACTCATATTCATTGATCATTAAATATTATAAATTTAAAATAAAGAGGGTTATTAGCCCTCTTTATATTTATTATAGCGGATTCTGTCTAAAGATAACAGAACGATAGGGTGCGTATACTGATACGCCGCTGTCATTGATATTTAAATAAGATCGTTACTCTTATTTGAGCAGCTGCTCCACTATGTCACCATAGTGATTAGACTATATCTTTAACTTAATCTTTGATATATTTAAATACAAATCCATGTGTTTTATTTCTAAAACCTTTAAGAACCTCTCTACATTTAGGATGTTCTTTTGCACATTCCGCAACTGTTCTCCAGATTTTTATTAAATTTCCATCTAGATCATATTGTCCAACTTTACAACCTTTATCTAAAGAAGATGGTTCGTATTTTTTAAAAGTTGGTTCGGTGTAATGTGTCCATAAACAGTTATTATATAATTCTCCAGATTGAATAGCTTTTTTTATATCCGACTTTTTACATTTAGTTTCTTTTGAAGCGTCAGATAAATTATAAAAAGTCTTTATTAATTCACCATTAGGATTATATATAGATACAAATTTTATTGTCCTATTGTCTATATCTGTTTTTATAATATCCCAAATCTTTGTTTTATCTTTTATATAATAACAGTAATCTAATAATTTAGATTTTTGAACTGCTTCATCTACACATGCTCTAGAGAACTTAGTTTCTTGAATAATTTGATTTACAGAATTCCAAGTTTTTAATAAATTTCCGTTTATATCATATTGATATATTTCAGATCTAATACTTTTAGTATATTCTGTTACATCAAGTTTATCAACCTTTTCTCTAGACCAATAAGATTCAAATGCAGAACGTTTATCATTTATTGCCATTTTAAACCTAGCTGGATTACATTGGAAATGTTCTACCGCAAATTGAAATCCATCCCATTCTTTTACGAAATTTCCTTCGAGATCATATTGATATAATTTCTCGTATATAGATCCTCCAATTCCTCCTAAAGCTACATTATATGTATCCTTTCTTTTCACAAAGTCTAATGTAACTAATTCAGCCTCTTTATTATAAGCTTCTTCTTCTGTATCAAAAATAAAGAGTATAGCTCGTTTGAAATTTTTATATCCATACTTCTTTACAGCATTTTGGAAAGGTGTTTTTGGATTCTTTATAATTAATTTAAGATGACTTTTATCAATTCCATTTCCTATATAACCGTCGAAAATATCAGGATCTTCTGTTTTATGTACTCCAATATAAATTTTGTTATTTACTAAGCACGTTGTGCAATAAACGATATATTTCATTATGTTTGTATTTAAATAGTTTTACTTATCAGTTAAGTTATTTCCCATTTCCCTATCACTTGATAGGTACGTCACAAAGGACTAGTCGTTGAACCTAAATTATACCTGTCCTATTAAGGCTCTTAGTATAATCCTTGGCTGCTGATTGTCTAAGATAGAGTTTCCAGCAATTAAGGAAATTTTTTGTATTAGTATCACTACTAATAGGGGACTAAGCAGCGAAATGTAAAAATCCCCAGTAAATCATCTTCTCGAGCGTTTCTCCTGACCGTTTCCGTCAAGAATCTTCATGTTTCCATGAAGTACAGACTATATTATCACTCCTAAGAGCGTCTCCTCTTTCGAACTTATATAAGTTCTATGCCTATTTAATAGGACTTACTAGTCGTTGAACCTTTTTCTTTATTTAAAGAAACTTGGCTGCGGATTATCTAATATTTAACCTTGTTACTATACCGAAGTAGTTACCTTCGCCATATAATTATTGCTAATTATATTTAGTAGTTAAATCTCTAAAGATGTTCCCGCAATTTAGGAGATTAGGATCCAAAATGATTCAGATCCTGCAACTGGTGTGCTGGCGGTTCCTCCCGATACGCCATCGAGACCCCCGACCCCAATTACATCAGTTTTAATCATATCACAGCCCTTGAACGTCCAAGATTCAATAGCTGGTTTTCCGTTAGCTAAGTCCGGAGTTAAGTCAAGAATAAATCCAAATGCTTGATCAGGATATTCTATATTTAAAGCTTTATCCGGCATGAAGGTGCAGTTTGTTATCCTATAGGCTCTTTATCCTATAGCTCATATAATTTATCATCTTATATGCTCAGACTATATCATCATCTTATATTTAAATAAGATGTCCCACACTCGTGTCTCTATTATATTCTGTATTGCTACAGTTTCAAGAATTAGTCGTTGAACCGTCATGAGTTGTTAACCTCATGCTAGGCTGCTGATTATCCATTTAAATTGAAGGACTTCCAGCAATTCATGGGATTTTACAAAGTGAATTACTTCACTAAGCGACCATTTGATCGTATTACCTTGATATTCATAGCTAACAAAAGTATTACCTACTTTAACACCATCAACCGTTTCACCTACTTTCTTCTTCATACCAGAAGATTTACTATACATCAAAGTAGCAGTAGGAGTCCACCTTCCAATTTCATTCATCAAGTTATCACCAATTTGATTCCAGAGTAAAGAGTTACAGATTAATACGTAATCATTACCTGTCAAATTCTTTGATTTAGAGGTCAAGAAACTTAATGCTTCTTTGAAGTGTGAAGTAAGTAATTGATCGAAAGAAATTAAGTATGCATATCTTTCTATTTGAGGAATTATCATTTGTGTTAACTTTATATTACTATAAAGATCAGACTATATCTTAATCTTATATAATTCAATTATTAAGATTCCCTCCATTTCGAGAATTATTTCTCTACTCCTTATCGGATAGTCGTTGAACGTTTCTTATAAAAGACTTCGCTGCTGATTGTCTTTATATTTAAAGATATTCCAGCAATTAGAAGGGTGTTTCAGTATTTATCACTAAATAAAGCGGCAAATTTCTTACCGTCGCCTATATACACTATTTATACTTTATATCACTATAAAGATTAGACTATATCATCAACTTATCTTGTAACAATTATTTTTATTTAATTATTTAAGTTGTTCCCTGCTTCCATATATAAATATGTACGTCCGAAGACTAGTCGTTGAACTTTCATTAAATATGATATAAATATATACAATATTTAATGCTTAGCTGCTGATTGCCTTTAAGTAGCAGATTAAAGATATTCCAGCAATTCAAGGAATTTAATTTATCATACTGTTTCCAGTATGCGACCCATGTTTAACATAGACGTTTGTTAAAATTTCCCAGGTCTCTGCGTTTGCGAATCAATTATAGTCGGTTTTCCGTTCTTATCCACATTACTACGTGCCCAAAGATCATGTTTAGCTTTAACTTCCAAGAAATTCTCAATCAAGGTCTTTTCCATTGAAGTCATAGTAAACAATTTCTCACTTCCCTTAGTCTCAGTATCACTAATTTTCAAGAATACATCTTCATTAGCTAAATAGGCTTGAGATGCATCAATATCATTTCTATGTAAGGTCAAGTAGTTACGATGAACCTCCATATTAGACTGATATTTAGTCGTTCCAAAGTCGTGATAATCAAACGGATGAGCATTTGATAAGAAGTGAGTAGTCATACCAGGTTGACACGCAGAAGTATCAAGATACGACATATAATCAGTATCGATTAATCGAACAGTGTATTCATAATATTTATTACTTCTCCAAATTGGACGAGCAGTAACATAACACTGTTGATGTGATTTATCTATCACGAAAATATCATGTTTATCATAGTATTTTTCTTTAAACAACATCCGAATTTCAGTTCCTCCAACACCATCGCCTTCTGGAACAGCAACAAACGGAATACGTTTAATGAACCTATTCTATTTAAAGAACTTAGACTATATCATTTACTTATTAGTATGATATTTAAAGATATAATCTTCATAATATTTATCTCCCATCTGGATATTTTTTAATTTATGTGATGGGATATTGTATTTTTCTCTTACTTCTTTTATAGTATTTAAAGTCTCTATATAATTTCCGTATTTATTATATACATCAATCATTATCCCCTTAGAATAATATTTAGCTGGAACCTTAGACACTTCCGTAGTAGATAAATAATAATCCTTATACCATCCCTCGTTATAAGATAGTATATTCCGAATTTTAGCCCATGAATGAAGATTTATAACCTTCATTACTTCTTTCCCTTTAAATCTTCCTATATAATTTCCTTCTTTATCATATACATAATAAATAAGATTCTTACAACTTATCCTAGCCTTCGGAATAAATTCATCTACTAACTTCTTAGATATATAATATTGATTCTGTACTAAAGACTGATTTTTAATAGCTTTACTTATATCTAATATTCCTATATATTCAGCACATTCCTTTTCTGATTGAAACTCATTTAAGAGCTTCCCTTTTTTAGAATATAAATATACAGAAATAGGTGGATTAGATTTCTTACAATATTTAATAACATCTATTTCTGGTTCTAATGCCCAATAAGAATTAAGAAATTCACATTTCTTATCTATAGCATATTGAAATTTTTTAGGAGATTGTCCGTAAAAATCAAATGCTTCTAAAGAATATTCCCATTTCTTTTGTAACTCTCCAGATGTATTAAATTGATAAATTGTTTTATATAAATCTGTATTTAAATAATTATAAGTATGATCCGCTTTTAAATACTCAGTATTTATTAACTCAGATTCTTTATTATACGCCTCTTCTAGAGTATCATAAATATATAAAGTAGTTCTCTCAAATGCTTTTGTTCCATACTTTTTAACTGCATACTGGAATGGAGTTTTTGGGTACATATAAGTACTCGGTTGGTTTATATAAACTCCACAACCTAAATATCCATCAAAAGTATTAGGATCATTTGTTTGATGCACTCCAATATAAATTTTATTTAACTCTCCAACTTTAGATTTTAAATTTTTAGTAAGATATACAATATATTTCATAAGTAATTCAGTTTTTTAATCTTATTTAAATAATAAGATTTACAGGTTTCCCCTAGTCGTTGAACACTGTCTTCATCAAGACCATGCTGCTGATTATCTCTAGTAGCAGTAGAGAGTTCCCAGCAATTTAAAGAATTTATTGTGAACCTCATCGATTCACATCCACATCCCATTCAATAGCAAAAGCATCAATACTCTTACGTCCGGGTTTAGGAATATCTTGATAAACCATATTTTCGATTCTTTCAGTCAAAGCTGATACAGTATGTCCGGGACATAAAGATGCAGCTAAACCTACTCTATGAGTAATTCGTCCCAAGAATTGGGAGAAATCATGAAAAGTTCTTGAGCCATTCATATTGGCCCGATTTGAAATGTATTCTGCTACAAACATTTTAAATTAAATTTAAGGTCTAATCTAACCTTTTAAGTTAAGAAACTCTTTTAAATCTGAATTTTCTATTTTAGTATCTTTACTTGTTGATAGACTAGACGCGTTATTACTACGTTTTCTATTTTTAAGTTTATTTAATTTTTCCAATCTATTTTTAAGATACTCTTCATCATTAAGTACATTATTATAATGTTCATGAATAGCTTCAATTAATTCATCTCCATGAGTAGCATAAAATGCTAATTTAAATAATGTATCCGGATTATCTAAATCACTTGCAAGCTTTGTTCTTCCAGTAATTTGAGGCTTAGTTATATAATCCATTGTACTATCTATATCCGATTCTTCAAGGTCAAAACCTCCAATAGTCTTAATATTTTTTCCAGCCTCTCTAAGAGTACCTATTATCTTATTTAATTCTTCCTCAGATAACTGAGAGTCTTGTTCTTCTTTCTGTTTAGCTTCGGCAGCTAATCTTTCTTCTTCTGCTTTATATATCTCACGTAATTTATTAACCTTTTTCTCAAAAGATTCAGAATTTTCTTTAGCTTTATTTACTTCATCAACTAATTCATCTTCTGTTAAAATATCTCCGTAATTATTTTTCATATATAAAGCATATATATCCTCATCTGATAATTCATCTACCTTATAAACGGCTCCTTCATTTGCTAAATATTCCTCAATTCCTTTCTGTTTGTAATAATTTACTAAAGATTCGGAGTTAAGATTATTTTCACGCATAAATGTAAGAAGATTTATCTCATCGTCGTCTAGGTTATAATCATCTTCTTCTAAATTAAGAAGTTCTATTTGTTCTTCTCTACTTAACTCAGTAAATGGGACACTGTGAATTACTCCGGTTTCAGTATCCTCTATTTTTATATTATTAAAATCTATTCCTCTAGATTTAAGAACAGACTCTAATAAAGATTGTTCGTCTATAACAGGAGAAGTATTCTCCTTTGTATTAACTTCCTCTTGGGAAGTATCTTTTTTATCATCCACATTCTCCTCAGATGATTTTTGAGGAGTAGATTCTTCGTCTAATGAGTTGAAGATATCTAAATCATTTTCATATTCCATATACAATATTTATTATAGAAGTTCTATATATTCCCCAAACTCTGCTAAAGACTTCTTTCTAATATTAAAAGGAGTGGAGGAAATAGTTTCTTTAAGAGAATTTTTATATTTATCATCTAATTCAAATGATTCTGATTCTACATTCTCTTCTAAAATTTTCATAATCTCTAAATCTCTTTTAATTGTAGATAAAGTTAAAGCTTTTTGGCTCGGAACTTCATAACAAAATAACATCAAACTTACATAATTAGCCGGACGCTGTGCATCCACTTTAATGTCAATAGGCTTATTTTCAATAATCATAGTTCATTAATTTTTAGTTATTTATCCACAAATGTAGATAATATTTGTATGTAATACAATAAATAAATAAAAAATTTATTTTTTAATTTTATACGATTGTATCTTTATCTTATCTTTAAAACAATCAGATGTTGCAGTAATTTTACTAATATAATGATTCCGGAATCCTATTGTATTATATCCGAATTCTTTTCTTTTCCTAAAATTATACCAATATATAATATCTCTATAGTCTATTATAGTTATATTTATATCAAAATCTAAAGAATCTATAGTAAGATATAATTTCTCATTATTAATTTCCAGAGTTTCATGTAATGTAATACAATCAATAGATTTAATTATCGGAATACAAGTATCTTTTATTATTTCAATATTATTTAATATAGTATCTCTAATTACTTTAGTTGTGTTTATATTAGCTTTAATTACATTGTCTAATTGTTTAATCTTTAAATCTTTTTTCTCTAATTCCGATTTAAGTAAAGAATCCTTTGATAAAATTATTCTTTTAAATTGTTTCTCTGTTACGATATGTACTTGTTGAAGAGAATCTATTGTACATAATTCTGAGGTATGAATATCTTTTAAATCTCTAATTTCTCTAGATTGTTTATCTACTAGTTTTATTAAATATATTAAGGATATGATAAAGATTCCTAATGTAATATATTTAATTAGTATTGTTTTCATTATTATTAGATTTATTTACATTCTTTCTCCATATAGATGTAATAGTGTCAGCTCCTAATAGAGTAGTACTACATATGAAGAGCATATCTACTATTTCTGGGGATTCTATCACTTTTATTGTGCACCATACACATATAAATAAACAAACTACCCACCCAAAAAATCCACATACTCTCTTAGAACTTAATCCTGAATGAGCTGTGAACATCTTAATAAAGAAATTATTACAGTTCATCTTATTTATTTAATAAAGTATTTAATTTAGATAGTATAAGAGTTAATAATTCATTATTCTCTTTTACATAATCTAATATACATAGTATTTGTTGGGATTGAGGACATTTATCACATCCTTTACATTCCCTTAAAGAATCTTCCATATTATTAAGCGTCTATTGTTAAATATTCTATAACCATTCTAGGATTATTATAATCTATATTACCTTCTTGTATACCTCCAATTTGTAGTCCAATAGAATCTAATGGAATAGCATTAACATTTCCAAAATCCCATAAAAGTACTCTTATATTATTTGATTCATTGATATGATATAACTTATTATTTATATATTCTATTGTGAAAATATTAGCTTCTCCCATATTTCCTCCATATATTATAGGATGATTAATTGGATCAGCATTTCCATTAACGTCTTGTACTACTATTTTAGTTGTTGAGTTAGTAGTATCTGTACTTCTTAATATACTTAAATACTTTCTATCATTAGTATCTGATACTAAAAAAGTTAATAAACAATTATAAGAATTTTCAGAACTTCCAATAGCAGTAATAGTATATCTAAAAGAAACTCTCCAATTATTTTTTCGATTCTCAAATAGATTAGCTATTGATATAGATGAATAATCTTTCATAAACATAGCTCCATAACTATTATGCTGAATTAATCCTAATTCTCGAATAAATGAAGTAACAGAAGATGTAGTTGTATTAGATACTCCATCATATAAAAAAATCTGAGATAATATTTTAATTATATTATCATCTGCTGGAAAATCATATAAACTATAACTACTAAGTGGAGTAGGATCGGCTCCAGAGAGAATAGCTCCATCTTTATGTATAAAATTCATATTTGTACTACTAGGAGATCCTAATCTATTAGCAGCATCTTTAAGAGTTAAAAAATCCTTACTCATATTTCTAAGTTTTAGTTCCGAATACTATCCAATCTATAGTTTTTGGATCTTTTCCTCCACTATATAATCCTACATACGTCTTTGTTACACCCATAACATTACAAGAATATCCAGCTTCATTATTTCCCCGAAATGAACATACAGCAGTTCTTGGTATATAATCTCCTTGTAACGATACTCTAGTTTCAGTATGTCCCTCACATAAAGTACTTCCTATCTCAAATACCAAAGGACCTAATGTCATGACTACATGACCTGGTCTAGTTATATCATGTGTAGTCTCTAATATATTATCTAATTCCGTTATAAACTCCGCCATAATTGATTATTTACTGATAATCCTATTATTAAAAATGTTACAGTTTTATCATCTTTTCCCCCCAGAGAAAATGTTACTCCTGTAGTATTTAAACTAGATATACTTATAGCATATCCTTGTTCATCATTATTTTTTAATGAAGCCATTCCGGTAATTATCCCACTAAATCCTTTTAATGGTACAGAAACAACATCATACCCAAGACAAGTAGTAGTTCCATAAGCGATTCGTAGTCCTTTATAATTTATATATGTAACAGGATCTATCATTTCCACGGAATAGTCCCCTAAATTATCTTCTGTTAAAAATTCAGCCATATTTAATCACGTTCTCCTATTATTAAATAATAAAATTCTTTAGGATCTTTCCCTCCGAGTATGAAAGTAGCCGAGGTATTAGTATAAGAGGATAAATTTACTGTATAACCTGCTTCATTATTATTTTTTAAACAACAGAATACTCCATATACTGATTTAAATCCGGAATAAGTAATTGTTATACCTCTACTAGTTATAGAAGAATATCCTCCAACCATCCTAAGTCCTAAACCTTCAATCCCTCCAGATCCAGTAGAATCTAAAGCTCTATCGTCTACAGTTAGATATTCTGCCATATTATATTATTTTAGCTCTTTGTTTTAATCGATGTACATCATCTTCTAAAGATTGGATTTTGTCTTTTATTATATTTAATTCTAAGGAATCTTTTTTAATAAAGATTCTATGTAAAAATGTTTTAATTTTATTTAGTAACATATTAATTTAATTAATATCCTATAGCTAACCAAAAAAATTCATTTCTGTTATTTACTGGAGCAGTTCCTACTAATTCCACTGTTAGGGAGGAATTTGTGAAGGATTTAATAGTTAAAACATCTCCTTTAGACCAATGACCATAATAGTTATTAGGAGTGAGTTGCACTACACAGCATTTAGTAGGAAATGTTTTTGGATACGATACTGTTGCAGTCATACTTCCAGTATTAAAGTTACTAAGTCCTGACTGTATCAATATCCCCCCCCTGAATAGTATCTGCTTTTGTAGGAGCTGTTTTGGTAAACAAACTATTTAAATTAGCTTCTGTAATAAATTCTGCCATTACTTATCAAATGTTTCTATTTTAAACTCATTTACTATCATCGCCGGATTGGAAAAACTCCATCCTCCTAATATAACTTGCTGATTTTTCATATTTGTTATAGATCCGTTTGTATTATATACTACTCCCGCACTATTATCTGAATAGGAGGAGTTATGATATATATTACCATCACTTTTTAAATCTACTATAGCAGTAAATCCTTGTGTGGCACTAGGAAGTTGAAACAGGTCTATAGTCAGGTATGCGGTAGCAGTTAAATTGTTTTTTACTCTGAATGTAACCCACCATGTTCCGTCACTCTTTCTAATGACATCTATACCACAAGTTCTGTCAGTACCACCATAATATGCTAAGATAGAGCACATCGGATAAAAATTAGGCAAGCTGATATCAGAAGGGCCTGTTATCTGACCTCGAAAAAACAGTCTGAAAGTAGACCAAGTCTTACTAATATCATCAGTAGTAATTTTATCTATGTTATATCCTGCATTCACAGTAAATGTTGCTCCCAGACTCCCTGCTGTAATAGTACCTTTTTTTGTGGCACCTATAGCTCCCTGAGTAAAAGTATTTGTAGGACCATCATACCTGAGAAGGAGAGTCGATCCTATTTGAATATCATCCACAGGAAAGTCATTAAATCCGTATCCAGTGAGAAGATCAGGATTCGCTCCGGCAGTAATAGCTGCTCCTTTTGTTATAAAGGTATATGTGTTTGTATTGCCCGGAAGTCCCAGTTTATTGGAAGCATCCATGACAGTCAGAAATTCCTTACTCATAACAGTTTCTGTATTAGCTTTTTCAAATCTTCTAATTCCTCTCTCAGAGAACAAATCTCTTTCCTATACTCTTCCTTCTCTGCTTCTCTTAGCATATGTTCCTCTTTAAGAGCTTCCTGTAATATAACAGTATATCTCTCATATGAAAATGTTAAAATAGAATTATTTATTTCTCTTACAAGCTCTGGATAATATTTATTCCAGTATTGAGCTGAGGTTCCTATACATAAATCATTCTCGTCCATCCAATTATATTTAAATCCGGGAGAATTTAGTACTAGAGGTAATATATTAGATAAATTCTCTATATTATGTTTATATCTAATATCAGATACAGAAGTTGTTCCAGCTCCGTTTGTATGAACAGTATGTTTTGTAAAAGTGATTTCATCAAGACTGTTAATTTTAGCCATTATTGATTCAGGTGTTTCTCCTGAAGAATTCATTAATGTATCTACATCGGCTCTTAAACTAAGAATATCTTGTTGTAATGGAACTAAATCAGATAGATAAGATATTTCATTATCTCCCCATGTAATCCTTCTATTAAAAGTGCTAGGTATATTAAATACATTATTAGTCCCCTCTTTATTTGGAATCCATACTCGAAGATCGGTATCCATACCTAATATTGACCAGTTTATTTCTCTTGTAGAAGATGCAGATAATTTAAGCATTCCATTTATTTCACAATCTCCTTTTAATCTTATGTACCTACAATATACTTTTTCAGAATAGACTCCGTATATATCAGAACTTAATAAAGTATCAAAATATATAGGATCTCTAATACCTTCTAAACATCCTAATCTTAATCTCGGAGATAAGGGTGCAACTTCATCATTTATACCTAAATAGGATTTATCTAAACATTCTCCAGTTTCAGGGTTTGTTTCTCTAATACTATGTAAATACAAAGAATCCCAATTTCTAAAATATAAAACATCACCAACTTCTGGAAGTTTTTCTAACTCTCTCTTCCTTTCCTCATCAGTAGTTTCATCTAAATACTCTTCTAAATCCTTATCTAAAACATTTTTATCAATAGTAGCAACTATATTACATCCAGAAATTGTAAAAGTATTCTCATCATAAATCCATTCTAATTCTTCAATCTTAATCCTACCTTTAGATATTATTTTAGTAGTAGGAATTAAAGTGCTTACATCAATCTCTTCCTCAGAATCTTCTGGGATTTCTACATTATATCCATAAGAATACTTCTCAAAATATAAATAATCTCCTATTTTTATATTATAAATCCCATTTATAGATATCTCGTATTTAATAGGAATAACTTCCTCTGTTTCTCCTCCAGATTCTTCTTCATCAGGAACTATTTCAGATATACTAGATACAATTCCTTGTGGTTCAAAGAAATAATTAGTATTTAATCCTTTAGTAATAAAATCTTTCTCTTTAGATGAACCATCCCCAAACGGGCCTTTAGCAGAATTTCTCACTATTAAATTATCTACTTCTAAAGTCCATTCGGAATTTATATTCGCTAATCTATATCCAGCCATTCCTTCTATGAAATAATCTGATATTATTCCAGAATTAAGAACAGCTTCATCTTTTACATACATATTCCCATCTACTTCAAAATTATAGTTATAAGTTGGAGGGTATCCTATAGATATATAATTCCCATTTATATATGTAACACCTTCCTTAGAATTAAATTTAATACCAGAAGTATTAGTATCTAAAGTTACTCCACTATTATTAACTATTATATCTAAATAATCATTCTGATTTTTTATCTGCATCCCATTTGATCCTATTACATTAAAATCTCTAGGTCCATGAAGATTATTTTCTAAATTAATAGTTACTTTATCCTTAACTATTCCTCCGGAATTAAGACTTAAATATAATTCTACTAAAGTCCCATTATCATTATAATAATGAACTTTATCATCTGAATTAAAATAAACAAAATCAATAGGTAAAATTGCAGTATTATCTTGATTATTAATAATAACTTTTAAATTTCTTTGAGCAGTTCTAATCTGTTCTAGAGTAAGATCTTGATTATAATTAATAGCTAAATAATCTTCAGAATTCTCTACATCATCTCTTTTAGATAGTACTGGATATAATACTCCATTTATTTGAAAATAAATAGCATCTTCCGATTCCACAAAATACCAACCGTCAGCAGTTCCTATATCACTTTTATTCTGAACAATATTTATACTCTTATCATTACCATCAGTCTTAGATATCTTTCCGTTAGAAATAAGATCCAAGAAAGCATTTCCGAATCTAACTTTTACATTACCTTTTCCATTAAGAATTATATCGGTATCAGCAGATCCAACCATTAAATATGGCTTTCCTAGAATCTTTTCTACTTTAATAAGTTCTCCCATAAAAGTACTTTATTATATTTTACAAATATAATAATTCTAGGCAAAGAATCCAATAATTAGTATATAATAAAAAAAAGAAGAGAATCTCTTCTCTTCTTTCATTTTTGATAGTTAATCTCTATCTTCCTTATGTTTATGTTTTAAATGCTTCATATAATGATAGAAAGCTTTTCCTTCTGGGATAGCTTTATCACACAACCACAAATATGTAAGTTTGGCGCACATTTGAATATCATCTTTACATATATCTTTAAATAAATGATAACAGATATTTAAGGCATAATGCCAATCATATTCATTAAAATCCTCAAATTCAACTCCGAACTTCTTAGCAACTTGTTTTGCCTCATCATATTGAAATTCAGCTTCTTTTACTTTATAATCTTCTATAACACACTCAAGAGCTTCTTCACATAAATCTTTCGTAAAGTGAGGACCATTAATCATTTCATAAAGTTTAAATTTAATTACATGATACATTTCAGGACATTCTTCTTTTAAAGATTCCATTGCATCGATAAATTTATCTTCTAAACCTTCGAATAATTCAGAATCATCATCTTCTAAATCCTTAAATAGTTTAGATTTCTTATGTTTGTATTTATATTCCTCTTCATCTTTCTTGAACCTTTTATTAGTTCCTATATACTCTTCATCACTTTCTTCATTCTCATCATCTTCTCTAAATCCTCTATACCTTTTAGATTCCTTAGCTTCATATGGATAATGTTTTTTGTGAGACTTCTTTTTATTTCCCATCTCCGACATTTCCCTCAGTAATTTCTTCATTCCTTCTATTGATTCCATTGCTTATAATTTTAGTAAGTTCTTCTATTTTCTTTTCTAAAGCTAATATCCTATTATCATCAGAAGAAAATCTTCCAAGTGAAGGGTCATCTCCTAATAGTTCTTGTTCCACTTTCTCACATTCTTCAACTATTTTATTATATCTATCTAGAGACTTAAGTTGGTTAGTAGCATCAGTTTTTCTTACTCTAATTTCCTGTAGTACATCTTCTTTAGTAATACATACAGTTCTTGTGTCAGCCCTAGCTATAGACATATCCCTAGTTACAGTAAATGGAAACTGGACACCATTAAATAATGCGGTAATAGTTAAACTCTGAACTGGTTGATTCATTCCAGTCTTCTGCATAAGAGTTTGATATACATTATTTAAATTCTCTTTAGGAGGCTCATTAACAATAACTGTTTGAACTAATCCTTTTATATAAGTTAAATCCTTTTTAAATTGATTATAATCAATTAAATATAAAACATCACCTGGTTTTAATTCTCCGAAATTCATAAGATATTATTTTATTTAAATATTAAACATTACGCACTAGGAGTAGCTGCTACAGCAAACTCTAATGCTACATTTCTTGAAAATTTATTAAATGCTCCATCTGGACATCCACCACAAGTATTAGTAAACGTTTCAGCATCATTTAAAGTAGTTGTGGTAATTATAGTAGGAAGAGTACCTACAGGAGGAGGAGTAGTTAATTCTAGAGGAATAGTTATAGTATACTTCTTCACAGTAGTTTTAAGAACTGAACAAGAAACAGGTCTATAAGTTATCGTGTGCACTAGCGAATAATTTAATAGAAACACATTAGAAGTACCTACTCTAGTTATAATAGGATCTCCGATAGTAATTGTACTAGAAAATCCTTCTCTACATATCAAAGATGGGAATCTTTCTACTACTTGGAGATAAGTAACTCCTTCATTAACGAATCCTTTATTATTTATTACACTCATAACAGTATTGTATTAAATAAGGGAGATTTCTCTCCCTTACGATGTTAATATTTAAATTAAGCAGGAGTTACAGTTGTTGAAGCTGGACATCCACACCCATTATTGCATCCATTATTATATCCATAAGGATGGGCGTAATAAGCAGGAACTGGTCTCGGAGGAATTATACATTCAAGATAATCCAATTTAGCGGTAATAGGATTAATTAAAGCCTGTAAAGCATTATATTGCTGTAAGGTCTGAACACTGTTATTCAATTCAGCATTTCTAGTTTGAAGAGCTTCGATCTTGTAATCACACATCATGTCTTTAATAGACTGGAATCCTTGGTTAATAGCTATAGTCTGTGCATCTATTTTAGATCCTATATTAGTAAAACCTTGGTTCATGTTATTGTTTATATTACAAGTCTGTTCCTGACAACGTAATTGTTCCTGATAACCTAAACTAGTTAAATTTAAATTAACAGCATCTATTGATCTCTGAGTAGAGCAGCAGCATTGATTAATAGCTTGTTCAATAGAACATCCAGTAGATTGAATAGTACTTAAAATAGCACTATTAGATGCACAAATCTGATTGATTATATCTTTCTGACCAAGACCTACAGTCTGACCAACTTGATTAATAGCATTCTGTATTGCGTTAGTATCACAATTCAACTGATTAGCTAAATTCTGTACAAAGTTTACATTATCTCTAGATGCAGAGTTGATAGCGGTTAATAAATACTCGTTAGACAATGCTGATTGTACTTCCGGAGTTCCTAAACCTGCACCGAATCCGTTACGTCCGAATCCACCAAAGCCACCATTACAGAAAGCTAAGATAAAGATAAGCCAAACAGCCCATTGACCTCCCTAACCATCATTATTATTTCCGTCTTTAGATAAAGCTAAAAGACCTGCTAAATCGTTTATTCCACTAGTACTTCTTCCAGCTTCTGGAATAAAATTAAAAATATTAGGCATTCCATTGCCCATTTCGGCAAAATTTGCCATAGATTAAATAAGTTTAAATTAGACATAAAAAAACTATCTTCGCGCTCTGATTGTTTTCATAGCACAAAGATAGTTAGTATTTGGTTCATTTAAACTTATTTTCTATCTGTAGCTCACACATGTGATATTTTACTTTGAACTCTTTATCGTAGTTCTTTAAATACTCACATTTATTTACAGCTCTTATTATAGTAGAATGATGTTTATTATAAATTTTAGATAAACGATAGAAAGAAATTCCATATTTAACATGCAAGAAGTAGAATAAAATACTTCTTGCATCTGTATGAGATCTAAGCTTTCTATTATCTCTTAATTCTTCTATTGTTATATTGAATATATTAGAGATTATACCTTCTAATTTATTTATTATTTCTTCCATAGAAATCATATTTTAAATTTTATATATTCCCTAGTATCAATAAGTATATATAAGCAGTTATGTCTATGGAATAATATTATATTAATAAATATAATAAATATTTATTCTCTACCTTCTATAATTAGAGATTCGAGAATAAAACTATTTTGATAATTCTGATTATAAGCTCCTATAGTAAGATTGGTATTTTTAAGTCTAGTTGTATAAGTGTTAATCAGTGTAGTACCACTAAGTTCTGTGTCTGTAGGAGATGTATTATATTCGATATTCATATTACCTTCTTTAATTTTTATTATACTAATAAATCTTTGATTATATACTGAAAGATTAAATAATTTAAAGGTCTCAATCGAACTTCCTGTACTATTTACTATATCACCATAAATTCCAAGTGTATTAGGAGCTTGTACTAATTTAATAAGTAATCTAATTTGAGCATCACTTAAATTATATTTTATATTCCCAGAATATACTGGATATAAAATATCTTTAGTAATATCACGTAAATCTCTTAAGTATCCAGAACAAGTTATTTTAAATTCTGGATAATATTCATTAAGGGTAGTATTTCCAAATGTCTCTACTAAATACCCATTTGTTCCGGAGAAAATAGTTCCATTAGATGTTATACTTGAATCTGATATACCTTCAGTAATATAAGTTGGAGAACCTTCTATAAATCTATTAGTTAATCCGTTATAATTAAGAAGTACTCCAAGAGCTGATTGTATGCTTACATCTGGCACAAAATCTTCACTACTATAACTAGAAAGTAGATTAGATTTTGCACCTAGATTTATTGCTTCAGTCTTAGTTATAAATTCAGATCCTTCCCCCCCTGTTATAGAAGTGCTTAATTTACTAGCTGCTTGTGAGCGCGTTAAAAATTCATAACTCATATTAATTTCTGTATTAATAGGGTTAGATCATTTAATCTAGTATTTAAAGAATCAATTTCTTCTTTAAATTTCTTTCTTTCTTCTTCTCTTAATCTATGTTCTTCTTTTAAAGCTTTTTGTAGTACTACTGTATAACGTTCGTATGAGAAGGTTTTTGTTCCATCTTCCATCTCATGTACTAATGTTGGGATTTTATCTTCCCAATATTGTGCTGAGGTACCTATAGAGGTAGTTGTTTCATCCTTCCAGTTATATGTAAATTCAGGAGCATTGAGGACTTTATTTAAAGTATCATCTGGTAAAGAATTAAAATTAGATTTGAATCTTATATCTGATGTAGACTGTGTCCCTGCTCCGGCTGAACATACTACATGCTTCGTAAAAGTAATCTCGGATTGAGAATTAATTTTTGACATAATAGTAGCAGCTGTCTCGGCACTTGGTATAGAAGGCTTGTTACTTAAATCCTTATAACTTCCTGATGTAGCTACGGTAGCAAATGATGGTTTACTTGTGACTTCGCTCCAAGATGGCCAACGAGTCACATAAGCTGAGGGTGCAGCCTTTAACAAAGCATCCCAAGAAGCTTGTAGATCACTAATATCAGATAAAGGATGTGTGTGGCTTGACGGAGTAAAGGTACTTGGTTTACTTGTTACTTCGCTCCAAGATGGCCATCTGGTAGCTGTTACAGGAGCTCCTGTAATATTACCCCAAGCCATAGAAGTTGGAATTTCATTAGCAAATGCAACACGTTTCCAAGAGTTCCAGGTAGAAAGTATACCAGTTCTAAAATAAAGACCATTTGTAGGTACACCATTAATCCCATTATATCCTACAAGTTCCCAGGAAGAATAGTCTGTACTCCATCCATGTACATGAATACCACCCCAATAATCAGAGGTAGGCATCATGTTATTAGTAAATATGGCTCTCAATACACGAGTCCCTACATTATTCGGGTATAGTGCAGTATCTCTGGTATCCTCCATTAACAATCTGGAATGATCATGTGAACTTGGAGCAGCCCCAATAGCAGAAGGTGTTATATTTACAGTCTTAGCTGCATTGGGAGCATATGTGGTATTAGTTGTGCCATTAAACTGAATGGTAAGAGATTGTATATTATACGTATCTAATATAGTATAGTCTGTACCATTTCTTTGATGAAGAAGATTGCTCTCTCCAGAAAGAAGTTTCGTAGTTCCATAACCAGTTCCAATAAACATATTCCTAGAATCATATGCCCATAGATACATATCTTCTGTATTAGTAGCAGCAGCTCCTATATATCCACATCTTACACTTCCTCTATAAAAGTCTATATAAGCTTCCTTATTAGTAGAAGTATTCTGAATAGACAATGTAGGTCCCGATGTTGTTCTGGTAAGAGTTCCTCCTGATAATGGTAAATAGCCAGACATGGAAGGGATCTGAGATACCTTGGCCAACTCCTCGTCATTAATAAAAACATGACCTCCAGGGGAAATTTTTAACATAGTGGGAGTTACTCCACTGTTAGAACTCCCAAGAGATAATATTCCGCTACCTTCTAATACTGTAGTTTCAAAAGTATAATTATTTCTACGTATCCTTATATAATTATAAACATTCTGAGAAGAATCTCCTATATTCAGACTTCCTGTTAATGTACCTCCAGTAAGAGGTAAATAACCACTCAAATGAGTAGTAGTAGCTAATTCCTCCCAAGCTGTGTGTTCATTCTCATTATTTGATGCTGGTGATCCAGTTCTAACAAACCATCTGTTAGAATAAAAAGTTCCATAAATTTGACTTGAACCATTATATACTCCGGGAATGACGATAAGAGATCCTGCTTGCTGTATTGGGTATCCTCTGTCTGTAGTAGCATCCCTGTTAGCTGGTTGAGCAGCCATCATCGGAAAATGATTAAACGAACTATTTAAGCTTGTAGTTCCGAGATTCCTTGAGAAATTATAAGAATCAAATATCAGACAATGCACACCGTCTCTATAATGTAGTAGATCAGAACTGTTTGATCTAAATACCAGTTGAGAGTCTGATGTGCCTACTCCCACTTGTGTATTACTTACTCCAGTCCAATCTGTTGGATGATAACTCAATAATCCGAATTGCTCACGAGTAGTCGATATTGAATTTACATTTAACTTATTATAAATAATTACAGGAACATTTGTACCTGACGGCCCTCCTACTACAATCCTATTATCGGATCCCATGTATATCCCTTCCACCCATTCTCCTCTGGTCTGCTTAAAAAGAATCCCATAAGTATTAGATAATACAGGCCTTCCATCTGCACATATAGACATTTGCCCTCTGCCATTATAAGGATAGTATACAGTACTTAAATCTGATATATCATCTTTAAAAGCTAATTCTTTATACCAAGTAATCTTTCCACTGTCCCCACCTCCAATAACAGCTTTCATAATATTACCTTCGTGTGCTACACTAAGGTAAGCATGAGTATCCCCGATGGCCCATCCTAAAGAGGCAGCATGAGCTCCGGCAGTTCCTGGGTCTGCCGAACCACTTCTGAAAGGCACTACCCAAGAAACACCGGAATTTGACCCCCAGATAGTTTCTGGAAACTTATTTATAAGATTATCCCCAAAAGATGAAGAGGAAACTGATTTTATTCTAGTAGCTTTAGGAGTCCCTATAATATTCCCCTCTAAAGTGTAATTTAATAAAAGTTCTTCTACATTTAAGTTACTAGTATCATAGACTGTGTACTCAGCACCATTCTTATAATGTTTTATATCATTGTCTCCTATAGTATGAATCGTAGTCTGTGAATTCTGATCATTTCCGGAAGTAATTATTCCAGATTTAATATTTCCATTAACATCAGTATACCCTAATCTAGTGACATAACTATTTCCGGAATTATCTATATTTAATAATGCAGTATTGCCTAAATCACCTCCTATTAAAGTTTCATAATCCCCGAAGCTTCCTAGATATAAAGAAGTACCATTAGTACTATTCCTCATAAATAAAGCCCATGCATTTTCTCCAGTATCAGTCTTATTTACTAACACGGAAGTTGGAGAAAAATATAAAGGACCAGTTAAAGCATTTGTAGATCCAGCACTTAAAGGTAAATAATGACCAACTAAAGACTCTACGGTAGCGAAGGGTTTTCCATCTTCATCACAGAAATTTCCCCACATTGGGAAATTAACATGTAGTGGAGTATATGTTGAATTAAGATTATATATAACACTTCCGTTAGATTCTACAGTCTCACTAAGTTCTAATGTATTCTGTGGAACTCCAGATACATCACTACTTGAAGTGATAATAAATCCTCCTTTTGTATAAACTAATGTCACTTTCTTATTAGGATCGTCTGGATTAACGGCTACAAGACTATCGTATCCATCTATAGAAGTAATAGTATTAGTATTACTATCCCAAGTTAAATAGTTCTTATTTAATTTAGAATAATCCGCAAATAGTATTTGAGAACGATCTGAGGTTCTAAATCCTGTAGGAATTATTATATTAGAGCTAAATGCTAATTCCGGAGATGATGTATTAATTATAGCACGTTCAGGAGATGGGATAAGTGTTATAGTATCATCATCCATAGTAAATACAAAACCGACACCTTGATTGGAAATTCTAACCCCTTCCCTTTGGAATCCTATATAATACTGTGAGTTACCTATAATAATAGGATTGCCAAAGGTAAAAGCTTTGTGAGTATCAGTATATATAAGTAATTCAGAATTTTCATCAGGTGTCAGATTATCAGAAGATATAATAAAGCTAAAGTATGTCTGTATATCTTGCTCAGTTGTATAATTTTTTATTCCGACAATACCTAAATCACCACCACTGTTTATTATTCTAATAAAATTAGTGTCGCCTTCTAACTCAGCAAAATTTAAACTACCCCTATCAGCATAAATCATATTAGAAGAATAAATCAATTTCTTATCAGGATTATACTGCAAGAATTTCCTATCTTCTATATTTGTATCTAAATAAGCTGATTCATATCCATCATCTCTTTTAAAAGCTGGAGCCCAAATTTCTTTATCAAATACATATTTAGTAGCAGAAGGACTTGATTTAAATAAAATATCGTCTAAAACCCTTAAACTTAAATATTTATCATTAGTATCTCCATACTGTAGATATAAATCATTCTCAACTCTTTTAAATATAAGATCGGTATCTTTCTCAGATAAATTCTGTAATGCGAATCTTAATGCTAATTGAATTGGAACCGTGCTAGTAGTTTGTGCTCTTTTAAATGTAGAATTCCAGGTTAAGAAAGCACCATCTACCATATCAGGTTCATTATCCCGAAGCATTAAAGGGAATTGATTTCCCTCAGTTCCGCATTTAAACCTATCATCGGATTCATCAAAAATAATAAAATAATTCGGAAGTTTTCCTCTATCAATCTCCAATCCAGAGATTCCTTTAGTAACGCCTTCACCTTGTTCCCCACTATTTAAAGTAAGGATGTTGTCAGTTACTTTTACTTCTTCGGTGTCTATAATAAAAGCATCTCCACCAAATACTATATCTTCTTTAATAGTTAAATTCCTAACTATTAAATCCCCATATTCTGTATCATCCTCATTTCTAACACTAAATCCTTCTTTTTCATTCTTTAATATCTGATCTCCTATTTTCCATGTTTTGGAAGGAGTACCTTCGTATGTAAGAGGATTACCATTAACATCTTTTAACCCTTGTATTACATCGAAATCAGTTGAGGTAATAGATCCTGCAATAGTTGATGTAGCCATTGGAAGAGAATAATACTTATCCTCATAGCTATTTAAAAAAGGATTATATGATTGGTAGTGTATAATTGCTTGTGTTGCGGATGTAGTTTTAGTATCAGTTAATTCCGTTAAATATTTAACTACATTATCTAATTTCCCTTTATCTGATGAGGACATTACCCCAGCCTTTTCTGGAGTTGCGGATTTAAATACTATCTGTACCGGTTCCTCTGTTCCTGTTTGAGGATTATTAGATGTTAGATTTAATACAACAGAATTAGAATTATATGTATTATCGGATACGGCTTGAATAATAGAAGAGATATTTCCTAATTTATTCTTCTCCATTGCTGTAATTAATCCAGCAGTTGATGAAGTGGCAGCATCTAATACTAAATATTTAGATGTTAGTTGTTTAGATATAGGATCGTATATAGGAAATATTATCTGTAATTCTTGTCCTGTATATTCTTTAGTAGTATCTCCAGTATAATAACTTTTTAAAGAGTCTATGTAATCCTTATACTTAGGAGACATTAGTCCTGATATAGCCGAAGAAGTATCTGGAAAACTAAGTATCTTAGAACTAGATTGTCCAATTGTAGGATCTTTAGTAGTTACTTTAATAGAAGCTCTATTGTTACTATCTAAATATTCTACATTCTCAACATAATTATAAATCTGATTTATTTTAAATATTTGAGATGTATCTAATAAATCCTTTCCAGGAGCTACATCTACTTTTGATTCTAATAACTTCTGTACTTCTTCTTTTGTATATATCTCATTATTAACAATATTTAATAATCTAGAGAGATTTAAACAAGCCTCTTTAGACATTAAACCATTCTGATTTATATTCGCTTCTCGAATTGGTAAAGATTCAGTTCCATCACTACTAATTATATCTAATACTAAAGTATCAGCTCCGGAAAAAGATATCTCTTTTACATATTTAGTAATTGAATCTAATTTAGTCTTATCTTCTTTACTAAATAATCCAGGAGTAGTTTGTGTAGCAACTGGAAGTGTAACACCATCTCCGGAAGAATTTAATATCTGAATATTATCAGAATTTATTCTCATACTTAAATGGATAGTAGAAATATCTACCAAAGCTCCATCATTATATCTATATTCTGTAGAGTCTTTTTTATTAAAAAACTCATATCCATCTTTTAATTGTACTCTATCCCAATATTTAAGAGTATCCCTCCAAGTACAGTGATAATATTTATCCTCTACTCTTAGTATATAAGATATCCCATTCTTCGCGCTACCTGGGATATTATCTACTATATCCTCTACTGGACTTAAATGAGTAGGTTCTGTTACATCATTTAATTGAAGAATGTCTGTGGATATAATAACATCCGGAGATTGTTTAATAACAAGTTTTTTGGTAATAGGATTAAATTCTATTTCCTTAATTCTAAAATCCTCTACCCTTTTATCAAAACAAGATTCAGGTGTTATATTATATACCTTACTTTCACATCCACTGGAATTTTGTGCTTTGGTAATCATTATTTAAAAAATATTCAATGATAGAATTAAATAGCGAATCTTTTACGCAATCTATTTCATTATATTTAAGGAATAAAACTTCTTCAACTATAAAACTTTCATCTATATAATTACCATACTGATATTCTTCTATTAAGGAGTGGTAATCCTTAATTGTTTTTTCTAGTAATTGGTCTATTTTATTCATATATTATATATTAAATTTATCATTCTATTTAATTCTAAATTTTATTTCCACTCTTCTGGAATATCTAATATACCAGAACAATCTTTAAAACAATCAGTAAAAAATTTAGCATCTGGACAATATGTAAATAAATCCTCTGGTATAAAAGATAGTTTCCTACATCGTTCAAAACAACTCTCAAAACTAGTAGCTTTTGTACAGTTATATAAAAGTCTATTAGGAATAAAATTTAGAGAATGGCATCCAAAGAAGCAATAAGAAAAGATTCTAACATTATAACAATTTCTAAATAAATCTTCTGGTATAGATTGTAGATTTTCACATTCGTAAAAGCAATATTCAAAAGAATTTAATTCATTATTAATCTTTACTGCTATTTTATGTTCCCCTACATCTTTAAAAGTAGTATATACTTTCTCTGTTTGATTATGTAACAAATCTTTTCCTTTAGAATCTGTTATATATTTAAAATACCAACCTCTACTAGTCAATAATACTTTCTGATTTGGACGTTCTGTTATATAAATTAAAATAGTAGCATCTTCTGGAATAGAGATATAGGAATCTTCGCATTTACAACTCTGTGATCCTAGTATAGTAACTACTTCTGATTTCTTCATCACTTTCTACAATTACAAGAACTAAATCCAGTAGAGTATTTAAGGTAATCATTATTACAAAATCCTCCACAAACCTGAATCTCTTCTATAATTCTCTCGGCTTCATAATAACTACATTTATCTATTAATCTATGGATTAATTCTAAAGCTATAAATACCATATTCCTATCTCTAAATACTTGAGAAATATTATTATCATTTTTTATATTACATCTAGTATATAATTTATTATAATAGATATATTTTAATTTATTCTCGTAACAATATTCTAAATTCCCTAAAAGAAATGTCTCTTCCTCAATCCCTATTATATTAGAATTAGACTGATTATTATATAAATCCATTATAGATATCTTCTTTTCAGTATAACTTCCGGATATAATAGTTATTTCATAAATCTCTACTTCTCCATTTGGAAGTTCTTTCGCGGAATAGAATATTTCTCCTTCCATATTTAAACTAGATGGAGATACTCCATGAATCCATTCGTAATTAGGTAATGCTAAATGATCTATTATATGCCATCCATCTATTTTAGTAGAATAGTTTAATTTATAATCAGTATATTCCTGATCTGAATGACATACATAATAAAAATCTGATACTTTAGGATCATCTATAGTATTTAGAGTAATTAAATCAATAAATACAATATCTTTTGTCCTTAAATAATTAGCGGATATCTGAGATACTTCTGGATAGATACTACTAGTACTTATACCAGTAGTATCCTTTAATGTAAATCCAGATATTCCGTATTCAGTTAATGAAATGCTTAAATTTAATGAAATATTTTTCATTTTCCAAAATTTACTTCGTTATTTCTAGGATTGTTATCAAATAATTGTGCCCATTCAATATTAGCTTTCTTTTCTTCGATCTTATTCCTCTCTTTATCATTCTCATCTTTAGATTTAGCAGTAAACCATTTAATAGAGGAATCTTGTTCTTTTTGTTTTAGATTTTCTACTTCTTTAATAGATTTTTGCAATTCCTCTTGAAGTTGCTGTATCTGTTGTTGAGCTTCTTTAAGAGCTTGATCATATTGCTGTATTTGTTGTTGAGCTTGTTGTATTTGATTATTCTCCTCTTTTTGACGTTTAATTGCATCTAATGTTATTTGTTTATATTCTGTGATACTCTTACATCCAATAGCTTGTACTAATACATCAGCTGTTAATTGTCCTGATTTAATTAACTCAAGATTATATGCTTTTATAGTTTCTAAGTCTTGTAGAGCGGATTGAGTATCAGCAATATTTATATCAAAGTCTGTTACTGTATAATGTTCTGGAAGTGCTGTGAAAATAGCTTTCTGTTTCTCTCCAAGAATTATAGTTCCTTGAAATCCATCTTTATATACTACTTTAGCTATATTTAAACTATCTAAGAATAATTCTCTTAAAGCTAATGCCATGTTAGAGAAGTATATTTTTGTAACAATTAGTGATTGATTAATTCCGGTTCTAACATTAGTAACAGCATCTCTGGTTTCAACTCCTCCGATAGCTTCTCTAAATGCTCCTGTTATATTAGATGCAAGTTGTTCTATTTTTTCTATTGCTAAATCTAAAGCTTGCATAGATTGATATGATAAGCTCATGTCATATGTATTAAATACGGCATTCGGCATAGATTGTCCAGCTTCACTTTGGGAAGTATCTAATGCTGCGAATCCTTGTTTTACATATGCCATGAATTTAAGTAATCTGTTTGTTTCATCTTCCTCGTCTAAGAATGTGGGGATTTTAGAGAAATCTACTGCAATACCTTTTGTTCCACTTACTGCAATAGCATTATTTCGAAGGAAAAATAGTATATTATACATCATTTATGTTCAATGTGGTTCGTTACTCCACATCCGGGAATTTACCCAGCTATATGTTTCCATATAGATCAGACTATATCATATATAATTAAGTGTTAAATTATATCCCTGTGCTTCGAACTTACTCAAGTTCTATACTTAGTCGTTGAACCTTTTTAAATAATTAATTTAAATTTGGCTGCTAATTGTCATGTATTATATTATAAATATAATATTTAGAGTTTCAGCAATTCTCAGGGTTTACCCAGGACCTGTATATTAATCCTGCAAATCTGCTGTAGCTAATACTAAGCTAAATGGAATATTTTGCCTTGTAGTCATAAATAATCCATTAACAGATAAATTACACTCTTTAGGATTATCCATAGATCTAACTACATTCAAGTCCACATCCCTAACAATATAAATATCGCTAGCTATTTTAACTACAGAATATCTATGCATTACACCATCTTTTCCTGTCTCTATATATTCTACTTCATATACAGTAAGTAATCTATTATTATATCCATACATTCCAGTATTCCCATCCCAAACTGGAGTAACTTCTAATCCTCCTAGTATCCCGGTAGCAAATTCAGAATCTTCTGTAGTTGCAGCATTTATTGGCCCAGTAGACCTTATTACATATTTCTGATTATCAGTATAATACGCTTTTTCTAACTCATCTCTAAGCTTTGTTTTATCCGATTCCGTTAATTCTAAGTCGTATTTAGATAGAATCTGATCTACTGTCATATAATATCTACATACAGCTCTGGGAGATTTATTTAAATAATAACTATTAGGATTTTTCTCCACAAAAGTATTAATAGGATTTAATCCTTCTATATCTACATTATTCCCATTTCTAGAAGGTTGTGTTTTAAAATAAAGTGTTCCGGAGATTAATAAATCCGTCATTAACAATCTAGCCTTTATATCTAAATCAATACTTTTAGATTGAGATAAATATGTTATAATATTCTGTGCTGCTATTTCGTATTCAGAAATAAAATTCTTATCTATATCTTCCTTTAATAACTGTAGAGACTTTTCAGTTAGAGGATCTTTTGTTATAGGAGTATTCTGATCTCCGAATTTAGAGAGAATAGTATTATATAAATTATTCATATATAATTCCCTAACTCCATCTAATACTTTAAGCTGTCTCTCTCTATTTATTAAAGATAATGTCTTTTGATCTTTACATGTAATTTGCATATTTAATGGAGCATCTAGAAACTTCCCAACTAAATAATCTATGTGCTTTTTTATAAGTGGTATAAATTGTATTTGTGTCGGAGTTCCTATTCCATAATTTTCTTCGAAATGCTTATATTGATCTAAATCCATCTTCCCGTGATAGTAGTTATAAGCTTTTCTTATTGCTACTTTATCATATACGAGATCAGAAATAGCTTGGTTGGCCTTCTGAATTTGATAGTCTTTTGATCCTCGTTTGTACTCGACGCTCATCCAAATCAATTTTTTGTCCTACGAAGTATCTAGTTAGATTTAAACCTCGAAGGTGTAGTTCTTTCTTTATTTTTTCTAAAAACTTCTCTTTACTATCACATTGGATATATATACATAAAGGAGTTAGGTAATCTTCTGTTATATACATTTTAAGTATATAACCATCCTCTGTTTTAATTATATCCATTGGTTTATTATATATCGCTCCATATAATTCTAATATGTATTCTTTAATCATACATATTAAATATTCTTTTTCAGTCGTATTAATCATATACTGAATCTGTTCTAGATATTAATACTTTTAAATCCTCAGGAATTCCATCATCTGTAGGTATTTTTCCGAAATGTTTTACTCCATTAGAATCATAATAATATCCTATTTTACTTATTTTAATTTTTTTCTTTTTTTCACCAATTCCTCCTAGTAATCTTAGTTCTTGATCGCCCATTTCGCACATTCCCATTGCAGCGATAATATCAAACTTCCTCTTATTCTCATAAGAATAATCCTTTAACTCATTTAACATCTCTACACAATCAATTTTATCCCAAAATTCATTAACATAATCCTGAATAAGTTCAAGATAATACTCAATAACTCTTTTTGAGGGATAAATACCATACATACTAGAATTTAAAGATTTCTTCTTAGATACATCTGTACTATTCGGAGATTGTAATTTTTTCATTAATAAATATTGTTTTCCTTTATCCTGAAAATAACTTACAATAGCTGTTCTGGAACTTTCTAATACTGCTTTTGCTCCATACCATTCTAATAATAGAATTGTCTGATTATAAGCTGTTCTAATATTCTCAGGTCTATCTTTATATATAGCTACATATTTATTTCCATCAAGTCCATAATTCCTCTTCTTTATAACTAAACAGAAATCAGATGTATCTTTCTGTCCAGTAGACTGATCAATACCTTGGTCAATAGAGTCAATTCCAGCAACATAAAGATTAGGTATTAAATCTCCATTCTCATCTCTTATAGGCTCTTCAAATATTTTAACTTTACCATTAGGAGAAGAGATGAATTTAATATTATCTCTACCTTCATCTGTAGCTAAAGCAAGTATACCAATTTTTGGTTTTATTCCGTAGCCATGAACTTCTATATCTGTTAATCTTTGTGCGATTAAGTTCTGATTGAACATATTATCTCCTTTCCTAGATAAAGCTTCTTGGAAAGTCCAACAATACTCTGCGCAATGTACCATATAAGCAAAGGGATCATTTGAGTATCTTTGACGTTCAATCATTAAAAATTCTTCTGCTTTCTTACGTATTGTAACTCCTCGATTATCTATTATCCCAGGTTGCATTACTATGGCAGTAGATGGGATAAAGTATGCTGTATAGACTGTACGATTATCTGAGGAGTGATTATGTTTATATGGTAAGATTCCGAAGGAAATTGGATCAAGAAACATCCGTTCTAGTCCTTCTAAAGATGGACCACTATCTCCCACTTTGTTATCTCTAGAGCTTTTTATCTCTAGATTCTTACACTTCTTAATTTATGTAAGGTCAGCATATATTTTCATCTGTTCTAGATGTCGAACACTCGTGGTAGGATTATATTTATTCACCTACTATGCGTTACAGTATCAATTAACCTTTCGCAATTTAATTGATTACCTCGGGATTGGCATCACAGCTTTCCCCGATTTTGCTCGATTTTCTCAATGAAGATTCCTCTTCAAGCCGGCAAAATTTTATATTTTCTTTCTAAATAAATACTGGAATATTTACCGGTACCATAACCAATCTTAAATCCAACTCTTTGTCCAATTACCTTAATAAGAGCATCTCCTTGAATCCATTTCTTAATCAACTCGGGGTCAGAACCACATTCTTCGTATATAAGTAATTCACATCGATCACCTCTGACTTTAGAAGGTTTATCCGCTACAATACCTGTTATCATAGATTTAAATCCGGATTCATTACCTTCTCTATCTTTCTTTGATGCTCTTTTTTGGACCATAGTATTTATCGCTTGACGTAAATGCTTAAATCCATTCTCTGTTTCTGTATTTAAATAATCCAATTGTACCCAGCATTTCTCTAATGTCTTAGCTAAGAAATCACTAGTTGCTGCGGTATATATAGATTGAGACTCTGGTTCACATGTATACATTGCAACTCCATTATTTGCTCCCATTTCACTGAAACCGCTTCTGTTATCATAAAGACTTTTTATTCTTTATTTCCTGGAGTTTCCTCCTTACTATATTTAGATTTAATCATCTAAAGGATCGGCGCACGTTTTTATCTCATATTTAAATAAGATATTCCGAACTCATGGGAAGATTATTACTCTCTTAACGTTCACTTCCTGCGCTCTACGATAATTAATTGATATTTAATCATCTCGGCATTAACATAGTTTATATTTAAACCTTAGTCTTTACCGATATTTCGGAATTTATTACCCTTAAATTACTTTAAGGGAGGCCCGGTATTTTAAGCCCACGTCCCTTTAAAACAAGAGCATCTTTATTTGTTTTCCTACATAATTCCAGATAATGAAAATATTCATATTGTTTTGCTAGAAACATTGGAAAAGATGTAGCACGTTTACCTTTTTTTGTTCCTCCTGTATCTAATATAATCGGAGTTTGCATTCGATAGAAATTTAAATAAAAATAATTCCATCCAGTTATAGTATACCCATGTGAAGTATAGCCCTCAGTACATCTTCTGAATCTCTCGTCCCAGAAATTATTATATGCAGGACCTTTATAAGCATACATCTCATACTTCCCTGTAGCTTCTTTAGTCATTGCATCTTCTCTGAACCAATCAGGATTAAAATCTAATCCTTGTGTTTCTGTTATAGGTCTATACCCAGTAAGTTCATATGAAAGTTCCGGATCGAAGAAATCTACTGGATCTCCTATTTTAACATCCCAATCAGTAAATACTTCTGATTGTTCTAGAGCTTTAGTCTTTAATTTACTATATAAATAATCATCTATTTCAACTTCATCTCTAGCAATTTTATAATTAGATAAATCTTTAGATATATAA